CAGATGATCCCAAACTAACGAATGAAATTTGTGCTCTTTTGGACCAAATCGTCACAACTGCTGCTAATATAACCGATGCATCTATGAAAGGGGCGATTATTGCACACGTCGAAAGCTTTAAAACTATTGTCGGAGAAGTCCAAGAAGATGAACTCGAGAGAGAAAAAGTTGATATGCCTGACCAAAACATGGGCGGTGTCGAAGTTAATACCCCTGAACAGAGGATGTAGAGTTGGGTGTAAAGAAAGAGGACGTTATAGAGTTGACAATGGAGCAATTAAATCTTGTTCAAGGGGGCCAATGCTATCAGCGCCGCCAAGAGTACCGAGCAAAAATTATGAATTTCTATAAAATAAAAGAAAAGAAAATTAAAAAGCTCAATTTTTATTAAATGTAATAGTTACTAATGTGAAAGCCTTTCTGATATCGCTATTCTTTATTACTAGCTGTTCCTCTGAGCCTCGCCTGACTGGATATAAGTATGGTGGCGGGTGGGACGGCAATAAAATCAAAACTTGTGATGAAGATGATATTCTTCACAAATGGTGGTATTTCGAAACAAAGAACGCAATTGTTGACACATTAGTTCCTGGTTTCGAGGATCTGTGTGTGTTCCCCAAAGAAGATGGTGTTCTTTTTTGGAATGATACTGAAGGTTGGGGCGCCTGGCAAGACCAATGGGACTGGTCGTGTTCAGATATTGATACAATGAAAGTTCTTGATACAGATAATAATAATGCTTATTATGTTCAGATCTTCGGAAAAGGCCCGGATGGCTGCTATGATATCGAAGTTTCCGATAGTGGAATCAAGGTGAGAGGCGATATATGCCCCTGCGATGACCCATTCGAAGAATAGGATTTACCTATTTTTCATACTATTTATACTATAATATAGGAGACCTTTACCATGAAGGCTATTAAGAATAAGAAAAGATTTGATGCTCGCAGATTCCTCAGCGAGAGAAAAGAAGAAACCAAAGAGAATGTTGAGAAAACTAACGCAAATTTCAATGATTTCTCGTTCGATAATTGGCTCGAAGAAGGGTCTGTTAAGGAAATGCAAATTGGTGATGGCGCTGCAGGTGATCATAGTCATGACCCTTGGAGTACCCCGACCACAGCGGCCGCAAAACCTAATAGCGGAATTACAGTAAAAATTAGATCACAAGTAGAGCAGGATAGAATCTTGCAAGGCCTGTCTAATGACATAATCACCCGAAAGAAGTTGACCCGAAAGGAGTTGACAACCGATACGGGCGCTATGGAAGAGGAGTGTGGCGGCCCAGAAATGGGCCCAGAAGAAGCCGAACCAGCAATTGCTGATCTTTCCCCAGATGAAGCATTTGGGGCCGGCTATACGTCTGCTGTGGAAGAAATTATGGCTTCAATTCAAGGCCTCTTGGAAGATCCCATGGATATGGGTCCTGCGGGCGAAGAGGGAGAATCGGCATTGGTTGTCACGCAGCTTCCCGATCATGCGATGGAAATTAATGAAGATGATGATGTAGTCGTTCAAGAAGATTCAGACCCAGACTGGTCTGCAGCAATTAACGATCTCATTGACGCCTTTCAGGAAGAAAGGGAAATGCTAAAAGAAAGTGCCCCTAAGACATACGGCGCAATCATGGATATTGTTAATAAGCGCACTCAGGCCCCGCGTATCCGCGATTTTGATGCTGAAGATCGTAAGATGGATTTCAGAGATGACGCCATTGACGATTACCCCGGTCACGGCGAAGGATGGAAACTCGAAGAATCTTGAACAGATGATGATGATCAGGGTGATCAAAATGATATCTAAAATAGTTTTAATATTTTTTATTTTATGTATTGCATCTTTCATATGTTCGTGGTATAATATATCATGGACTGGCTGAGCAAAGAAGTAATAGAAGAGCTTAAATTGATTATAAAACGTCAATCGAATGTGCTCAAACAAGTGCAGATCAGAAAAGAAGATGCGTTAGTAGAGCATGATTTAAACAAAAAAATAGAAGATGAGATGGTGCAGGAAGAGTGGATGATGAGGAGGGCGATTGCCTTACTCAAGGACGCATACGAAAATGTATATCCTAAATATCCAAATTTAGATAGCCTTAACAGGGAAGAGCTTATACTTATAGGCAATGAAGAATAGAATTCCAAAAGAAGATTATATCACTGTAGCTCTTAGTTCGCTGATGGCTATTACTTTTTTCTTTCTACTATTGTGGATGTCATTATCCGCTAATGGATGTTTATAGAAGAATATTTAACGGGGGTGTCCTGGTTTCGACGTGGTAATAGAAATGGATAGTGCAGGTGGTCTACTTCAATAAATGACCTTAAACTTATTGAAATTTTGATAATTGCCAATAACAATAATCATTTTCAATCTCTCGCTCTAGCAGCGTAGTTTGCTGGGTCTTCACTGACCTCGTTACCCAATAGTGAATAAGCAGGTGATTCTGCCGACAAATAAACATCCGAGTTGTTAATGTTTGTGAAACAACGGGAACTTAACAAGCAATTTGATTGTTTAAAAAAATAATCTAAACCTGTGAATGACTTGAACTGGACATTGCTACGGACGCGGGTTCGATTCCCGCCACCTCCAAATAACTTATTAAGGAAGAAAATGACTAACATGTTTGACCCATACAAGTATCCAAACTGTATCGATCTAGACGTAAAGTGCGAACACGAGTTCCTGACAATTCGAGAAAACTATTCACGAACGGATTTGGTTCCAGAGGCGTATCACGGACAGAAGGGAAAGGTGATCAAATCAGTATTTCCAAAGGCATTCATTACGGGATCGGCATCATTCCTCTTAGAGTTTGAGAATGAGGAGAGGATGTGGATATCAAGCCTATCAGTTCAGGAATACATGTTTCCAGAGAAGATGGAAAAGTAGATTATATTATTTATTCCCCGGAAGAGTGGGAATTCGCGGAGGAAGAGAAATGAGCAAAGATACAAAAGGTAATCACTTGGACCCAAGTGGGGGTAAATTTGTGACTCCCGCCACCTCCATTATTTTTTTTCTTTTTCTTGATCTTAGATCCTATTTATGGTAAGGTATTATTATGAACATCGGAGATAAAGTCTTTTTACTATATACGCATCGCAACACAAAGGAAACTTTTTGTGAAGGACCAGCAGAAATCACCAATTATCAAGTCAATCCTCATAACGATGAGGGTGTGATTGTTATCAAAGATATCGGTGGAAAATCTAGAGCAGTTGACCTAGAAGGTACGTCCAGCCATGAAGTGGATATTCACGTAGTATATTAAATGTTCATAAGGTCAATGATAAGTTTATATTTATCATAATCTTTCAATAATTTTCTCATAGATTTACGATAGATTAAGTAAATCTCTTTATTTGTGGTAGCCATACACAAATTTTCAAACCCTCTATAAGCAGAGTGTAATGCTCCAACAACTTCACCATAACTATTCAGTATTGGGGAGCCCGAAGATCCACCCTTGGCAGGAATAGAAAAAACATACGAAGTTTTTCGGTTGCTACGAACCTTCTTACTACCCAAATAAAATCCTTCAAATAACGGGATCATTTTAGAAGACCACAATCCCATAGGGGCGGCTATGTTATAATACTTCTCTCCAATTATTGGCTTAGAATTAGAAATTTTCAATGCTGGACGCGATATCTTGGCTGAACCCAGTATACATATATCGGCTTCAAAATCAAAAGCAATTGGAATTGCCGCATATGTTTCACCTTTGTAATCGTTTAGGATATATGAAGCCCTTTCGGTCATCTTCCATTCAGGGTTCTTAGGTGAGTAGTCCTGCACAAAATAATTTATTTGATTGCCGTAAAGAATACTGCAAACGTGCGCTGAAGTTCCTACGAGTGTAATTTCTCTATCGTGTCCAACAATAAAGCCCGAAGCTGATGAGCGCAAATCAATTTCATATTCTTCTAAATTTGCTTCGGCTACCGCAGAGGAGGTTTTTGTTAGGTAGATGTTTTTATAAATATCAATCTTGATGAAGGAACGTCTTTTATCTCTGAATAAATCTCCTGGTCCAAATAGGGCTGTGCTTGACGCACATGATGCACATCCCATAAAAGTAATGAACATCATAAATACTATAACTAATTTTGCAACCGCATTTTTCAAGATTATTTTTTTTTCCCTACAAAGTAACTATAAAGAAAATTCTCAAACGGCTTGGCTATTTAGTATTAAGGGCTGAATTATCAGCACCAAAAACAAACAACGGAAGTAAAATATGGCAAAAAAGATTTATGTTCTTGATACGAGCGTTTACCTCACAGATTGTAATTCAATCTTTTCTTATGGAAATGGAGATGTATATGTTCCCCTTGTAGTGTTAGAAGAATTAGACAACAACAAAAAAAGACCAAACGGTGTCGGTGCAAATGCTAGAGGAATTATTAGAACCCTAGACGAATTACGAAATAGAGGAAGTTTTCAAAAAGGAATTCGAATTAGAAAAGGCCGGGGCTTGGTTTTTACTAAAACACCAGATTTATCAGAACTTCCTTCTGGTTATGATCCTAATACAGCCGATCATCAAATTATTGCCGCCGCACTTACACTTATAAAAGAGTTTCCAAGCCGTAAGGTGATATTAGTATCCAACGATATTAACCTAAGAATTAAGTGTGATGCTATTGGAGTAAATGCAGAAAACTATAGTAGCGAAAATGTTATAAAGGAAAGTTCTGAATTGTATGGTGGCTTTACAAAGCTACTTGTGGATGATCAAATAATTGACCGTTTCTATACAGGTGAAAGCGTTTATCTGTATAATGCGATAGATGACAAAGCAGAATTATATCCCAATCAATATGTAATGCTGGTATCTTCGTCGAATGAAAAGAAAACAGCAATTACTAGATTCATTGATGAGAATACAGAATTTAAAAAAATTCCTCAACATAAAGAATCAGATGGATGGGGCATAGCACCAAAAAACAAAGAACAAAATTGTGCGTTGGATTTACTTTTAGATCCAAATGTTCCTGTGGTTTCTCTTATTGGTAAAGCAGGAAGCGGAAAGACTTTGTGTGCTATTGCAGCGGGATTGCAACAGATAATGGGAGAATCTTCAGTATATAATAGATTAATTGTTTCTAGACCAGTTCAACCCATGGGAAAAGACATTGGCTATTTACCTGGATCTCTAGAGGATAAAATGGTGCCATGGCTTGCGCCAATTCAAGATAACTTAAGATTCTTATTTGGTGATGATAATTTAATGCTAGAGTCGTATATGGATAAAAGAATAATTGAAGTCGAGGCTCTAACTTATATTCGTGGTCGCTCAATTCAAAATGCTTATATTATTATTGATGAGTGCCAGAACTTGACACGGCATGAAATAAAGACTATACTTACTAGAGTAGGTGAAGGAACTAAAATTGTTTTGACTGGTGACATTGAACAAATAGATAATGTGAATATTGATGAGACTACAAACGGTTTAACCTACGTGATTGAAAAATTAAAATATTTTGATATCACAGGACATATCACATTTATTAAAGGTGAAAGAAGCAAGGTCGCAACCTTATGTGCAAAAAATCTTTAACTTTTAACTTGACAGACTTTGCGAAGCATGATATTAATTAAGATACATTATTTAAATATATGAAAGATTATATAAAAAGCAGTTCTTCTCACGCATTAAAAAACAGAAATGAATTCTCTCTTTTAAAAGGCCTTGTGCCTGTCGTTGTTGTAAATAAACTTCCAAATGATATTGACTTCAATAACATTATTAAGAATTTAGAGAAAAACATTCCTTCACAAATCTTAAATCTTATAGATGGAATCTATATAGGTGATTTTAAAGAGTTAGAAGAAAGAAATATTGAGGCTATGTTTAAAGATGGTGTTATTTATTTATCTTCTTTTAAAAATATAGATTATGCTTCTGAAGAATTGATTGCTAGAAACATCTGTCATGAATTAGCACATGCCTTAGAAGAAAAGATGGGCTATGAAATTTATGGTGATAAATTAATTCAAAATGAATTTAAAGCCAAAAAAGATAAGCTAATTTCTTTACTAAATCATGAAGGCTTTTACTTTTCTAGAAATATCTTTTTTGATCCTGATCTCACTGATGAATTAGATGATTTATTATATAATGAGATAGGTTATGACCGTCTTTCATTAATAATTCCAAATTTATTTATTTCTCCTTATTCGGTTACATCAATTCGTGAATATTTTGCAAATGGTGTTGAAGAATATTTATTTGGAGATCCTGATTTATTAAAGAATGTAAATCCTGTACTTTACTCCAAGATTAATAAAATATATAATGAAATTAGTTAAATACTCTTTGACTTCTTCTCTTTTACATGATAGAATATTACTATAACGTTGGCTTATGCCACAAGGAGTTAATATGCCTCATGTATCTTTTAGCGCACTCAAAAACTGGGACTTTTGCCCCTTTTATCATAAACTAACTTACATAGATAAATTAAAGGGATTCACAGGAAATGTTTATACTGCTTTTGGATCTGCGCTTCATGAAGCCTGTGAAAAATTAGTTTTAGATAACACAGAAGATTATGATAAGATTTTCAGTAACTCATTTGATGAAGAACTAGGAAAGTTAGAAGAAATAACAATCAAAGAACAAAAAATGATTGGTGACATGAAAGTGCATGGTGTTGAACTGGCTGCGCTAGTTCTAAAAGCACTGAAACTAAAGTTTCCACAATATACAGTCATCTCAGCAGAAGAACAAATCTTCGAACCTATTATAGACAGCCCAGGTAACTATGACTATAAGGGCTTTCTAGATCTTGTTATTAAAACACCTGATGGAAAATATCACATTATAGATTGGAAGTCGTGTTCTTGGGGTTGGGACATAAGACGAAAGACAGATAAAATGGTTACATACCAGCTCACTTATTATAAGCACTTCTTTTGTAAGAAACACAATATTGATCCAACTATGGTAGAAACATACTTTGGATTATTGAAGCGAACAGCCAAGAAAAACAGGATTGAAATCTTTAGAGTTTCCAGCGGACAAAAAAAAATAAACAATTCGCTTAATGTTTTAAACAAGGCGGTGTATAATATCCATAATAAGAACCACCCCAAAAATCGTCTTAGTTGTGCGAAGTGTGAATTTCACAGAACGGAGTGGTGCCCTTAAGGAGACTAATGGCAGAACCAAAACCCGAAAAAAAGATTAAAATTCTAACTATATCCGACCACCCACTTTCACCCTCTGGTGTAGGAACCCAAACAAAATATTTTATTGTTGAACTCCTCAAGACAGGAAAATTCGAATTTGTTAGTCTTGGTGGTGCGATGAAACACCAAAATTATGAACCTCAGAAAGTAGAGGAATTTGGAGATGATTGGGTCATATATCCTATTGATGGTTATGGAAACGCCGAAACAATACGGTCAGTTCTTCGTTCACATAAACCCGACATTCTCTGGTTTATGACTGATCCACGTTTTTATCCATGGTTATGGGATATTGAAAATGAAGTTAGGTCTTTGGTTCCTATGGTATATTATCACGTATGGGATAATTATCCTTATCCAAAATTTAATAAAATTTGGTATGATTCTACTGATGTAATAGCAACCATTTCTAAATTGACTTCCGATATTGTAAAAACGGTATCCCCGGACGTAACAGAGCAATATATTCCTCACGCGATTCCTTCGGAGTTATTTACCAAACAAAATGATTCGACTATCGCCTCTTTTAGAAAGCAACATTTTGGAATTGAAGATGATAAACACATGCTTGTATTTTGGAATAATCGAAATGCCCGACGCAAACAAAGTGGCTCTTTGATTTTTTGGTTCAACACATTTTTGAAAAAACTTAAGCAAAAACACAAAGGTGCAAACGCTACATTGTTAATGCACACAGCAGCCAATGATCCAAACGGACAGGATTTGTTTGCGATTATTAATGAGTTGGGGCTTGAAAATAGAGAAGTTCTTATTTCAGGCGCTAAAATCCCACCTGATGCGTTAGCTTCTTTATATAATGCGGCTGACTGCACAATTAATGTTTCCGATGCTGAAGGGTTTGGTTTGGCGACTTTTGAATCTTTATCTTGTGGAACACCCATCATAGTAACAATGACTGGGGGTTTACAAGAGCAAGTAACCAACCTAGAGAGCGTTTCTCAGGAGATGATGCTTAAGAGAAATAAGAAAAATAAGGGAAATACATTATTTGAGCATGGGATTGGATTAGAACCTTCTTCTAAGGCAATCATAGGTTCACAGGAAGTTCCTTTTATTTATGAAGATCGTTTATGTGAAAAGCAAATAGTTGATGCCCTGATGACAATGTATGAGATGACGACTGAAGAACGTACTGTGATGGGCGAACGTTGTTGTAAACACATTGAAACGAATTATAATTTTGAAAACTTTGCAAATCAATGGGAGAAGTTAATGACAGGCACATATGAAAAATATGGTTCATGGGATACACGCACTGGATATCAATCTTGGGAGTTGAGGGAAGTATGAAAAAAGTTTTTGTAAGAGGCCCAGCCTTAAGTCAAAGTGGATACGGAGAACATACCAGATTTGTGCTTCGTTCCTTGAGAAGTCAGTCTGACTTATTTGATATTTATTTAGTTGCAACTAATTGGGGTCAAACAGGGTGGCTTTGGGAAGACACCGAAGAACGACAATGGATAGATTTCTTACTACAAAAAACAATTAGGTATTCGCAAGGGGGAGGTCAATTCGATATTTCTTTACAGGTTACAATACCTAATGAATGGGAAAAAATAGCCCCAATAAACATTGGAGTTACCGCAGGAATTGAAACTACCAAAATTGCACCCGTGTGGGTTGAAAAATCCTTCTTGATGGATAAAATTATTGTTGTATCAGAACATGCTAGATTTGGCTTTGAAAACACCGAGTATAATGCCAATAATCCTCAAACTGGTGAACAGTTTATGGCTAAGGTGACTTGCCCCATTGATGTAGTAGGATATCCGGTTAAAGAAGTAAAGCCCGTTGAGATAAATCTAGAACTAAAAGATGAGTTCAACTTTCTTACCGTGGGTACTTGGATTCCCAGGAAGAATCTAGAGAACACTATCAAATGGTTTATAGAAGAATTTTATGATCAAGAAGTGGGTCTTATTGTAAAAACTTCGCTAGCAAAAAATTCATTAAGAGATCGCAGAGCAGCAGAGATAAAATTACAAGACCTGTTGCATGAGTACAAGGGTCGTAAATGTAATATATATTTGTTACACGGAGATCTTAACGAAAGAGAAATGACAGGACTTTATCAACACCCCAAAGTAAAGGCTTTGATAAATATTGGTCACGGAGAAGGCTTTGGATTACCGATGTTTGAAGCCGCGTATAATGCGCTTCCTATCATGACTACTCCATGGGGCGGACAATGTGATTTTCTCTATATGCCCATAAAAGATAAAAAAGGGAAAGTAAAAAACACACCTATGTTTGCTCCTGTTTCTTATGACATAAAAGAGATACAACCAGAAGCCCGGTGGGAAGGAGTTATCCAAGCTGACTCCCAGTGGTGCTTTGCCAAAGAATGGTCATATAAGAAAGCACTCAAATCTATGTTCAAGTCAATTGGTGGATATAAATCTAAAGCAAAAAAATTACAAAAGTATGTTCTAAAGACATTTTCCTGTGAAACACAGTATGATAGATTTTGTGATTCAGTTTCGCCCGGATCAAAAAAAGACTTAGAGTGGATGGCTACAAATAATACAATGGAATTGTTGTGAAGCAAGTAGTCTTTGTAGCTGATTTTTTTAAAGAAGAGGTGACTGGTGGTGCTGAAATCAATGATGATACATTGATTAGTTTTTTAGCTTCTAAAGATCTTTTATATGCCAAGATAAAATCAGAACGATTATCTGAGGCTTATATCCTAGATAATATCGATAAATATTATATTATTTCTAATTTTGCTTTTTTACCTACTGTTGCAAAAGCAGCACTGTATAAATACGGTGTTTATTCAATATATGAACATGATTATAAATTTTTAAAAAATAGGAACCCCATCACTTATCCCGACTTTGTTGCACCAGACTCACAGCTCACTAATATAAATTTTTATAAGAAAGCCCATCGCGTAATCTGCTTGAGTCAAATGCAAAAAGAAATTTATGAAAAAAACTTAGATTTAGATAATTTAGAAAATATTAGAACAAGTCTTTTTTCAGAGGAGTTGATCGAATTTTTACTATCTCTTTCAAAGAAAAAGAAAAAGAAAAAATATGCAGTTATAAAATCTTCAAATCCTATTAAAAAAACGCAAGAAGCAGCGAATTTTTGCCTCAAGAACGGATATGAATATGATCTAATCTCTCATAATAATAATGCTAAGTTTCTAGAAATTTTGAGCGAATATGAAAATCTAGTATTTATGACTGGTCATCCAGAGCCGACTCCTAGAATTGCCATAGAATGTAAAATAATGGGAGTTAACATTATTGCTCCGCGCCGATTGATGGGTATCGCATCAGAGCCTTGGTTCAACACTACAGGGTTCGAATTTGTAGTGGGATTGCGTGATGCTAGGCAAGAGGCAGAAAATATGTTCCAAAGGATGCTTGGTGAGATATAATATATTAACTGTCCTAAATGAAGGATATGCACAATTTGGAAGACTTTTTATAAATTCGTTGTTTGATAATATAGATTTGGATAGTATTGATACAATTTATATTTATGACACTGGCCTGTCAAGCAATAGTAAAAAATACCTTTCTCTATTTCCAAAAATTAAAATAGTGGATGCAGGTTTTATAGCATTGAGCGAAGATATTCACGATAAGGGTTGGCAAAAAAATACATACTCTAAAACACGCTTTTTAAAGGAAGTATTAGTTGAAACTGGCATACCCACAATTATGATTGATGCTGATTGTGTGTTTAAGTGTGAATTTATAAAGTTGTTGGATTCAAATACAGATCTGACTGTATGTCGTCGCACTCGACCTGGATTTTCTAATCATTTAGGATCATTTTTCGCGGCTAACAATATCACAAAAAGTATAAATTTTCTGGATAAATGGATTGATAGAATTGAAAACTCCGAAGGAAAACATAAAGAAAGTCCCGCATTATCCTATGTACTTGAAAATCAAAATATTTTGAAAATACAGGAATTAGATGAGAGTGTGATTTCTGCTTTAGGTGATTCTTCTGACGTAAGGATTTTTCACCTTAAATCTGATTCGGGCTTAGAAACTATTGAGAGGCGAATTAATCAGCCCCACCTCATTCCATATATTTATAGATATCTAGGGGAATTAGCAAATGTGTAGTTTTGCGGGATTTAACTTTGTTCCTGATAATGTTGATTTTATCAATTATTATAACTCTAAAAGAGGACCGGATCAAACCAGCACTTATGATCATGATGGTTATTTTTTTCTTCACAACTTATTAAGCATCACAGGACAATTTACAAGCCAACCATTTATAGATAAGGATTTGGTTGTGATGTATAACGGTGAAATTTATAACCATGAATCATTCGGGATCGATTGCGAAAGTGATGGCGAAGTCATTATTCCGCTTTACAAAAAATATGGCAAAAAGTTGTTTAAATATTTGGATGGTGAATTTGCCATCGTTATTTATGATTTTGCTCAACGAGAAATTCTAGTTGGTACAGATACTTTTGCGACGAAGCCAGTTTGGATAGGCAAAGACTCAGAACGTTGCGGTGTTGCTTCTTATGAAAGTGTTTTGAAGGGTGTGGGTTTTGATAACGCTTACAAAATTCCTGCAAATTCTCTTTTGGTTTTAGATTTAGATACCTTTAAATTGAAAAATCGGTTTCAAATTAGAGAATTTGACTTAAGACAACACAAGGACACGTTTGATGATTGTCTTCAAGCTTTTTCAAATGCAATTGCAAAACGAACGAAAGATTTGAGAGAAAAGGTTTTCATAGGGCTGAGTAGTGGTTATGACAGCGGAGCAATCGCTTGCGAATTAAATAATCAAAATGTGAAATTTAAATCTTATTCTATCAAAGCAGAAGAAGATGAACAAATTATTTTGGATCGGCATAAAATCTTGAAACAACATAAACAAGAAACTGAAATGATTTATTTATCAAGAGAAGAATTTTCTGAAACTCAAAAATTTGTAAAAAACAATTCAGAAGAATTTTTGTATCAAATCAAGCGAAGCGACTTTATTACACCAAATGAATTGATGACCGACGATAAAGGATCAATAGGGCTTGCTTATATTTGTTCTTTAGCCAAAAAAGATGGTGCTAAAATATATTTTTCAGGACAGGGCGCAGATGAAATTTTCTCTGATTATGGCATTGATGGAAAAAAGATTTATAATCATAGTACCTTTGGTGGAAAGTATCCCGATGATTTAGAAGCGGTGTTTCCTTGGAATAGCTTTTACGAAAGCACACAAGTTTCTTACTTAGCTAAAGAAGAAAATATTCCTGGTGCTTTTGGAATTGAAGGTCGATATCCATTTTTAGATTTTGATTTGGTTCAAGAATTTTTATGGCTAAAACCAGAACTTAAAAACAGGTTTTATAAATCAATCTTACATGAATACTTAACCAGAAACGAATTTCCATTTTGTATTGATAAAAAAGTAGGATTCAGTTGCGATAGGGGGCTGAGATAAGATATGAAACGAAACACAGAAACGAATTATAAGGGGAAAACAAAAAATGAAACTTTATGAATACAAAAATTATGATGAATATGTAGGGGCACAAACAAAAGGAATATATAATCACCCAACTGTAAAAGATAATGTAAATTATGAATGGATACATCCTGAAGAAGTTAAATATTTATGGGGCGAACTTATTGACCCCTACTTTAAAGGCTTAAACATTGTGCCTCAGTATGGAATTTGTCATGGAGCCAAACTCGGCAAGGAAAACACTTGGTTTGAGCAAGCCAGCGGAGTGGATTTCATTGGGACTGATTTGGTGATTGAATCCAATCCAGAAATGAAATTACTTAATTGGGACTTTCACAAAGCTAAACCAGAATGGAATAATAGATTTGATATAATATATTCTAATGCCTTTGATCACTCGAATGATCCTGATCTCGCTTTATCAACTTGGGGGCAAACATTGACCGAAAATGGTATTTGTATTATAGAACATACAGAACATGATTTGCGCTCTACATCAACCGATCCGTTAGGTGCCACTTTGGAAGAATATAAAGAGATGATCATAAAAAACGGTGGTAATATCCTGACACAATGTTATTTCACCTCTAATGTGAGAAAAGTCTTTTTGGTATGGAAAAAATCTTAATATAATGAAGCAATTTATAGAACGTTTAGAGAAGAAGCATCATTCTGAATTTCATCTTTTATCTGATGAAATGGAAATAATTTATCCCAAATTGCAGCTAACTCATAAAACGGAAACAACAAGTAAACCAGATTGCAAGTTCTTACAGTTAGTGTGTCTAGAATTTAAACCAAAAAAAATAATTGAGATTGGTACGTGGATTGGTTCATCAGCTTATTCAATGGCTAACGCTACTAAAGAAACAGGGGCAATCATATATACATGCGATAATAAGGATGAATTTGTCGATACGGAATGTACCCTAAGTAACAGAATCAAGACTTTTCCTGGTACTTGGAGTACAAAATTTTTAGAGAATAATGAGAATTTAAAGAATACGGATTTTATTTTTAATGATGCCCATATCAATACTATAGATTGTAGCCACATTTATGATCGCGCCAATAATAGTTTCATTTTTACTACTCATGATTATTTTAATTCTACAGGAAACTTTGATAAAGGTTATATTGCCATTCAATCAATGATTCATATATTGAAAAAAAAGAATGCACTTTATGATTTATACCTTCCTGATGAAGAATGGTATTATGATGGTCATGTGGGAATCAATGGGTGTACCGCTTTGCTAATCTGTAAAAAAGCATAATATGAATGGTAGAAATAAAAAATTGTCAAATTGGTCGGCCGGTGGTCTTGGAAATAGGATTTTGGGATTAATCAGTGCTTATCATTTTGCAAGAGAAACAAATGCAAAATTATTTGTCGAATGGTGTAGTTTAGATACAGGGTGCATGACGCCTTGGGAAGAATTATTCTCGGTGAGGAATGATAATATTGAATTTTCTAATTGGCTTGGTAATGTTAATGATTTTTGCTCTCAAAGGGATGAACACATATGGATAGTACATTCGGTCACACACTTTAAAAATAAAAATCAAAAGAAGGTTTATTATCACCGCAACCGGATGACGCCATCACAAATTATAAAAGTGGTTGAAGAAAATGCCGACCATCGACGAGTTTATTATCAAGAAGACGGCATTTCACCTAGCGTAACTCTCGATAGTATAATTTCTTTTTTTGAGTGTGTTTATTTTAAAAATAGTATTGTGAAATATGTTGATGAGTTTTGTTTGACGAAGAACCTCCGTTTTGACAATACAGTTGGGTTGCACTTGAGAATGACCGATTTTAATAAGACGCCTAATTTTCAACACATTGATGAAAAGATAAGAAAAATTATAAACTCTGGACGTAAGATTTTCGTTTGTTCAGATGATAAGTTTGCCGAAGATCGAATATTAAAAATGTTTGGAGAAGAAAACATTGTAGTTAACAAAAAATCATCTTATGTAAAAAAATATGATACTCATCAAAAATGGATAGGTACTGCTGGGCAGTTTCCGTCAAGTCAGTATAATGTTTTGCGAGATACTGATTCAGTAATAGAAGCCGCGCAAGATTGTTTAATTTTATCACGCCTTAATTTAAATATTTTTTCATCAGGAAGCAGTTTTTTTAAAGTGGCACAAATTTTGGCAAAAGCAAATAACTAAAGAAATATATAATAAAATAGGTTATTTTATTCAGGAGGCAAAATGGTAGAAGTTAAATTACACTTGGGGTGCGGTAATAAAGAGATTGAAGGATATATCAATGTAGATTGTAGATTCCTCCCTTCAGTAGACGTGGTGGATAATGTACGATTTTTGCGTTCTTTCAAAAAAAACTCAGTCGATGTTATTTATGCTTGCCATGTTTTAGAACACTTTTCGCGATGGGACTATCGTCAAGTTTTACAGAGATGGCACGAAATTTTAAAACCTGGAGGAATCCTCCGTATAGCAGTCCCAGATTTTGAAAAATTGGTACAACATTATTTAAAAACAAAAAACCTCAGAGATATATCCGGTTTATTATATGGAGGTCAAGATTATCCAGAAAATAATCACTTTTGGTGCTGGGATTATAGTGAGATGCAGAAAGATTTAGAAGAAACGGGGTTTAAAAATATTCGTCCATATGATTGGAGGAAGACAGACCACTTTTATGTCGATGACTTTAGTCAAGCGTATCTTCCTCACATGGATAAAGAAAATGGAATTTTGGTAAGCTTGAATATAGAGAGTGTTAAGTCAAAATTTTAGTAACTGGTGGGAGTGGCATGATTGGTCATGCTTTAGAAGAAATAATCCCCGATGCGACTTTTATTGATTCTAAATCGTATGATTTAAGAAATCAACTCGATGCTAATTATCTTTTTATGTCTGAATCTCCAGATCAAGTTATTCATTTGGCTGCAAAGGTCGGCGGGGTTAAGGCAAACTCACAAAACTTAGGTTCTTTTTATTACGATAACATTATGATAAATACCAACGTTCTTGAAGCAGCCAGGAAATACAAAGCTAAAAAAGTTTTGTCTTTTTTAAGTACATGTGTTTATCCAGATGAGGTGGCTTATCCGCTTACTGAAGAACAAATTCACAATGGTTCACCTCATTTGTCAAATTATGCTTATGCCCACGCCAAACGAATGTTAGATATTCAATCTCAAGCTTATCGCGATCAATATGGATGTAATTTTGTTACTGTCATTCCTAACAATTTATTTGGGGAGTATGATAACTTCGACTTGGAAAATTCCCATCTTGTACCAGCGATTATACGCAAAGTTTATGATGCAAAAGAAGGTAATAAAGACGTGGTATTATGGGGGGATGGGAAAGCTTTAAGAGAATTCACTTATTCTAAAGATTTGGCGAAAATTGTGCTATTATTGTTGGACAAGCATGAATCTCGCGAACCAATTAATGTTGGAAACACAGAGGAATATTCTGTGAAAGAAGTTGCAGAAATCATTGCAAATATAATGGAGTTTGACGGAAATATTATTTGGGATACCACTCAGCCGGTGGGACAACACCGAAAGCCATCGGATAATTCTAATTTAATAAAATTAGGATGGAAGGCAGCCGACTTCACTCCCTTTGTAGAAGCTTTAGGAAATACTTGCAAGTGGTTCGTAAAAAATTACCCGAATGTACGGGGGGTGAAATGAAGAAGGCGATAATAACCGGCGTTACGGGTCAAGACGGTGCGTATCTTTCGCGACTTTTATTAGAAAAGGATTATGAAGTGTATGGGTTCAAAAGACGTTCTTCTCTTATTAGTACGGATAGAGTGGACAGTGTTCTTACACACAAAAATTTTAAGTTATTGTATTTTGACCTGAATGACACATCTGCAATTTGGGATTTATTGATCAAAATTCAACCCGACGAAATATATAATCTGGCGGCTCAATCACACGTTAGAGTTTCGTTTGACCTTCCCGAACACACAGTTGATGGAATTGCGATGGGAACTTTAAGAATGCTCAATGCTATGAAAACCGTTTGTCCTCACGCGAGATTTTATCAAGCATCTTCGTCCGAAATGTTTGGAGATAATCCCAACATTCCCCTTAATGAAGAATCAAAATTTATGCCCGCGTCACCTTATGCTTGTGCGAAAACTTTTGCACATAATTTAATAAGAAATTATAGAAAAAGTTATGGCATCCATGCGTCCAGCGGAATTCTTTTTAATCATGAATCTCCAATGCGTGGGGAAACATTCGTCACACGAAAAATTACATTAGCTGCCGCGAACATCAAACTTGGACTTCAAGATAAATTGTTTCTCGGAAATTTGGATGCAAAACGCGACTGGGGATTTGCAGGAGATTATGTAAAAGCTATGTGGAAAATGCTTCAACAAGAGATCCCCGATGATTATGTAATTGCCACTGGCGAAACTCATACGGTTAGGGATTTTTTAGAATGTGTTTTTTCACATGCTGGATTAAATCCTGATAAGTTTGTGGAAATAGATGAAAGGCTTTTTAGACCCCACGAAGTCCCGTTACTTCTAGGCGACAATTCCAAAGCCAAAACGATTTTAAAGTGGAAGCCAGAAATCCATTTCGAACAGCTTTGCGAAATGATGTTTCGGGCAGATTATAAATTTTTGAGTGCAGACCACTCGATTAGGGAAGGATAAAGGAGAATATTAAATGAAAAAGTGGTTAGTAAATTTGAGCAACCACGCTCGTAAGGTACATTCTCAGGGAGGTCAAGACGGTATTTTGGAAACTATTTTTGAGAACATAGGAACCAAAAATAGTCCACCCTTTTGTGTTGAGTTTGGTTTTAATAATACCGAATTTCTTGGAGGAACGGGCCCTAATGTTGCCAGTCTTGTCTTGAATAAAGGATGGAAGTGTTTGCTTTTGGATGGAGCCAATGAAAATATAAAAATTAATTTACATAAACACTATCTTACTTCAGACAATATCTGTAAACTTTTTAAAAAGTATAAAGTTCCTACCGAACCCGATTATGTTAGCATTGATGTTGATTCTACCGATTTGTGGTTATTTAAGGCGGTTTTGGAAGAATATAGACCGAGAGTTGTGAGTGTGGAATATAATGCTAATTACCCATTGGATGTGGCTATAACTTTTCCAAATGATCCGAATGAACGATGGGAATTTGATCGGGGCTATGGAGCTTCCTTAAAAGCATTGAAAATGGTGGGTGATAAACATGGGTATTCTATTGTCGCCATGATCAAGACTCTAGATGTTTTTTTTATAAGAAGTGATTTATTAGATGATGGAACTGACAATATATCTCCTGAGTTTGAGACGTGGGAAAGCTTTGTGAGTTTTCCGTGTCATCCTCCGCTGATACGACCCGAAAGGGCGGAAATTTTTGTAGATTATGAAGAGTATGTAAAAACAAATGGTGATTTAGAAAAAAGCCAAAAAAAGGCAACGCCTGTTTGTAAGGCTATTTTATGTTAGGGATAAATAAAAGAGAAAATAATCATGAACTATAGATTATTCACCAACAAACCTTATCCCGATAATCGGGGATATTTTTATGAATCCTTTTCTCATCGTGAACATCTTTTTGTTGGAGAAACATTTTATCAAGACAATGTTTCTTATTCCCACAAAGGCGTCGTTCGCGGATTACATTACCAGTGGGACAAACCAATGGGAAAGCTTGTGCAAACAATATCAGGAAAGATAATAGATTATATTGTGGACATTCGATATAACTCCCCTTCATATGGTGAGTGTTGGAAGTTCGAATTATCCGAGGAAAATAAAAACGTGTTGTGGGTTCCACCAGGCTATGCTCATGGTTTTGAGGCACTTGAAGATTCACACGTAATGTATAAATGTTCTTCTTATTATAGCAAAGATGGTGAATCAGCAATCAGCATAAAAGATCCCGACCTTAAAATTAAATTAAAAACTGATGAGAGAAGTGCTATACTTAGTGAGAAAGATTTAGGAGCACAGTCATTTAGAGAATATTCAAGTGATCCTAAATTCTTTTATGAGGAAGTATGAAGTTTATTATAACAGGCGGTCGGGGGTTTATTGGCTCGCATTTTGTTGAAGCCGCGCTAGAACGAAATATTGCCATTATCGACATTGATAAGATGGGTTATGCTTCCCACAAAACTTTACCTTGGGATTCAGACAAAAATTATACCCTTATTCAAGAAGATATATCCGAACTAAAGCATCTTCCATCATGCGATGTAATTATTAATTTTGCGGCTGAAAGTCATGTCGATAATTCGATCCGTGATACAAGTCCTTTTGTCAAAAGCAATATTTTAGGAGTTCATAATCTTTTAGAACTTGTTCGCGGAAAGCCAGAATATGATCGACCTTTGTTTTTTCAAATCAGCACAGATGAAGTATATGGTGATCGTTTGGAAGGCTCTTTTACTGAAGAAGATAAATTAACTCCATCAAACCCATATTCAGCAACCAAAGCCGCAGCGGAAATGTTAGTATTATCATATTATAGAACTTTTGGTTTGGAATATGTTATAACCAGGAGCGCGAATAACTATGGTCCTCGCCAATATGAAGAAAAACTAATTCCCAAGTGTTTGAGTTCTCTACAAAGTGGAAAGCAAATCCCAGTTCACGGCGATGGCTCTTATGTTCGCGACTGGACATATGTCAAAGACAATGTGGAGGCATTATTTCATATCATCGAGGCTGGCATCAAAAACCAAACCTATAATATTGCAGCCGAAAACCACATGACCAATCTAGAAGTTGTGGATACAATGCTAAAGTGGAAAGAAAAAGATCGACGGTCGGTTAAGTTTGTAGATAATCGTTGGGGTCAAGATTTGCGTTATTCTGTGAGTTCTAAAAAAATAAGAAAGATCGGGTGGGAACCAAAACATTTCAAAGGGATATACAAATGGTTTTAAAAAAAATATTCCTTACAGGAGGTTCGGGAACACTGGGCACCGAGCTAATAAAAATATCCAAAGCCCATGATGTAGAGTTTATAGCACCAGCATCTAAATATTGTGATATAACAAATCCTTATCAAATTCACAATTATATCAAGGCTTCGCGCGATTGTGATACAGTAGTTCACTCTGCCGCAATTACCGATGTAAAAGCCACAGAAAACGATCCTTCACGAGCTTGGGAAGTGAATGTATTAGGGACACTGAATGTCTTGAAAAGTTGTAGAGATTTGGGAAAAAAGCTAGTCTTTATATCAACTGATTACGTCTTTGACGGAGAGAAGGGAAACTACACAACTGATGACCCAATTAATCCGTTGTCAAAGTACGCAAAGACAAAAGCCGCAGCCGAATTGCTGGTAAGAACTTATGAAAATAGTTTAGTCATTAGGACAAGTTTTTTTGGTTACGACTTTCCTTATGAAGCTGCGTTTGTGGACCAGTGGAGTTCAAAAGATTATGTGGATATAATTGCGCCAAAAGTTTTAGAGGAAATATTGAGTGATAAAAGAGGTGTGGTGCATGTGGGAAATAATCGCCGAACTATTTATGATATAGCAAAAGATAGAAGCGAGAATATTACACAAACAACGAGAAGTACAGTATACGCACAGGTTCCAAAGGATACAAGTTTTGTATGATTGAGGTTATTGGCATAAATGCGCTATAATATAAAAACAAGGAAAGAGTAAATAATGAAAAGCGTTGTAGATATTAAAGAAGATTTAAGAAAAAAAATATTAAACTCACTTAAGGGAGATTATAAAGGTAATGTGGTTCTTAGTATAAATCATAAAGATGAAATGTATCTTTATGGTTCTGGTCGCGGGAAAGTATCTGACGAAGACGCATTTATGACATATTTTCGAATTGGGGAAAGGATATTAGATTCATTGGTAATGGCTCTTGTTAATGCGCAAAAACCGGGGGCTCCTTGGTGGGGTGACGGAACTGTGCTTGATTTTGCATCAGGCTATGGTAGGTGTACTCGTTTTTTAACTAAAAAATTTGGTTGGGAAAACAAAGTTACAGTTTCCGATATTGATCCTATGGCAGTAGATTTTAATATTAAAAGTTTTGGTGTGAAGGGGTTTTATTCCACTAAACTAGCCGATGATCTAAAACATGACGAAAAATACGATACAATTTTTGTCTGTTCTTTGTTTACACACCTTTCGCTTGAACACTGGAAACAATGGTATAAAAAGATTTACTCGTTGTTAAGCCCTAATGGAACTTTAGTGTTTTCAACTCATGGTTTGCACCTTCGACCAGCCGAAGACCGCACCAATTTTGATTTCACGGAAGCGGGGTTTCTTTTCGCAAAAAGGAACGAAACAAAAGGTCGCCTTAAAGGAGATTATTATGGTAGCACCTTTGTTTCAAGAGAATTTGTTTCCAACTTTGTCAGACAAAGCGGTTGCGGAGATCTCGTGAAATATTATCGAAAAGGATTATGTGACTTCCATGATTTGTATGTTATTAAAAACAAGTTGCAGAAATGAGGCTTCGCGCAAGGAAACAATGTCCGATAATAAACTTTACTGTCTCTACCAGACTCATTCAAATTATTTTCCGGGGGGAAGAGGATGAATTGGCTAGATAAATACTCACAAGTTGGTGATATATATGTTAATCAGTTCATCAAAGCTGGACTTGTTTTATCAAGAGGCGAACCCCGATGTGTTCGTCGCCCCCAGTTTTTTAAAAAGGAGTCAAGCGCTTATGAAAAAGAAAAAACGATCATTAGCTCACGCGACAAACGTGACGGGTAGTTCGAGCCTACTGCCAACAAACCCCCAGAAATTAAGAGCAAATCTCTCAAATGCGACATTTGTAAAAGAAAATGAGGATGATGGGGCTCATCTTCTTGGTCATTTGACGCCCAGGCGTTGGGCGAAAGGGACTTGGGAATTTTACCCAGGAAACATGGAAACCTTACATAATGAAAAACAATACCAAAACATTTTGTTTCGCGGCTGGATTCCAGATGAGCCTTTTATTGAAAAAGAAACAGTCGTAACAACTTTCGGAAGTTGTTTTGCTTGGGAGATTAGACAATATATGGTGAAGCAGGGATTTAAGCTTACAGATAATGTGGTCTTCCGCGCCGGGGTCAATAGTACATTTGCTGTTCGCCAACTTTTCGAATGGGTATTTGAAAATAAAACTTTTTATGAGCAAACTTGGCACCGCGAAGACGCCACAGTAATAAAAAAGACCGAAAAGTTGCGAGTTTTTATGGAAAAGGAACTTAAAGAAACCAATGTATTTGTAATAACTGTGGGAGTGGGTGAAGTTTGGTATAATAAGGAAACTAATGATGTTTTTTGGCGAGCGATACCTGACGGTCAATATGACGAAAAAATACATGGATGCCGTGTATCTTCTTTTGCGGAAAACAAAGAAAATTTTCATAAAATATTTAATTTGATAAAGAAACATAATCCAGATGCACAAGTAGTTTTTACTATCTCTCCTGTTCCTTTAAACGCAACTTTCAGACCTGTTTCGTGCTTGACGGCAAGTCAAGTAACAAAATCAATTTTGCGAGGCTCAGTTGATGAATTTTTCCGTGAAGCCGACGGCCACAATAGAAATGATCTTTGGTATTTTCCTTCCTATGATATTGTAAAAGAAATTTTTTCTCCTGTGATGGAGAATGGGGGATATAGTCCTGATGGGAGACATTTGAGCAAAGAATGTGTCGAAAAAATGATGGGCTTTTTTATGAAATATTATGCGATTAAGTAACTAAGGATTATAGGAAATTGTTGAGTGATTGATTCAAGACAAAGAAGCTTTTGGAAAGCAATAACATGGCGTTTGATTGCCATTATTATTCTAGTCGCGGTTGCCTTTATAACTACAGGTAATATTAAATCTACAAGTTTGATAGCTTTATGCTATAATACTATTCAGGTGTTTATGTTCTTTCTTCATGAACGATTATGGAATTTTATTAAGTGGGGTAAAACAAAAGGTATGTTTATACAAATGACAGGATTGTCGGGAGCCGGAAAAACAACTCTTGCTCGGGCAGTTGAAAAAAAATTAAAGACAAAGGGATTCAAGGTAGAGATTATTGATGGGGATGAATATCGGGAAGGTTTATGTAAGGATTTGGGATTTTCGAAAGAAGACCGAAATACTAATATTCGAAGATTGGGTTTTGTTGGGAAAGTTCTTTCGCGTAATAATGTTGTTACAATTATGTCGGCAATCAATCCCTATGAGGATCTAAGAGAAGAACTTGAGAAAACTTGCGGAGCACTAACTGTTTTCATAAAATGTCCTGTAGAGAAATGCATTGAACGTGATGTCAAAGGATTATACGCCAAAGCATTATCGGGTGAGATACAAAATTTTACAGGCATTTCAGATCCGTTCGAAGAACCTGAATGCCCTGATTTAGTAATTGATACAAATGAATTAAGTTTGGAAATGTCGGTTGAACAATTAGAAAATTTCATTACAAAAAACACTTAAGTAGAGTGATATATGGAGAAAAATTTGTATGGGGTCATATACCAAAAACTGCGGGGTCATCGACCGCCGATATGTTTTTATTGTTTCCATCACTGATAAAATATTATAATGGACACACTCCAATTCCGAAGAAACATAAGCACATAGGAATTCAACATGCTGGATTTAATTACATGGCAGAGAATCTTGGTAAAGATTTCTCCAACAAAAAGAAGATCTTAAATATACGCCCACTACCATATTGGATTTTAAGTTGGTGTTTTCATTTTGATACTTATGGTCTAAATAACATAAAACAACCTTTCGATGAAGAACAATACGAGTTTCTGAGACAAGGAAAAATCAAGCAGATTCATTCCGATGGTAAGTTGTTCAAAATCCACACAGGAGATGAATGGCTCGCCTCCTTCAGTTCTCACGAAGTTGATTATTGGATACGGACTGATTATCTGGCAGAAGATTTTATCAAGGTTGCAAGTAATTTTACGGAAATTGATGAAGATAGAAAAAAGAAAATTAAAAGTATTAAAGCAAATGTAAACGTAAAGAACAAGAAATATAAAAAAAATCTTAACGAGTGGTTTACACAAGAGGATATCAACACCATATACAAAAATAATCCTGCTTGGTCTAAAATAGAAGAAAAGGTATATGGGAAATTGGTAATATTAAATGATTGAAGTTAAAACAGAATTCAAAAATAATACTATTGCAATAGATTTTGACGGCGTTATTCATCAGTATTCTAAAGGATTTCAGGGATTGGACAATGCATATGATCCACCAATGCCCGGTGCCATCCCCTCTTTACAAAAGCTAAAGGATGAAGGCTATCGTTTGATAATAGTATCAAGCCGACCAGTTAAACCTATTAGGAATTGGCTAGAGAAATATAATTTATCTCATTTTTTTGATGATGTTACAAACATCAAACAACCACCCAAAGATATTGGCTTTATTTCGGCAACACATATTTACAATCAAAACCCATTGTGGTCAACCATTCAAAATCAGCTTTATATTCAAGGGGAACAAGATGAAGGGTAGAGAAGTTTTTTATAATCCGCGTCAAAAAATATTTCCATGGCTTGGTGGACCGCCCCCTCTCTATGATTTTGAAAAAAAAATTTTTATAGATTGGAATGCGAAGTGTGGAAGTGTCTTAGTGATGTTAATGTTTTACAAGGAAATTGGTGTTTTAGAATATGCTTTAAAAAAATATATTTGGATTCACAAGTACCGTAATCACGAATATTATAAAACAAAAGTCAAGCCTTTATTTTTAGACGAAGTGTTATCACCACAAATTTTAACGCTAAAAATAGTAAGAAATCCTTTTAGTCGGGCTGTAAGTTCTTATCGACATGCGTTCGGGCGCAAGAAGCAAATATCAGGTCGTAATAATTTGGGCGATGATTTGTCCTTTGTGGAATTTTTAGAGGTCATAAGTAATAAGAAAAAGGATGATCAACATTGGCAACCGCAAAAAAGATCTATAGAAGATAAATATGAAAACTTCTTTGATCATGTGTGTAAATTGGAACAAATTGAAAAAGATATAAGCAAAGTCAATATATCCTTTGGGACTTCTTTTGATCCCAACATCCTGAGAGAGATGAATTATATGACCGGACGTTTTGCTACGAAGGACATTGAGTGGAAAAAAAATGTCTCTTGTTGGAAATGGTCAGATTTGCCACATAATGCACTTCCGCCTGATATATGCTTTTATAATGATAAATGTATTTCTTTGGTTAATAAAAAATATAGGGAAGACATAGAATGTTATAAATATTCGATTGAGGATATAAGATGAAGGAAGTTGGAACAGAATTTAAAAACAATACTATTGCAATAGATTTTGATGGAGTCATTCATCAATATTCCAAAGGATTTCAAGGTCTAGATAATGCTTACGATCCACCAATGCCAGGCTCTATTCCTTCTTTACAAAAGCTAAAGGATGCTGGCTATCGTTTGATAATAGTATCAAGCCGACCAGTTAAACCTATTAGGAAGTGGCTGGAAAAATATAATTTATCTCATTTCTTTGATGATGTTACAAACATCAAACAACCAGCCAAATATTATATTGATGACCATGCTATCAGGTTCGATAAAACAGATCCGAACGCATGGCACAAAACAATTGATTTCATTGAACAAGGAGAAAATAAATGAATAACAAAAGAGCAATGTTTATAGGTAGGTGGCAACCTTTACACAATGGTCACAAATGGCTTATCGGTCAAAAACTAAATCAAGGAGTGCCTGTTCTTATTTGCGTAAGAGATATTCCTCCTGATGAAAAAAATCCATTTACAACTGAGCAAACTATTGATATGCTAGAAACTGCGTATGCCGATGACGATGTTGAAATTTTATCCATACCAGATATTGAATCGGTCAATTATGGACGCGGAGTTGGATATGGAATTGTTGAACATGTTCCACCGAAAGATATTGGCTTTATTTCGGCAACACAAATTCGCAATCAAATAAATAACGAGGATGATTCGTGGAAAGAAAATGTTGATTCAAAAATTCATGATAAAGTGGTAAAATACTTGGAGAAATGAATTCACCAAAAGTTGCCGTTTTTATACACGCCTTTCACTTGGATGTGTTACCTCAAATCAATACATATTTAGAAAACATCCCTTTCGAATATGATCTGTATGTAAATTTTAGCCGCGACACAAAAGACGGCCTACAAAATTCACGTAACATATCTAAAATAATCGAACTATATCAAAACCTGAAAGGCGATAATTTCTACTATACTATTTCCCAAAACAAGGGAATGGACCCCGGTGGCTTTACAGTCTCCGCAAACCACGCGAATAATCTTAAAAAAAGATATGATTATATATGTAAAATTCACACTAAGAAGGGCAAACACAATACCAACCCTTTTGAAGTAGCCGGGGATCAATGGACGAAAGATTTATTAGATACTCTCTTAGGAACCCCAGAGCGCATCCAAGAGATAGTAGATATTTTCAAACAGAAGCATGATGTTGGGATGATTTCTTGTGCAAATTATGTGTGCCAAGATATGGGCGCAAACGAAGCAAACTATGAAAAGTTATGTAAAAAATATAAAATCAGCCCCAAAGCTTCATACCCTCAGTCCAAGAGTTTTGTGGCAGGTACAATGTTCTGGGTACGTGGAGATATTTTAAACTTTTTTAAAAAGCATACGTGTGATTTAAATAATTTTGAAAGTTTTCAAGGCTCCCCACCACTAGACGGGACAATGGCTCATGCTTTCGAGAGATTTTTCTCCGCCATTGTTCGTCATATGAAATACACATTGTTTCTTCTTCCCATCAAAAAGGTTGCCACCTCAAAGCCAAAAATTATTTCTTTTTATTTTCCTCAATATCACCAATCGGATTTAAATGATATTTTATGGGGCGACGGATTTACTGAATGGGATAATCTAAGGAAAGCCAAGCCAAAGTTTAATAACCAAAAGTTTTTGAATCCACACTCAGCTTTGGGCTATTACGATCTAATGAATAAAGAAACTCGTGCGCTGCAAGCACGTTTGGCAAAAGAAGCGGGCGTTTATGGATTTTGTTATCATCATTATTGGTTCAATGGCCGTCGGGCGTTATATAAGCCTTTGGAGAAAATGCTGAAAGATGGGGAACCTGATCTACCCTTTTGTCTTAATTGGGCGAATGAACCTTGGACAAAAAACTGGGATGGAAAAGAGGACAAAGTTCTGGTTGAGCAACGTTATGGCAATATAAATGAGTGGGATGAGCATTTTAAATATTTGTTCCATTTCTTCAATCATAAGAATTATATAAAAATAAACAATAAACCTGTTTTCTTAATTTACCGCGCCCCGCATATTAAACCTTTTCCTCAAATGATAGAGTGGTGGAACACTAGAGCCGTGGAACAAGGCTGGAATGGGATTTACATAATTCAGTGTTTGGGGAATTTTGAAACTGAGATATTTAATGGTGTGGATGGTGTGTGTGAATTTCAACCTAATTTCTCGGGGCACAATCAATCTTTATCAGTTTTGGAACATTGGAAAGGAGTTTCTACGATTTTTGACAAAGAAGCCCTTTACGATCAGATGACTATGGCAAAAGGAAATCAAAAGACACTAATCAACTGGTCTAAAAATGTTCCCATTCGAGATACAACATTAGGAGAAAAAGTTCGCAAAGCAAATATCTCTTATTATAATGGCTTCTTCCCAGGTTGGGATAACACCCCTAGACGCTCAAAGTCTGAAGCTAATGTTTTTTCTAGCACATCAAGAGAAGTATATAAGCTTTATCTAATGAAACAGTTACATAATACGTTACTCGAAGATAATCCTGATGAATCTGAAAACTTTCTTTTTATGAATTCATGGAATGAATGGGGAGAGGGGTGCGTAATGGAGCCAAGTGCTCAACTGGGGAATCAAACCCTTGAGGATACAAAAGAAGTCTTAGATGATATAGAAAAATATTACATTGAGGAGCAAAATGAATAATCATACACACGTATACAATTTTAAAAAGAAAATTAATCCATCCAAATTCACTGTAACACAGTCTGAAGATGATGTGGTAAAAAGCTTCTATTCTAATTCGTATAATCTAAAAACGACTTCCAATGAATACAAGTGTCAGTTTATTGAAGCCGAAACTACCGATTATAAAAAACCACACATCCTCCTTTGCATAAAGGACAATGCAGAACTTTTGCAATTTACTTTGAACAATATGAAGCAGAACAAAATTTTTGATTTTGCAAACGTCTTAATAGTTGATGATCGTTCAGAGACAGAACATATTAAAACGATTGCTCTTGAAAGCGACTGTTCATATATGCGGGTAGATAACACCGCAAATCAATTTAATTTTTCAATGCTGCACAATCTCGCAACTCACGCCCTGAAAACGAAATCACCAAACCTAAAAGATATTATTTTGTGGAGTTCAGATCTATGGACAAATAATCCAGAGATGTTACCAGTGCTTTATAAGAAGCACACTGAAAACAAAAATACAATCACAGGAACCAAGCTCCTTTATCCTACCAAAGATTTTTTATATCATAAGCCCGATAGAGCAGACAAGGTTCAATACGCTGGCTCGATGTTTGGACCAAGACCAGGAGAAGCCGGATTATTTGCCTTACACATGTTTCGAGGTTATCCCAAGGACGATCCAAAAGTAAATTGCGACAAAGGCGAATTGTTTATAACAGCCGCCTTTTTGATCATAGACGCGGAGTGGTATATGAAAAGCGGTGGCTTTTGTCCATCTCTTAAAGCTTCGTATCAGGATGTTGATTTATGTCTCAGAGCAAACGAACAAGATCGACGTGTGATGTACTACGGCAAAGAATTATACTTATACCATTATGAAAATCTTATCCTTGATACAATGAAAGAAGATTTAAAAAAAGATCAGTTAAGTGATAAACTATGGTATAAAGGTTTCTGGGAACCAGAAAGAATTAAGAATCTATTATATGTCAATGAAGCATAAGGAGAACACATGACAAACTATAAATTATCTAATCAAGCAATCGGGGCTCTAATGATGGCGCTTCAAAAAGGCTTAATGGAGCAAACGGACATAACAGGTATGTTAAAAGAATTTGTTTTGGTAAGCACAGCCGATGGCTTGGTTGTGGAGAACCCACCCATATTAGAAGTAAAAGAACCAGAACAGGAAACAGTTGCCTAGGTATTCTTATATTTGTAGCGAGTGCGATTCACACTTTGAGATTTTCCACTCCTTGCACGAAACTTATACAATTTGTAAAAATTGTGGAGAAGACGGTTATATCGCCCGCATACCAAGCGAGATTTTTATAGCCCAAAAAGATTCTAAAATTAGCGGAGATTCTAAAGTTGGAAGCGTTGTGGAGAGTGCCATCGCCGAAGCGAAAGAAGAATTGAAGCAGGATCAATCTGACTTGAAAACCAGGAGGTATAAAAAATGAGTTATGCAATAATTTCTCTCTCGGTCCTCGCCGCTATTTCTGTTCTCATTAATATTTTTATGGTTGGTTATGCTAAAAATACTTTGGTGAAGATCGAGACGGTTTATAATGCCGCCGAAGCAAGCACTGAAATTTTTAGCTTAATGGATGCGTTCAGAGAGCACTTGAGTTCTGTTTACGAAATGCCCACCTTTTATGGCGATGAAACATTGAAATCCCTCCTCGACCACACAAACGAGATGATAGAATATCTCAAGGGGTATGAAGAAATTTACTCCTTTACACAGCCAGAATTAGCACAACAATTACTTCAGGCATCGGAGGATATGGAAAATGACGAAGAAGAAACGTCGCAAGAAGGGTAAGAAGTATTTTACCCAAGTTCATGAAGATGCAATTTTAGAATATAAGGGTTGTGATGATCCATCTCATCGTAATGTAATATACCGAGATGTAATCCGCCCTGTATTTCTTGAAATGATTAACAAGATTGTCTTCACATATAAATTTACTAATTTACCCAACATACACATGCTCAAAGATGAGTGCGAAATACATCTTATAACCATTTTGAGCAATTTTGATGAATCCAAGGGTTCTAAGGCTTTCTCATATTTCAGCGTTATAACAAAAAATTGGTTTATAGCAAAAATCAAAAAAACAGCAATTCAGCGCCGTCGCGAATCCGCCTTTGAAGATATTTCTAAAAGTTGTGAATCTCAACACTTATCGGTATATAATACTTACGAAGAAGATAGAGAGAAAAAAGAATACATGGAGCACCTTTGGATAGAAATTGAAAAGTGGAACAAGCAGTCACTTAAGGACAATGAGCGCAAGGTCTTAGAAGCAATCAAAATCTTGCTTTCAGAACCAGAAGCCATTGAAATTTTCAATAAGAAGGCTATTTATTTATACATTAGGGAAATAACAAATTTAAACACAAAGCAGATATTGAATAGTTTGAACAGGTTTAGAAGAGATTATTCTATAATAAAAAAGAAATGGCACGAATAGGGAAAAACTTTGAATCTCTCACTAGCGAGGCGATAGATAATATTCGTTCAGATCGCGAGCAGACACAAGAGCTATTACGGGATCTTATTAAATATATGGCGTCTTCGGAAGATCGTCATCGAGACGTTGGCACGACTGCTGCAAAATATGTTGAAACTTTGCAAAGGTCCAACGAGCAATTAGTTAAAGTAGCTTCGCTAAAACAGAAAGAACAAGTATCAGATTCAGCTCTCACGGCTGAAGAAAGAGACGAGATATTTAAGGAATTAGGAGAAGAAAGCTGATGGCTGATCCGGTGCCCCCACAGTTTATATTAAATTTTGGCTATGGCCAGCTCAATGATGTTTCGCGCACAAACGTGGGACCGACATATAATCCAGATACAACTTCTGGTGTTGATTCACTCAAGAACTCGCTGGAAACAATTTATTCTTATGATACTATGTCTGGATTGGGGGCTCTCAAGGGTATATGTATCGGTATAACACAACTTTATAACGCGGATAGTGGCGAAGGGTGGGTATCTCGTATGTTTTCCAATTCGGAAGAAAATCCTAAGCCTTTGCTGGCTATAAAAGTTAGGATTCCTTTTTTAGATTCTATGTTACCTGATCCATTTAAGACTGAACCTCTACTGGACTGGGATGTCGTACAGTTATATAACACTTTTGTTGCGGCTGATGAGGAAATAAGTGGAGATGTTCCAAGTATTGGGGACATCGTAAGAGTAGATTATGATGATCGAACCACGAGAAGGGGAGGAGTATATCTGGGGAAAGTTTTTGAAAATCCCATTGGATTAGCTGTTGGAAATAAATCAAAAACTCATTTTGACGCCCAAGGAAACAAACTAAACGGACCCGGGCCCGCATTCGCAAATGGCTATACAGGTGCTGCGTGGGTTCCAAACGCAGATGGCGACGGTGGCGGAAAATGTAAACGAGAGCCAGCACCCGACACAAGCGGCGCAACTTTTAGCTTACAGGGGTTTGTAAAAGGAAAGCAGTATACATTTCAGGCTACTAAAGTTGGCAAGTGGGTTATGGACGTTCGTGCTGCTAGGGACTTTATTCGCATGAGAGATGCGGCGGCAAGGGATGATGTTACATTGGAAATAGTAAGTGCTTTTCGCACGATGCAGGAACAAGACTATTTTTATTGTCGATACAAAAATTCAAATGGAAACGCTGCCAACAAGCCGGGCCATTCAAACCACCAAAGTGGAGTAGCACTAGATCTCAATACATTGGGCGTTTCGAAGGAAAATAAGCGTCGTGGAGCGGGCAAAAATTACGAATGGTTGGCTGCGCATGGCAAAGATTTTGGATTCAAACGAATAGCATCCGAGCATTGGCACTGGGAACATCAACCATCGCTTGAAAGCATAAGGGGTCGTTCATAATATGGCAACAAAGAAAAAAGCAATCGCTATTGGAGGAATTAACTCCACAGATGAGGCAAAGGAAGCAAGACTAAATAATGTGCCCGAGTCTTTAAGGCTTGATTATGCGGGCGTAGCTGGCGATCCAATTTCAGAACCTATACCTGCTTATATTCAAACACCCTCTGAAAAAGTTATTAGTGGAATGAATAACTCATGGATTGTGTTTGGCAGAGATCGACCACAAAGTAGGTTGAGCGGCTATGGCGGCAAAGGTGATACTCAGTGTGGTTCTTTAGATTTAGTTGTGGGACGACTTGGTGCTGAAGCGAGATCTTTTAGCGTAACCAAAGGATCTGACGACTCTAAACAAAGAACATGGGTTGATCCTGATATCAACAAGGATGCCGCCCGAATCTATATGAGTCAAAAAACCGATATTGATGAGAATTTTAATCTTGTCGATGGAAGCATCGGAAATTCTAAGACTAAATCAGGAATTGCTCTCAAAGCTGATGGAATTAGAATTATTGGTCGTGAAGGAATAAAATTAGTAACGCGAACAGATCGGCGTAATTCTCAAGGTTCTGATATCGAAAGTGTTAATGGAATTGATTTGTTAGCCTCCAATAATGATGAAGATTTACAGCCGCTAGTAAAGGGTGAAAACTTACGAGCTGCACTAGAAAGACTAACAACGCATGTTGATAAGTTAAATGGTATTGTGGATTCATTGTTAATGTATCAAATCGGGCTCAATGAAACCCTCACACATCATACTCATCTCGCACCTGGAAAACCATGGGACGGCACCGGCCCTTGGGAAACATTCCCCTCGTTCCCAGTTGTAGCTGCGGGCATGAGGACAATGATTGATCATCTTTCACAGACCAAGAAATCATTAGCCACTCATAAAGCTAATTTAGCTTTATTCCAGTTTTCTTATTTAAATCCTGCTGGCTCTAAATACATTAATAGTAGGTTTAATAACACAACTTGAGTCATGTCTAACGCTAATCAAAAAAACACTGAACGAGTCGGGCGGAATATAAAACCTCTTATCTCATTAGACTGGACTAAGCCAGAAGGTGAGACACCATTTTTTGTCCCTCGGTCTGGTTCTGTGGGAGGATATTATGGTGTTGCCGTCGATACTGGGATTGCTCAATATGATCTTGTGCCTTCTGATAAGTCGCCATACAAAGAAGAAGGGTTGCGTTCTATTTTAGATTTTTATAATAAAGACTCCGATGACCAAACTATTTCTGGATTAATTTCAGATGTTATTATACCGGGAGAAAACGGAACACCAGAAGAAGAAGCACAGGGGTTGTATGTTCCTTTGCGACCTGCATCAAATATTAAAGTATTAGTAACCATACCAGAAATACTTCCAGGGAACTATAGCAACAGCTTTTCTAATCCTTCAATTCAATTGGATACATCTACAGCATTTGGTGGTGTTCCATCTGTGGGAGCCCCAGAATCATCCAATCTTCGTTTCCAGTCACTTTTTAGTAATCTTCCAGAGAAAAAATTTGTGGCTCCTGCGGTTTATGATGAGATTCAATTAAACACCTATGGTCTAGAAAAAAAGGTATCCAAGGTTTCTCAACTATTAGAAAATTATAATAGCGTTATGATGGATTTTGAGGGAAAAGTATATAACGCCGATCTTGCGAAAGAAGCAGAGAGGTTTCGTGAGTTTGTACCAGTATTACGTGATCTAGTTAGGACAAATGGGTATCTCTACTCGGAATCTCAATCCGATCTTATTATGATGGGTATGTCGGGTTCTGGACTAACAGGTTCAGCCTATTTGCCACAATATGCTCAAATAAATCAAGGAAACTCCTTTCGGAATTTATCTGCTGGCTTTAGTACATTTAGTGATTCTATGTTTATAACAAGCAACACGATGTATCTGTATAAACATTTAGAGAAAATAACACAAATAGCTCAACAGCGACCAACAGTAAAAGATGGCATCGGCAGTCCACCAATGGGTTGGGAAACTTTTATTACTGAGTTTATTAAATTTCCATCACCAGTAATTGAATATACAGTGGGTCGTCCGAGATCACCAGATCAAAATGCTCAAATGGAAACAGAGATAAAAAAAGTTAACTCAAACTCTGCGAAAGATGCTAAAGCTTTAAGTGAAGAATCTTGGAGACTAAAGTCTAAAGAATTAAAAAAAGAGATGAATGAGTTTCGCAAACAATCAAAAGATTTTGTTGGCGATACTGTAATTGGAAACCTGAATAAAACAATCAATACAATAAACAGTATTGAGGATGTTTATTATCATTATTTGAATAAATTTGGTATAACCTATATCGTGAAAGCTGCTGTGGAATGCTTGAATCTAGATCTTCCCATAGATGAGATAAAGAGCTTCTTGCTTGATGTGAATCGCTTCGCGGGTGAAGTTGTAAAAATATTAAAGATTCCTGTTATAAGTTTGGACGACATTATACCCACCGTCGATATCATGGGGGATATTGTTGAACAAATATTGCTTTCAATTGCAGAAGCAGTCAAGAAAGCACTTATATCAATGGTCAAACAAGTTGTAATGATGTATTTGGAGGCTTGCGGAGATCCATGTAAGTTAAATTTCGGTAGTCTTCCTATCGGCAAAATGCTTAGTGAAGGAAACACTGCGGGCGTAATTGCCGGTACGCTAGGTGTAATGGGAGAAAATGTTGGTGGTGCCGTACTTGATGGCATGAAAGCCGGTATTGTTTCCCCAGGGATTTCTCAACAATCACGCAAATTTTTAAGTAATCTTCAATCTCACGTAACAGATGAGCAAGTGGACAAACTAACAGCTCCATTGGCTCAACCGGCGTCACAAGTTCAGCAAGCAGCAGGACAAGCGGTACAACAGGCAACTCAAGCCACAGCCCAGGCTATTACACAATCACCTATTGGCTCCTTTCTGGATACACTTGGCAGCACACTCACTTGCGGAGAAGTAAATAAAATGCTTCAGGGAAAAACTACAAAAGATACAATAAAAATTGTTCAATCTACTGCCGATCAAATGTGTGCCATAAACCCAGAGATTTATGGTCCTTTATGTGACCTATTGGGTGATGAAGATAAAATTAACGATTTCTTTGGAAACGTTGGCAAACTGGTTGATGAAGAAGAAATACAAAAACAAATAGACAATTTTGAAGATCTTACGCCGATACTTGCCACAAGCCTTTGCGATGAAGATGATAACTTTCTTCGCTGTGAGCTTTTAGAAGGAAAAGGAATAACAAGTTTAGAAGTTTGTAATGCTCAAATAAATGCATCTCGCGAGCGAGCAAAAAGCCGCATCAATGAGCTTGCTGAAATTTTAGATAAAGAAGATCCGTTAGACGGAGTTGTCCCACCAGTTTATTGTGCGATAGATGCTGATGGTAATTTTGTGGAAGGACTAATCAAACAGGATCATCCTTCTTATACATTTATGATGGATCGTGTGCTTGATACAACTTTTGATGGGATTTATAATTCGTTTATTACTGATGTCTCCTCCGTTCCAAGTCTTTTATCACCAAGGGTGCTTGGCGAGGGAAAGGACGTTCCTCGATTAGTCACGGTTAATAATCGGGAGATCATCAACCCAGAATTTCGTATGCTTTATGATCAGGGTCAGCGACCCACGGGCCAAATGCCATTTTGGGAATCCAACAAAAAAAACCCAGATGATGCCCGCCGAGACACTCTCCGCTATAACACCACAAACCCAAGCCCCATCAAAGCCCAAACCTTTGAAAACGTGTTTCTTCCTGGGATGGCAGACACAGAAGGCGACAAGAACGTTGGCGTTTATACAAGGTTTCAAACCAGTTTACGCACGGGCCACGATTTTATGGAGAACAGGGATCGTAGAGATCTTCTAAATTCACGTTCTAAAATATTACAATTTACTATAGAAGACTCGTTGAGCACAAAGCTCTCTACTCCTACGTCTGGTCAAAGTCAAATTGATCAAGTAAAAAACTATGTAAAAAATGAGTTAAGAAAGTCTTGGGGCGGCTTTGGCACTTCTTCAGATGATCTGAACAGCGAACAAACACTCGATGGAATATTAGGCGATGTATTTAGAGATAGCACTTACGCTTTGTTTTACACTCAATTTTCAGAAGAACCTATAACTGGAAAAGAAAACTTTGCCGTTTCCATTCAAGCGGGACAACAAAATGTTATTTGGTCCAAAGGGTTCCAACAATCTGACATACCTATCAAAACGCAAGAAGTTATAGAGGAAAAGGGTTTAGGCGAAACTCAATTAAGTCCTGTAAATGTTCCCCCTCTTGATCCCACGCATCCACCCAAGACCAATAGTGATTTTTCTTTAGTAGAAAGAAGGTTCGCAGAGTTTTTGAGTAATTCTTGGAATTTGGGAGAAAGCATATATACAATTCAAGATTTGGGAGAAATAAGAAAATTACCAATTTCAGAACGTCCAGGATATGCTAACGCAATTGGTAACATCATCCAAACTCCTGGCGGAGCCTCCGCCCACTCTCTAGATCCCAACACTCTTTTACAAATCCAGGGACAAAACATTCTAAGCACAGGAAACCAAGGGGAATTAGTTGGAACCTTATATGATGAATTGTTGAGGGGCTTGCAAGCTATGTGTTTGTTTGAAGTAAGTAAATCAAAGCTTTTAGAAGATAATGTCTTTCAAAGTCTAAACCTAACGCCGCAACCATGCGTAAGTTCAGATCCATCACAGGAAGGAAATGATAATAGTTTATTAGATCTTACGGGCATAAAAAACAGACTCAAAGAAGTTTATGATATGACAAAATGTATCGAACCCACGATGCCTAATGTTTGTGGAACAGTCTCCAATAAAGATAACGCTTTGGAGCAGTCCATACTGTATGGTCTTGTGCAAACTACGGCGCGAGTGTATGCGCTTGAAGCTATAATAAGAACAGCCCCGACTTTTAGTGCATTGTCCATAACTGACATAGACGAGGTTTTTGTAGAGTATGTTTCGACTCAAGCTATTGAAGAAATCAAAGCTAAATTTTATTTGAACTCTTTTTTGAGTCAGTGCTTAAAGTCTTATAATTCTTTGCCCCAACATCAGTCACCAAATAATTTGAGTGATCCGAGAAAAGCTTTTAACTGGTTTGTAAAAAATGAATTAGCGTATGCCGTTACTGAAATATTGAAATTAGCTTCGTTACCATCTTCCCCCCAAGCAGTAGATGATTTACTTTTTTCAGCGGAGTTGGTTCCCAATCAAATAGCACCCCTTCATTGGTTGCCACAATTTAATGTATCCTCCTCGGCACCTCAGTCCGGGAACGCTGGAATATTGCGCAAACCCGCCCTTCAAAGGCTTGGTCAAGACTTTAGGCTTGGAGATTATGGCGTGGCATCAAAAGAAGATATTATTGGTTTAAAAGATTGGCGTGAGGGAAATATTTACCTTGAGACATATATCAGAGTGGAATACAAAGACAATAAAAGTGTTGACTCCACTTCTGCTTTCCCTCCTCCCAAATATGCCCCCACCTATCAACCAGAGGATCTGCCTTTTGATAATAGAGGTGTTGTGGATAAAAATTTATTTAGCACTTGGATGAGCGGAGAGTTCTTTAGCCAAACCTCAATGCCCATCATTCCCACCACCCCAGTCCGCTTGGATTCAACGATTATTGCCGCCGACGATTGCGCCGAACAAGAAATTGTCATTCCCGGAGAATTAGCCCCACTGATCGCCACTGCCCCAGACCCCCAAAAACTTGGGAGTTATATTAAATCCTTGAGGTATGGATTGAGGTTAGTGTGTCAAGTTGTCAATGATACGGCTGACAATTCCAGGGGAATAACGAGCCAACCCATCCACCAGGCTATGCAAAATAATTATGATGTCAACAATACAAAACTAAATAAGTCTTATCACTATAAAGAAGAAGCCAATGCAGAAAGGATAGACGCCTATACGATACCAATTGTGTGCGTGGAAAAAGAACTTCCTTTAGATATATCAGTTTCAGATATTCGTAACGATCCCAATTATTTTAGCGATGGATATAATAATGTATATCCAGAACTTGTCACCAAAATAAAAGAAACACCAGAATACTCTTTTATTTTTGATTATTGTTTTCCAATGGATCGTTTGGTTTCTTTGACAGCTTTATATGGGATCACTTATTCACTTCCATTTCCTGGGCTAAATAACGCATTCTTGGGAACCAAAGAACAACTAAGGATGTCTTTTAGTTCTGTTGCGAGCAGTGGCGATTATAAGTCGCGTGATCTTGTCTTTACTAATAAGGCACAGGCAAATGCTGCTATAAATGGTGCCGACATTCCTGGTTTTGATTTTTCAATAATAGAGCAGTTTTTCTGGGGAATACTAAAGGGTGCTGGTGAGGCTTTTGATCCAAATATTGCTGTAGCCAAGAAGATTAAAGATGCTATGGAGTTGATAGGACCAGCGTTAACGTCAGCAATTAATAGAGGAAAATCTTCTGTTGGAAGATTACAAGGTCAAAGTGAAGAAGAAATAAGAAAAAATCAGATCACTGAATGTGCTCTCAATTTACCAGAGATTGATATTCCGTTGTTGCTTATATCATTTGGGTTATTGCCTATTAATATTTTTGGTGTGCCTCCACTTGGTATAGGCGTTGGTCCTCCGATAACTGGTTTAGGTGCTGCATATCTTGCGGCTTTCGGACACGAAGAACTCCCTGGATCACGAGCGTTGAAAACAGCAGATCAGAAAAAGAGGGATCGCTGTAATATTAAAAAGCTAAACGGACCGGATTTAACCGGAAAGGATGATTGTTCGGGGCAACCAAGCTCACCAAGTAATGAAATTAATCCAAGCGGAAAAGATGAATGTGACTAAATATCTAGGAGAACAATATGTCTGGACTTACACCAAAATTACCTTTAATTAGGAGCGATGAAGATGGAACTTACAAACTCATCAAATCATACAAGAACTTGATAAAACAAAATTTTCGAAACCTTATTTTAACTGCACCAGGAGAACGAATGATGGACCCTAATTTCGGAGTGGGTATAAGAAATTATCTTTTCGAAAATGACGGCGAGGCTCTATATTCTGCCATCCGAGCAAAAATACATGAACAGGTGACGAGATACATACCTTTTGTTTCAATTACTTACATTGATTTCTCACCTTATGATTCGTTGGTTGATGCCCTTGATCGTAATTTATTAAAAGTCGATCTTGGCTACACGATCCTGCCATTGAGTCAAGTGGATAAATTAGAAATAACTCTACCTCATAACTAATTATTAGCAGGACGCGCCCATGAGTCATAAAAAATTATTCCCCGCCATAAACTATACTGCGAGAGATTTCAATTCTATCAAAGATGAATTAGTTAATTATGCAAAACGATATTATCCTAATACATTTAGAGATTTCAATGAGGCTGGCTTCGGCGCACTAATGCTAGATACAGTTGCCTATGTGGGTGACATTTCTTCTTTTTATGTAGATTATAGTGCCAATGAATCCTTTCTAGATACAGCACTTGAATATAACAATATTTTAAAACTTGGTCGCCAAATGGGTTTTCGTTTTACTGGAACCCCGTCTTCTACAGGTATTGCTTCTCTATATATTGTCATACCAGCAAATTCTACTGGACTAGGACCAGATACAAATTATATTCCAATCTTACAACGAGGTACATCATTGACTTCGAATGATGGGACCGGCTTCATTCTGAATGAAGATGTAGATTTTTCTAATCCAACTAATGAAATCGTGGTTGCCAAAGCCAACGAGACAACTGGGATGCCGACACATTATGCCATTAGATCCACAGGTCAAGTTATATCCGGCGAAATTCGTGACGAAATAATAACAGTCGGAGCATTTGAGAAATTCCGTCAAATAGAGTTATCTAATGAGAACATAACGGAGATTGTAAATGTATTTGATAAGGAAGGCAATCAGTATTTTGAAGTAGATTATTTATCCCAGGATATAATCTATAAATCCATAACTAATCGCGATGCCATTACCCGCGCTCGGGCACCCTCTCTTTTAAAGCCGGTGGTTGTCCCAAGACGATTTACAGTGGAACGACAAAAATTTAAAACATTTTTACAGTTTGGCTTTGGTTCTGCCAGAGACGTAGCTTCAAATCCACTAATTGATCCGGCAACAACGGTTTTGAATTTTCATTCAAAAGATTATGTTACTGAAACATCCTTTGATCCAACCAATCTTTTAGGAACCGACAAGCTTGGTATTTCACCAGCAAACACAGAACTAAGGGTTGTGTTCCGCTCAAACACAAATGCAACTGTAAATATCGGTGCCAATACACTTGCGAGTGTTTCTGATCCAATATTCCAATTTGAGAATGTCAATAGTTTAGATCAAGTCCTAGTATCATCAGTTAGGGCTTCTTTGGAAGTTTCAAATGAGGAACCTATTATTGGGGACGTAACGCTGCCGTCTATTGAAGAACTCAAGATAAGAATCTATGACACTTTTGCCAGTCAAAATCGAGCAGTAACACAACAAGATTATCGTTCCATAGCGTATAAAATGCCAGCACAGTTTGGAGCGGTAAAAAGAGTTAATGTTTATAGAGATAATAATTCTAATAAGAGAAACGTTAATTTATATATTATTTCAGAAGATGCTGATGGAAATTTGGAAACCTCAAATAATGCAATCAAAGAAAACCTAAAATCTTGGGTTAATCGATCTCGGATGATAAATGATACTATAGATATATTTGATGCCAAGATTGCCAATATACAAATTAGTTTTAATATTATAGCGGATCTAGAGACTAACAAATATCAAGTCTTATCTGATGCCATCACAGTGCTTACTAGGGAATATTCAAGGAAGATGGATATCGGAGAACCGTTTTTTATCACTGATGTTTATAATACACTCAATGAAGCACCTGGCGTAGTTGATACGGTAAGTGTTGATATAAGCATTAAGCGGGGAAATAATTATTCTACAACCGCATTCAATATCGAACAAGCTATTTCTCCAGATGGTCGCTTCATTAAAGTCCCACAAAATGTTATATTGGAGTTAAAATATCCAGCTTCGGATATTGTTGGGAGTGTAAAGTAAATGGGAATTAAAAGATGGGTTGCCATAAAGGATAATACCATAACAAATGCATTTGAATCCAACCTCGTAACCAGAGGCACGGGCAGCAACATGGGCCTTGCCGACTCTTTGGAAGTGTTTTCAATATTTGGACAAGCCAGTAGTGCTTCTGTCGAACTTACAAGGCTTTTAGTTCAATTTCCAGTGACACTAGAGGATTCTTCTACATTATCTATTGCAAGTGCTCGGGCGTCAGGTGATATTCCGGCTAGTGGTAGTGTCAGTTTTTATCTTAGATTATTTAATGTAGCCCATGATCAAACTACTCCAAGAGATTTTACACTAGTGGCACAGCCTGTTTCCCAATCTTGGCAAGAGGGCTACGGACTAGACATGGAAAATTATAGCGATCAAACTTATAATGGAACAGGCTCAAATTGGATCAATGCTTCGGCAGGAACACCATGGACTACAGCCGGTGGTGATTATTTATCCTCTCCTACTTACCAACAGGTTTTTGATGTAGGAACAGGAGATTTATCGGTTGACATAACAGAGATGGTTGAGAACTGGTTGACTGGTGCGGCAGGGGGCGAGTATACGAACAATGGTGTTGGTGTTCATTTGACTTCGAGCCAAGAAAATGGAAACCGTTCTTATTATACTAAAAAGTTCTCTGCTAGAGATAGTGAATATTTCTTTAAAAGACCAATCATCGAAGCGCGATGGGACTCAACCCGCAAAGATCAGAGAGGCAATTTCTTTGTATCAAGCTCAGCTCGTTCAGCCGCAGATAATATAAACACGATTTATTTTTATAATTATTATAGAAATCAGTTGGTAGATCTTCCCACTATTGGAACCGGCGCAATTTATGTTCGTAATTATATTTCTGCTTCAACTGGTTCTGAAATCCTAGCAGCCCCAAATAATCCAATTACGGGTGGGTGGGTCGCGACTGGAATTTATAGCGCGTCCTTTGCCCTTGATACGACTGAAGAAGTAGTCTACGATAGATGGTTCAATTCCGATGAGTCAGTATGTTATTATACTGGTAGTTATAAACCAAAATCGCTAACAGCTTCACCTACTTTCCAAACAGCAGAGTATATTTCCGCGATGACAAATCTTCAATGTGAATATTACAATGAGGATGTTTATGATTTTCGTCTCTATACTCGTTTAAAAAATTGGAACCCCACAATCTACACTGTAGCTATTGCGGGAATACAAAAAGACATTTTAGATAATATCTATTATAGTGTATATCGAACTGTGGATGACTTGCAGATAGTGCCATACGGCACAGGAAGTGAAAATCACACTCGTCTTTCTTATGATGTTTCTGGCAGTTATTTTACATTTGATATGTCGATGCTTGAGGTTGGCTTTGAATATGGAATTAGATTATTGTTTTCACTTGGTGGCAAATATATTGAAGATGAAAATATATACAAATTTAAGATAATAGAGTAAGTCATTATGTCGAATATTAAAGATCTATTTGAATTATATAAAAACCAGAAAGTTCTTGCTTCTAAAAGCCTGAACGATTTGGCTCCCGAAGGCGAGGGCGCTGACTGGGTTAATTCTACTATTAAATTAAAGAATCAAGTAGATTTACAAATAGATTTTTCGGAGCCAGCCAACTTTTCCCGGTATGGCTCAGCACAACAATATTATACTGATGCCTTCTCATATATTGGAAACGAGTTTCCTTATGATGGCTCCAAAAAAGAGCAAACCGAGTGGCTATATGGTGGTTCGTCTTTTGATAAATATATTTACGATAATGAATATCCCCGAACAACCGGCTATATAAACCTTGGTGTAAATTATGGTGGAGTTGGTCCGGGTGGTGTTAGTGGCTATGAAGCCCCTACCGTAGATGAATATATTTCTTTCAAAGGTGGTCCTCATCCATCTAATGTGCCTAATGCTTCTTTGTCGCAATATTTTGATTCTCATCAAGGTGCTGTTCCTGATGCCAACTATTATGACGAAGATACTAATCAACAATCTAATTTAGAACTCAATGCCGCCGCTGGAAACACAGCAGAATTTTGGTTCAAGAAGAATGGATGGACCGGAGATCCGGTTGAGTCTGACAAGCAGATATTTGTTGATATATGGAATAGTGCATCTCTTGGCGGCACTTATGGTCGTTTTCGTGTTGAATGTGATTTTAGTATTACGCCTCATCAGTTTTCAGTTGCCTTTCAGTCGGGAACTGCCGGTGGGTTTTTGGATTCTAATCTTGGGCAGCTCGGTCAAAACATTGATCTTACTGGTTCTACTTGGAATCACTATGCCTTTACTTTTGTCAATAATGGGGCAAATTTAGAAGCTAAACTTTATCTCAATGGTGAACTCAACGACACAATATCTACTGGAAGTATTGGCGAAATTACTGGCTCTATGCTGGGTTGGATTGGCGCTATGGGCACCACCATAGACACACCCGTTACGGGCGGCTTGGGCTTTGCAAAACTTTCAGGTTCCATGGATGAGTTTAGGTTTTGGAAAACAAAACGAAGTTCTGAACAGATTGGTCAATATTGGTTTACGCAAGTTGGCGGCGGAACAAATACCGATGTTTCTGAAAATTGGTATGCTCCCACAAAATATAGTTATAGTAATCCCGTTGATTTGGGTGTTTATTACAAATTCAACGAAGGTATTATCAATACAGCTTCAGTCGAAAATACAGATGCAATAATTTTAGATTATTCTGGTCGTATAACAAATGGTGCTTGGACGGGGTACAATATTGGCTCACGAGATACTGGTTCTGCTATGGTAGAATCTAGTGCGTCTTTAGTAGAATTCAAAGATCCGATTTTATATTCATACAACCCACTGGTATCAGCGGCATTGGAAAATTTGCTATTGCAAGGGTTCAATTATGATATAAATAATAATGCGTCCATTTATAATTCCTTACCAGGCTGGATCAGAGATGATGACGCAGTAAATGATCGTCACACCCTTTTAAAACTCATTCAAGTGATGGGAAGTTATTTTGATATTTTGCAGCTTCAAACTGAAAGATTGCCCAGACTTAAGGATGTAGATTATATCAGTTCTAGTTTTAAGCCACTTCCATTTGCGGACAGGCTTTTAGAATCATCAGGTCTTTCAGTGGGAGAATTATTTGCTGACGCTGCCGAATTAGAATCATTGGCAAATCGTGATGATGTTCTTAATTTTGCAGAAAAACTGGATGATACAAAAAATAGAATCTACAAGAACATCTATAATAATTTGGTTTATATCTTCAAATCCAAAGGCGCAGAAAAATCTATTCGTAACCTAATACGGTGTTATGGGGTAGGCGAAGAATTAATCAAACTAAATCTTTATGGAGATGAAGTAACTTATGACATTAAAGAAAATTATGTATCTACTATAACTCGTAAAGAATACGCAAATTTTAATACTACTTCTAGTTGGGAAGCTACTGTTTTTCAAACATCAAGCACATCGGATGCTTCATCACTATCTTATATATCTTCTTCTGCTGATCAAATTTATCGTGGTCAGACTTTTCAATTAGAATCTCTTTTTCCGAAGCAGGTATCTCCTGACAATATTTCCTGGTGGTCTACCCCATTCCTTACTTCCTCTTTGGGTGGCTGTCACACGCCAAGTGCTACGGAATCTGATCTGACCTGGCTATCCCCGGATACTGCTAACTTTCAAATATATGCAATTCGCCCAGCCGCAAATGATAAAGATGCCAAGTTTATGCTTTCAAGTAGCACTGGCGGAGTTTTCCCAACACTTACCAGTAGTCTACAAAAGGATGTATATGAAAACTCTAGGTGGAACATAGCAGTAAAAGTAAAGCCAACAAACTACCAGTGGCCCAATGTTGTTCTAGGCTCCACTCCTACCACCTATGATGTAGAATTTATAGGTTATAATAATATCTTAGATTCCACTGATAATTCATTTCGAATTACCGGGACTATGTCATACGCAGACGGTCAAAGCTTTTTATCATCTTCTAAGAGAATGTACGTTGGTGCTCATAGAACTAATTTCACTGGTTCGGTTTTAGAAAGATCTGATACCAAAATATCTTCTGTTCGATATTGGATGGATTACTTAGAAGATTCTACAATATTAGCTCATGCAAAAGATCCTTCCAACTTTGGTCGTAAGCATCCCGGAGAAAATACTTTTCTTAACCAGCCCGGTAATCTCTTTTCAGAAGAAGTCACTAAGGTTCCTGAAATAGAAACCTTGGCGCTTCAGTGGGATTTCGCTCAAGTCACTGGCTCCGATGCTCTAGGTGAATTTTTTGTTGGAGATTTTTCTTCTGGCTCAACTTCTGCTGCGGCTCCTTATGGTGATTATGGTGATCTTGTAAAAATCAAACACCCCGGAAAGGGGTTTTCGTTTCCCGCAAGCAACGCAGATGCCACCATCCGTGAGTTTGTATATACCGCAAAGCAAGACTCGCCCGAAGTTATTAATAGTTCTGACATGGTTCAAATTCGTAATGATGAAGATATCGAAATTTTTACTAGAGATACTAGACCAATAAGATTCTTCTTTACTATTGAAAAAAGTATGAATGCAATCATTTCTGCGGAAATGATAAAACTCTTTGCCACCGTTATTGATTTCAATAATTTGATTGGCGAGCCGGTCAATAGATATCGTCAAGATTACAAGTCGCTTGAAAAAATGCGGCAACTATTTTTCGAGAGAGTTCAGAACTCCACAATGGATTTTGAAAAATTTGTTGATTATTTTAAATGGATTGATGATTCAATGGGAAAGATGGTAACACAACTATTCCCCGCAAGTGCTAATTTTTCTCCCAAAGTATTCTCTATGATCGAGAGTCATGTTTTAGAAAGAAATAAATACTGGAATAAGTTTCCCACACTAGAGATGAAGGCTAAAGATCCAGAAGCAGGTCTATACGGCATTAATGAAATGATGTATCCCTATAAGCGTGGCAAAGCTCCAATTCCTTTGAACCAAACTTCTAGCTGCGTATGGGCACACGAAAGAGCGGAAGCCGAAACATTTTCTTCTGGTGATCCTATTATTGATTCACAGAGAAATACGTTTCGCGAGGCTAATGATTGGCGACCAAATTCTACGCCACCCACTTTAACAGATATCGCGGGCGTGACACCCGTACAATATGAGGGAAGTACATATGCCCTGAAGAACTTTACAAAACCCTATCGTTTTAAAACAAAAATAATGCCCGAACTAAAAGGCGGAACGAATGTATCAAAAATAAAAAATCTTCAGTATGCTCACACAGAACTACCGTTTGGAACATCAACACAACTAACTATTAGTTCTTCTCAAGTTGAAGATGATATTGATTGTGATGATATTATTAATCCGAATGATAAAGTAAAGCTTCGTTATAAACTCACTAATAATCCGATTAGTTATGCTTCGGGTGATGGAGACATTTTTGCTCCTTTTGATTTATACAGTTCCTCGGTGACAACGGGATATGCTAGCGCAATTCCACCAATGGGAGCCACACCGAAACAGATCGACCTCAGAAATTATCACAATGATGTATATGGTGGTGACTATGAAATTCCAGCCCAAGGTCCGTTTACTGAAAAGTATGTGGGTGGCTGGGTTCACAGGCATGTTCCTTTTCCAAACACAAATTGTTCGCCATCAACCGGATCACTTGCGACTGGTTCTTTAGCCGCTGAGTGCAGACCAGAAGCTTGGAACCTAGGTTTTGATGGTTCCGATTTGGAAATAACACCCCGCACAACCCACCAAGCCCGTTCAACAATTTTGCGAGAACCTTTGGCTAAGCGTCCAGTAAACATTCGCAACATAAAACAAACAACCGGATCAACCATTATTGGAAACTATTCTCACGAATATGAAGTCCTACAAACTTCAGGGCGAAAATTAAATAACAGATTCTTTGTTAAGAATGGTGGCTTTATTCCAGAGTATGCTGCTTCGCCGTGGGTTGTTGGACTTGTAGATTATAAACTCCCAGACTTCAGCAAATACGGCGCAACAAAAAATATCTTTGTAGAAAGATTTAATGCCCCTGGTGGACCTGATGTTAGTTCGCGTGGTGTTCTAGATTTATATGCAGAAGAATATGCAATCCGCAACGAACTCAATCAAAGGAACATGGTTGTTCGTGCGCCTCTTAACGAGTGGTCTATGGAACATTGTGGTCCATTTGGAATTGATCCCACTGGAAGCCCAGGAGACGGCACAACCCCCGAACAACATGCTGTGAGGGCTTGTTGTTACACCGGCACAATAGGCGCATATTTTAAAGTCAATAGAAATCCAAAAACTTTGGGTGCCTTAGTTGGAACCTCTTCGACTGAATTAACAACAAGTATTCAATACGATAACTGGTTTGTTCAACATCAAATTCCAAGAAGTGAGTTACAATATTCGTGGATAAACGCCTCTTATGATAATACAAAAGCCCAACCATTTGGTTTGCTTGGATCAGGTGATGGTGGTCGTTCTAATTTTACTGTTCCAAGCGGAGCACTCTCAACGAACGCACCGATGGTTCAATTCACTCCATCCGGTTCGGCATATGCGTTTCGATCTAATTTGTTAGATTGGGATGGTAGTTCCTGGGTGCCTCATTATCCATCGTGTGATCCACATGGCGGGTTCTTTAATTCATCTTCTGTAAATTTTACAAATGCGAAAGGAGATCCACTGACAATTGGTTATTTAGAACCGGGCACAGTATCTTCTGTCACCCCCTCTATTCCCGGTGTTTTCGGTCCCGATGGCGCAACGGGAGATTTCTCAATTTCTCTCTGGATGATGGTTACATCAAGCCACGATCATCCCCGAGTATTGATGTCGAGATGGAAGTCAACTGGTGGTGTAGCTGTCGATAAGGGTGACTGTGATTGGCGGCTATACATTGGATCACAAACTGCGTCTGCTGCGGCTGCGCGAAATCAGATTATCTTTGAGGTTATGGATACTGACTCTGGCGGAACAATACGCCAACATACTTCGTCGGTTGGGTTGCCCGGTATTGTTAGCGGCACCTGGCACCATATTGTAGCTACGTTTAATACTTCAACTCCGGTCTTCCCACCCTATGATTGGAACTTGAATGTTTATATTGATGGATATGAAGATCCGCCCACATCTTATATAGCCTCCGGCCGAACCACTACTGTGTCTTCCAGCACGTTTATTGGGGCTCAAAAAGATAAGCCAGTTAATTATAACAATTATTATAATTTTCATTCGGGAGCCTTAGATGAAATTAGTTTTTGGTATTCCACGTTAACATCGGCATCAATACACGAGATATATAATGGAGGATGCCCAAATGATTTATCAATCCTTCCCGACACAGCCGAGAATGCCCTACAATCTTGGTGGAGAATGGGTGATACATTTGGCGATAGTGTTAATTCTTCTTTGGGTGGGTATATAGCAGATGTTTATAGCTTGGCCACACCAATTTATAATGCTTATTCACAAGCAAAATATACGTCTATTGTGTTAGATGTGCCTGATGTTCCATGTGAATATACTGCTTCGACTGGCGGCTTCACCGCTTCTTTAGATTTTGTAGGTCTTAACACATATATCAATGATCCGATTGTCGAATCACAAAATCTCTTAAGTTCTTCGGACAGCGATTATGAAAACCGCGCATTTGCTTATTTGTGCCCTCGCATCAATCCAGCCAGAGATATGCTTCACGCTTTATTATTACATCGCGATGGACCCTATCAATATCCTTCTTGGAAACAAATAAGGACTGGTGAAACATCAATTGCCCGCTATCAAAAAAATAACAATATCATTACGGTGGGTTCCAAAGACAAAATATTGCTAACTCCCTTAGAAAAAGCAGCTATTTTCGCCGCTGACTCAAGCTTCCCCGAGACACCAAATTGGTATAAAGATTCGGGATCAACAGCTTACTATACAGAGCCCCCAGTTACATTCAAATACAATCCCTTAACTACTGGATTGATAAATCAAAATCCATCATTGGCTGATGGAGTTGCGAGAAATTCGATACCACCAGTTATGATAAGAAACACATTTAGCAACAATCTTTCGTTTTGTGCTAACTATGGGCTTACTGAAGATTTAGGGCTTGGTGATTACAATACTCAAACACGCCGCTTTGGTCGCACACCTCAAACACAAATGCACGATCTTTTGCGACAGCAATATCAGCGCAATCCTGATAAATTCAAGTTTCTTAAATACTCTGAATGGAACTACCCAAGACAGATTTATACAGGACTAGCGGAAAACCGAGGTCGCACAAATTATTCGGAAACAGCATCAGTTGATTTCAACGGGTTCGCAATCGCATCTTATGGTTCAAACGGGATAGATCGAAATTCTACATACCGAAGAACTTTCTGGAAAGATGATTGGTTGACCAGAAACAGAAAACTTGAAACCCTTCAAGAATTCGGAGATAACGGAAATCTTCTTACTGGTAATTTTGATTTTCGAACAACTCTTTCATCTTCATTGGGATACACTGATGGCTGGGCAAGTAGCATCTGGCCAATGGGAACCAACAAAACTTTTCACAATACAGCTTCTTCAGACACACTAATCTTGGCAACAACTTATACTTCGAAGACAGGCGGCGATTTTGGAGAACTTACAAGATTAAATTATGATAACTTGATTAGTGTTTTTAATGGTGAAATTATTCCATCATCTTCACTATATCTCTCAGGTAATAACCACGTTGGAAATGTGACTTGCCCAATAACTGCTTCGAGTGGATATATTAATTTTACCGATACCTCCTGCGGCGCTCAAACTATTGACTATAAGTGGAATGGGATCGGCATAGGTCCGTGGTGTTGTGGCTGGAACCATGGCTTTTGGGATACTTCTTCTGCTCAAACATATCTTGGCTCCGCTTCTTGTCCTGGTGGAACTGGATCGGAGGGATGCTATGGTTGCGATTTCACCACCGGCATTTATACTTTATACACAGTTGGCAACATAGGGCACTACACTTTTCAACCTTCGGGAACTATCGTTCCCCCAGGGGGACCAACGCCTCTTGTGCGCTTTTGGTGTATGAGAATGGGTCTTCAGCCATCGGGCTCCACTTATCTTGCCTCGACTTCTTCTGCGTGTTTAGCCACCTTGGGCGCAACATGCGATACTGTCTGCACAAGTGTGGTGACGGGTTCGAATGATTACACAATGACATTCTCAATTATGGTAGGAGCCCCGGATCAAACTGAAAATGCCTACGACGTTGGGCTCTGGTCTTATTCCGCTTGGGTGTCAAGTAGCGTAGCTTCTATAAAGACCTCGCATAATGGCAACAACGTTTGTCGATTTAAGTCTGACTCTGACTCTGGACCTGGAACATTAGACCCGGAAACAGATCGCTACAGAATTATGCGAAACTGGAATGATCAAATTACAAGTTCTGTAACAGGATTACCATACACCTCTGTTCAAGTCAACCTTCAAAGAGAAATTCTTTTTCAAAGAAACACGGGTTCGTGTTGGGAAACTTTTCATCGCGAGGACGTGAACACATTACATTACAACGACACTTCAGTTGATGGTGGTCCAATATTAGATCTTACACAATCTTGTGTTGCACTTAACCAATCGTATTATGCGGTGGTCGATTTCTCGGGTTCCGATGTCGCCGACACTGCATATTATAAGTCTGCTTCAATGACAAATTTTGAAACCAATTATGAACAGAGTTGCCCAGAATCTTCATACTGGACAGCTTCTATTTCATATACTTATCCGGCTGGATTTATTACAAATGATACAGGCTATTATACTAGTTCTGGTGGAATATATAAAGATTATGGGCTGATGTGGAATGTGACAAATGAACGCAAAAGAATGGTTGATATGGGTTTGGTCACGAATTCCGCTGGAACACCATCACTGAGATATCCTTCTTATAATTCTTATGACGAATATGCACAAGATATTCGTGTAATGGGTAAAGACTATTCTATTATGCCTGAATTTAGAATGTCTTCTATGATGGCAAAAGAGAATCCCTATGCCACACACACTGATTTCTTGGAACTACCAGGAGGCAAGACAACAAGCAGTGTAAGCGCCGATGGTGCGCTAAATTTAGATTTTATTAGAGAGTATTCTAATTCCGACTTCTTAAAAGAATTTGATCTTCTAATGGACCAACAAGAAGACAGTGAGGGTTGGATGTCTGTGGGTTCACTTAGTCTAACCTGTAAGGGGATTAAAAAATTATTACCTTATGACGGTTTCTATCCCATGTCGCGAACTACGCAATTGTCCACTTTGTTTGCTGATGCTCTTGATTATTCTTCAAGCGTTGGAGGAAGAAATTTACAATTATATAAATGGGACAAGGCGGCGAATTGTTTTGTAGCAACAACTGAAGAAGATTATACTTCCAGCGAAACTTTGAACTCAATTCGCAAACAAGGGATCACGACGCCATTCTTTGCCCCTGGGATTGTTTACAATTCTATCAAATCTGGTGTTGGAGTTGGGTGGACTGTTGTTACGGGAACATGCCTCTCAGACACCTACACACTCCAAAATGTTAATACATCGAGTGTTTCAGGAAATTTATCGGGCGGCGATTTCTTGAACACCGTTGTGTATAAAGATCCTTCTATTGCCCGTAAGATTGACTTTGAAACAATTTATGATATGAATAAATTATTTCACAAAGATCCGGGCAAGCCATCTGGCACCGTAGATGCAGCGTTTCATATTGATTATCCTGAAGCCCTTGACGGTGGGTTTGGATTGGATTTAGATTGTGGTCTTACTGGGTGTTCAGCGCAGGGTGAAAACATTGATTCTCCAAACCAACACTTTATGCTGTCTTGGAATGGTCGCAATCCAGAAAATAAAATTAGTAAATATAACCAAGCCATGAATAACTTCTTGTCAGAATGTGTGAGATTCTTTTTGAGAGATCCAAAGAACCCCGAAACATTCAATCAAGGTCAATTGAATTATTTTGAATCATCACCAGTGGTGGCTTGTCATTTTGTTTCTGGTGCGACTTATTATATGGATGTAATATTAGAAAAAACAGAAGCTAAGCCATTTACAATGTGCGAGTCGGGATTTTCTGGTGATTTTTCTTATACTCCTTCTCAATTCACAGCCAAAGATCCTGTATGTCGGCTACCTGATTTTGATGAACCCTGCGAATATGCCACTTGGTCACTTGGACCAGAAAATACTCCACCTGTGGATCGTAGCATTTATAATACTTATTCTACATTTGACGGCAGATATTTTGGACCAGCAACTCAAAAATGGAAAAGTATATTTAACTGGTCATCAGCATCAGAAGGAGCACACTATAATGTATCTGATCCGGCACAGGCACCATATACTCCACCCTATTATTATGGTAAATCAATTGCTAGAATAAAATATACTCCTGGTGACGAATGGACGAAACAGGCATTCGAGAACACGAATCCCATTGATGTATTCTTTGAGAAAATGGAAATTGAATTTGTCAATACAGAACTTGAAGAAAAAATCAAATTGGGCAATATGAATTATGTAGCAAGCACCACAAGCCCTAGTGCTAGCGTGTTTGAAGATACATTTAGCACGAGTTCGTTTGCTTATCAAATGGCTCAAAATGTTGGGGATAGTATAAACCTTAAAGGAATCAAGAACGAGCTTAAGATACAGTATGATGGAGTTGGAAAATTAATTTCTGCCACGAATACATACTCCCCTGGTAAAAGTCGGTGGATTATTTCTAGCAAGTTTGAGTGCCCCATATTGGACTTCTCAAACCAAGAGACACAAACACTGACGGTTAGTGGAGGCTTACACCCACCAACCTCTTTATCTTCAAGTGGCTTCCTTGATCAACAACCAGTGCGACTAGGAAAGGGTATGTGGAGTGGATACGGAGTTCGCAAAGGTGATTCAAATTTTGTAACGATGGGGATAAGCAAAGTTGATCCAGCCATTATTAGCCCAACACAGATAGTAGATGGTGTAGAGATTAGCACAAGTCTTATCAACGCATTTGGATTCAACAATGTCTCAGGGCAAACTTCATTACACAAAGAGGTCGGCGTATTAGCGAAAAAGCGCAAAATATCTGAAGCCGTTGTTGCAATACCGTTTACAGGTCAAGCCAACATTCCCGACACACCGGGCTATCTTCCCGGAATGGCATCAACCGCAAATCCTGCCCAAATGTCTTCGCTCTATAATATGCTCAATGAGGGTCGCAACGGGGAAGTAAATTTATTTGCGATAGATAGAAAACGCTTTGATCCCTATCGCGAAGCTCCACCAAATGCAGAGTTGCCAAAGAATTCAATAACAGATATGGTAAAAATGATGAATGAATTTGTTCTTCCCCCTTCAATGGATTTTGTCCAAAATCCTGGGATTGACCCTTTTGTTATGTATATCTTTAAATTTGAACAGGAACTTGATCAAGTAGACCTACAAGATATTTGGCAAGGTGTATTACCGAGCATTGGTGTAAAAGCAGAGATAGAAGACGTTACTATCAAACATTCTTTATTGGATTCAAATGAATTTTTTCATAAACGACGCCTACCTACTGATGTGAGGTGGCTTGTTTTCAAAATCAAAAAACGAGCTACTATGGAATATTCTCAAGTTACGCAGTGGAACACAGATGATGTTGGTGGATTGGTCACGCCCCAACCCCAACCCGACTTTAGGTCTACTGGTCAAACAACATTTGCCTCACCCATACCAAGGATTGAGACTAAATTTTCATACAACTGGCCCCACGATTTCTATTCCTTGGTGGAGCTAGGAAAAATAAATACAGAAGTAGAATTCAATAAAAAACTTCTTCCCGCATCTACAGAGGTTGATCCCATTGGTAAATCAGAAGGAACGGGCGCTAGCAACGCGGATCAAGATCAAAGTCGCTCGGAGGGAACAGGAGCCCAATCTGGTGACTCCGGTGCCTCAAGTAATGATGGAACAAGCCATAGAGGAACCTTTGATCCAACCGGAGGTCAAGGATAGATGAAGTTTTTAAATAAAAAAGAACAAGTAATTGATCTAGAGATAACTCCTTATGGCGAGAACCTATTAGCAAAGGGAAGATTTAAGCCTGAATATTATGCTTTCTTTGATGATGAAGTCCTTTACGACTCTCAGTATGGAGGATTCACAGAGGCACAAAATAGTGCGTCAGTAAGAATTGTTGAAGCCCCCGAAATAGAGATGCAAACTTTTTTATATGGTGCGGAGACTCAAGTCCATGCGGCAACCGAATATTATCGTCTCACCGAAAATGAGAAAACCTTGGCACAACAATATGGTCGCATTCCCACTGACATAAACAACACTCCTTATATTTCTGATGATTCAGTAACTATTGCTACTATTCCCGACAAAGGAACTTTTGGAATCCCACTAGGGACTACAGATTTAAATTCATCCAAAGCACCGGCATGGAGCATAAATATGCTCAAGGGAACCTTAAGTAGTTCGGTGGCTTATTGGAACTATCCCTCTGGCTCGCACAAACCTTTATCCATACCTCAACTCAATATGGATTATATAAACTATGAATTGCAGCTATCTAGTGAAATTTCCTCACCAAATTATTTTGATGGGTGGGTGCTTAATTCAAATTCTCCGGTCACTGGTGCGGTATTAAATATTATTGAAGATTCTATTGTTTTGGAGATAGACGAATATAATACAGATTTTGATTGGGAAAACTTTGAAGTGGAAGTGTTTGAAGTGCATACGCAAGAATATGACAAAATAGCCACACCGTCAAGTCCGGCAACCAAATGGAAAAAGGAATACTTAGTTCCTCTATATTTTAAGAAACAAAAATCACAAGTTCAAGGAAATATTTTATTAGAACCAGACGAAATTATAGCGCAAGAAAATACCTATATTGATTCTAATTATGTTGAATACTATTTTGATATTTTTGCTGATAATGAGATCGACCAGAAGCTACTCTGTTCCCTCAAGCCAGCAGATAAGTCACAAGGAATTTTCTCATCTAGATTGTTAGAATGTAACGAATTAGAAAATCAGAAAAAAATAGGAATAGATAATCTTTATGATACGGTTGACGAGGAGGTTTGTGATTAGATATGGCAACACCACGAATAAATTTTGAACCTTTTTTGCCTGTCGTCAAGGTCAAGAAAGTAACTTTAGAAATCCAACCGGATGCGAGTGCCAACGCATACTTGTCAAATATTAATTATGCAGAAGCATTCTATAATAAGAATCCTCATATAGATGCGGGTAGGAGCAACGTATCAATCTCAAGGCGCGGTTTCGCAGCTCAAGCAATCAACGTTGGAGCTTTGTCACCCAAGACTCGTGTGGTATTAGATCTGTCAATTTCGGTTCCCGTAGGAAGCACCTCCCTTGATTCAAGCACTGTTCGCAATAGTATCCTGATTAATGTTATTACAACAACAAACTCAGAAACTTATAAAAAAATCCTTAAGAATCCCGTTGCATTGGCTGAACAAAAACAACCTAACACTATAAAGACCGTTTCTTTAAGTTCTTTAATAAGTTCTATGGACTTGAGCACCATACAAGAAACCCTTGCTGACGGAACAAGAGTGATGACATATTCATTTCGATTTGATGATGTATCTTTGATTGATGGTCAACTCAATGATCTTGGAATTATTGCCTACTCATCAATTTCAAAACTTTCAACTTCTATGGGTCGCCTTACACCCCCGATCATTAACAAAGCAGTAAGTCAGAAATCGGGCTTACTTGTGGTAGAAAATGGAAAAATAGTTTCTACATCCCAGATATATCGCGAACGTGATGGTCGTGTATGGAATGGTCCAGTTCATTATGGCAAAGTTGATCGAATAGATATTGCGAAGAAGATTACGATTCTTAAAGAGTTGGATTTATCTGCCCCATCAAATCGCTTAATTAAAAACAAGATGCGAGAAAGAAAGATTAAAAATTTAGAAGATATTTTAGTTTTTTTCAGCACTGAAGACAAGAAAGACCTATGGATGACTGGTCACGAAATGGAGCCAAAATATGTACCAAGCACTTATCAAGTCTCGGACATTTCGAAATGGGGCATTCACAAAGTTATTGTACCAGAAATTATTTCTTTACCAAGAGTTCAAGATTTTAGAACCTTTAACGAAATAGAAAATATTGAATTTGATTTTGCTCACATTGAGAACGCAGCCTTGGGCGCAATAAAAAACAATTTACGCAATTCTAAAATTGATATCAACACACAAGATACATATTTTTCTGATTTATTTCTCACACGAGATATTATGGATCAAGCCAGATTTTTCTTTACTATTGATTGGCAAAGGATGTTGCTTGATAATTCAGTGTTTGGGAAGATTTTTGAAAAAAGATCTTCTGTGGCTCTTGACAATCTTCTAAATAAAAGCAAGATAACCTCCTTTAGAATTTTTCGACACAGGATTCAAGGTAGTAGTGAGGCTGGGGCAAACCCAATTGTAGTGCCAAATCCCGACTATACAATGCCAGCATATGTGAGACAGAAGCCATTTTCTGAAAATCAAATTGATGAAATGCTTTTTGAAACAAAGGATTCTCTTACGACCACCGGAATAATACCTGTTTCCAAAACTTCAACAAATGATAATGTAATTTCAGAAATCTCAAACACTTCTCTTGGCTTAACAATTGATGGCGGAAGGCATTTGCCTAGTTACACGCTGCGACACTTTGAGGGAATCGATGGCTCTATAAAAAATATTACTGATGGCTATTATCAATATCGAATTGAATTTGAAATGCTAGACAAGTCGGTTTCGGTTCTTGATGACATACGATCACAACTTGATATAAACCTAAAAGGCATTCGTAAATATTACAATGAAGCAACAAAAGTAATGAGAACTATTCCGGGCATCCCGGCGCAAGATGGAAGTCCTTATTTGGGCGGGACAATCGCCGGTCGCACTGAACAAATTTATCAACGTGGTGAAGTGCAGACAGGAAACTTCAATTCAAAAACAAATTTTTTTACATCAGAGTTCTCAGAGGTTTATGCTCCCGGTGGACAGTTGGTGGTGGAATTCGCATCAACTATAAGCAACAACTCTCATGGATTAGTAAGCATAATAAAATTATTGGCGAGCGATCACTCTTATAAAAATCTTAATTGGGCCAACATTGAAACTACTTTGTTAAACTATCTAAATCCTTGGAGCGCGACACCTTCGAGCATAAACGCGGTTATGCGCTTGATGGAAACTATATCAAATAATTTAGAATCCATCATTGGAACAATTAGAAGCAGGGAAAGACAAGAGACACGAAATGAAGATGGTGAAATAATATCCATTGGGTTTGATGAAAAGCAAAATCCTGCGTCTAAAGATCGCAGCTATAAAATAAAAAATACCCCACAAGCAATTTTCAATGCGAACCTTATGACTAATCTGGGCTTTGATTTTTTGAATACAACAACGACAACACAAAACGAAAGCGGACTAAACACAATCTCTTATGCCGATTATTCTACATATTCCACACAGCAATACACCAACTTATTTCCGTCTTATAATTCTTCATTTCAGATCGTTCCCCTAGGTGGTTTTTTGGCTGGTAATACACCTGGCGATAACATAAAAATGGGAAACACTGAAGGTGTTTTCTTTTCCCCTTATCGTATAGTAGTGCCTGGTGGTTCAGTTTCACTTCAAGACAGTAATTATGAATCAAGTGATTTTCTTAAGCCCGTGTCATATTCTTTACTAAAGTCGCGCACCAATAACAATTTTTTAGAAACATTGGTCGAAGGTGCTGGAACTTCAGCACTTGTAAATGATAAAGTGCTAGCCAATGACTTATCAAATTATTTTTCAACTTATCACAGTGCGGAGATTGTAACTCCCGACATTGGTGGAGAGGGCGGATTTTTATTGAACTTACAATCGCAATACCCCAACGGAACATCTCCTGGCCCGGAAGCTGCCAGTTTTGCGGATTCTTATTATAAGGGGCTAAGAAAATTATCAAACCAGCGCAGATACATTTCATATGAATTTTATTTAGACGTGCTCAAGGAATCCACTTCCCCAGACTTAAATCCACGCTTACTTACAAAAAATATGTCATTGGATAAATCTTCTTTTGATTTGAGTGAACAGAATAGTTCTGCTAGTTTATTGATTTCCCAAGCGGTCGCGGCCCGAAACCCTCCTAACGATGCCATAGAACGTAGCTATGAATCTTCTTATTTGAGAGATGTGCCACCACAAACAAAGACACTTTTATATTATAATGTTCTAGCAGACTCGGCGACTTCGCGCCTAAGCCAAGCAGCGAGAGATTTTTTTGCCAAAATTGAAAATAATGTTATACTATACCCTGAGTTTATGTATCGCACTCAAACTATTAATAAGATGGAACACCTCGCGGGTTATAACGTCGGTGTGATCATGAACCCCAACAACCCCCGAGTTACAAACCTGAATGCATCTTCGTCTCCGCGACCGCCGCCTACACCCATTTTTCGTGTTCTCCTAAAGCAGCCAAATTGGAGAAGTTCGCTTGTTAGAGAATCATTTTTTAAGCCTCGTTGGGACACTTATGCTCCATTCTGTCGCTCTACAGCATATGTAAATAATACGGTTTTATTATCAAGAAATTCAAATTATGATTTGCCCACTTACGATGAATATTATCGCGTAGAGATTCCGGGCGTAGGAGGGGGTCCATAATGCCACTGAATTTCATCCACAAAAAGAAGTTTCTTTTTCGTAATAAAGAACTTGTGCCTATTCAATATTTCCACGAAGGAGAATGTACGGGGTCGAATGGACCTAACTCTCCATTGGTACAATATTCTTATTGGGGAACTACTCCGCAACTATATCTACCTTATGTTGTAACCCAGAAATCACCGAATGACATAGATATTCTTCGCACTGCATATAATAAATTTTGGACACGACCAGTAATAAATAGCCCAGCACGGTATGGAAACTTTCCCGCTAGATACTATTATGATAATAGGTTTGCCGCAAGCCCAGACCAGACCGATGCTTTTGCCACGCCATCAACCAATCTTTCTGATCGAGACGATGATTTAGGTTTGGCGATTTGCTTTACGGATGATAGACCTTATAATACACTAGCAGAGTTTCGAAATCTAAATAACTCTAATCTTCAATCCCGTGTTATTCCGTCTTCCTTATTGCTGAGTGATAACTATACGGCTTTTCCGTGGAACAGCGTTGAAGCTTCTCCACCTAGCAACCCAACATTTCTATCCTCTAAGAGAGAAAAATATACTATACAAATAACCCCACCACTAACGCCTTGGAATTTCACTCCCGCACAATTACAAGAGTTTATAGATTTTCCAAATGAGAGTGTGCCTGAGTGGTGGAAGGATAATACCAAGTGGGCTCTCTTTGTTAAGGAAAAGTTTCATGAAAAGAGTTACGAAGATACTAGCTTTAGTATGTGGATTCCCTTTGAGGATAAGGAAATCAATGAGGGATCACCGGATATTCCTTCTTCGGTGAGGGATGTATATGCTAAGATAACTCCTTCGTATAACTTCTATATAAAATCTTATGAAGAAACAATCGCGGATTCAACTATTCCAGAAAGTTTATTGCCGAATCTTTATGCCTTTGCTTCTGAATTTGATAATAGATTTTTAGACGGTGACAACTCCCGGTTTAGTCGATTAATAAACTTACAAAATGACAGGGGAGAAAATCAGATCACTAAGACATTTGTTGATATTATTGGTCCCAATGGTCGCAAAATCGGAGAAACTGACAAGGGTCAATATTTTGAAACATGGTCCGATAAGATACAGAATTTTCCCGATCCCAACACCACATTTAGTAAACTAAAAAGTCAATATGAAAATGTAGCACTTCCAATTTCAAATACACGAATGCTTGAGGACCACAAAGGAAACGAAATCCTTTTCCCTATGAACATTAAGATAGACTTTGTAACGGATGTTCAAACTAAATTTGCTGACCTAGTGGAAAGTAACGGCCTTTTCCCACTTCTAATAAAAAATATTTCCGAGTTTATCAATGGGATGACTGGGGTGGGTGCCTCAAGGGGATTATATAGTTTTGACTATTGGTTCAATATAGCTACAGAAATGTGCGAATATGTTAATAAATTTGCTCCCTCCACTCAGTTTTATTTAGGCGGCTTCATAGATGGGGTTATTGACCCAACCCAACTACAGGACGAATATAAAGATCTCTTTGACGATCTGGAAGAATTTAGAATAACATTTCTTGGTCGTATCCGTGAAGACCTTGACCTACTATCCAACCCGGCAAATGCGTTAGACGTTCTGTTGCGAATGAATTTGTTTGCAGCCGAATTAGATAAACTGGTTGAGCCAACTTCTAATCAAGGCCATTTTAGATCGTTCAAAGAAATCTTACAGGGCAAAGAAGCATATTCAGAAACGCTATTATACCGCATAGAGAAGGTTGATGCCGATGTCCCGGATCAAACCATACAGAATTTTTGGTTTCCTAATTCAAGCAAGATTGATGTTATGAGCTACATTGACACTCAAGTAAAATACAATAAAAGATATCGCTATAAGATCTGGGCTTATCAAATGGTTATTGGCAACAAGTATGAATACAAGGTTAATAAAATTGGTGGCATAAGTAATGCGACGGTAGTATACCCATCGGGCAAACAAGGACCGTTCACGCCCCCTCCGCCTCCTTCTAGGCTTGGCGACTTTCTTGCTCGCCTTTGTGTCTTCAACGAGCCCCTTATAAAAATAATAGAGGTTCCTTATTATGATACAAAAATTGATTACCCCTTGGGGATAGCAGTTGTTGATACTCCACCTGTAAGACCTGATATTAATATAATTCCTTATCAAGACACCGGGGATAAAATTTTGTTGTGGCTCAATGGAAGCGTGGGAGACTATTGGGAGGAACCCATTAGCGTTTTGCCATCGGATGATTTCAGCGAAATGTTACGTCTTCATGGGCGTGACACAAATAGTAACAATACGCCGGATGAAGTTCATTTTAAGAGCGACGATCATGTAACTGAATTTGATATTTTTAGATTGGAACACAGACCAACCAAATATACCGATTTTACACAAGGAGCACATACCAAGATATTCGCCGCTCAAGGTTCAACTTCCGCAGGTTTTGTAGACGACATCAAACCAAATACAAAGTATTATTATTGTTTCCGCGCAATAGATAATCATAATCATACTTCAAATCCTACTTCAGTATATGAGTGTGAAATAGTTCAAGACAACGAGAACATTTATTCTTTAATACAATTGGTGGATATGGACGTAGACGTTGGACGACAAGTCTCAAAACCCGTTAGAAGATTTTTACAAATCAAACCATCTTTTTCTCAAGCTTTACTTAATGAGAGCGAGCTATCAGCGAAAGTAAAATCAATCAGTTCAGCGAACAACGATTTTCAACTAGAGGGAGACAATTCTGCGACTGTAACTGCTCAACTTGGAAAAGGACAACAAAGTATTTGGGGCGAACCAAGCAACGGAAGAAAATTTAAAATAAGATTATCTTCAACAAAGAGTTCAAAAAAGTTAGATATTAATGTAAAATTTAAAACAACACAAACAACTTCGAATGAATAAGGAAATTTTAGCCCATGGTAAAATGGTGTAAAACAAAAAAACAAACTATTTATTTGTAATTATGGGAGATAAACATGGCATTTCTTGACAATAGCGGCGACATTATATTGGACGCAGTTTTAACAGATACGGGACGATATAGGCTCGCGAAGGGCGATGGCTCATTTAGGATCACAAAGTTTGCGCTTGGTGATGATGAAATAAATTATAAACTTTATGACAAGGATAACTCCAGTGGTTCGGCTTATTATGATTTAGAGATTATGCAAACACCAATCTTGGAAGCGTTTACAAACAACACGTCAATGCTACAGTATAAGTTACTCTCTATTCCCAGAACAAATTTGCTTTACTTGCCTGAATTGAAAATAAACAGTAACACTGCTCTTGACTCATCAGTTGTTGCGGCGAACCAAGGATATGCGGTGGCAGTCACACAGGCAACCGTTACCGAAATGCAGGCTAACAATCCACTCGGAACCTTTAACGGAGAAAATTGGGATAGGTCAGCGATAGCCAAAATTGATCAAGGCTTAGACACAACGGAAATAAGTTGGCAATATGAACTTGATCAGGATCTCAAAGAAACCCAATATATTATCGAGATTGATAGTCGGTTGGGGATTATCGCCAGCACATCCGATGGAACAAATGCCACGATTTCTTTTATTGACGATGACAATATCGCCAGCTATTACTTGTCACAGGAAACAGATCCACAATTTATTGTCAACAACAAGCAATATATCGGCACGGACGCACTATGGAACAACAGCACCTTGATTGCTGCCCCCTCTATTGCGACAATCCAGGGACCACAAGGAACCACACTGTTCTTTTCTATAAAGTCTACCCTGGAATTAATTTCAAGCAATTTCTTGTTTACGCAAATCGGCGGAGATTTAGATATCGCAGATGCAGCCGTAGCTACCGCCTGGGGTCTTACCGGGGCAACAGGAACATATAAATATATTGATACAATCATTAAAATCACCGGAGCAACAACCGGCTATAGATTAGACATCCCCGTTCGATTTATAAAACAGATCACAACATAAGGAAAACACGATGGCAACAGTTTATAAAACTTTTCTCAATAACGATATAAAGAGCACAAGAACGCTTTTACACGAAGCAATTCCAATTACCGGAGCGATTGTATCTGGAACATATACCGGGTCGCTTGGAGAGGAGCTAAATATTAAAAACTATGCTCACGGAATGTTTCAGTCAGTTTATGATTATCCTTATCTTAGTTCATCAGCCAACCACATTTTTGATTTGACGGTTGGATACTCCTCTGACTCGGAACTTAGTTCATCGACGAATGTTCAAAATGCTAAAAAGATCAATATGTATAATCAAATGGCATCGACACTCATGGGTTACGATACTGCTGGAGATGTGATTTTGTTTGATGTAGATGGTGATATTGCGTCTGCTGGAGCCAAAATCAGAGAAGCCGTTTTTGTAAACTTTGCTAGGCTACTCCAAAAAGATGAAATCAAAAAAGGATCGTTTCAAATGATTATCGGAAGTGGTTCGGCTTATGCTAGTCCTTTCGGTGGGCTTTTGACCTTTGGAGACACAAACGCACAAAATTCTTTTAAGGTGAATAGTGCCGTGGGTGAATATGGAATCTTAACTTGTTCTTCCCCAGCAACTTGTGTCACTGGCACATACTCCAAAGCTGGACTTATTTTTTATCAAGCCGGAATTGCAGTTCTTACTGCTTCCATATTTGATGGGTGTAATACAGGATCAATGAAAGTTGGCGCACTTATGGATGCGTTGCCAGCGGTCACTACAATTAGTGGTGCCCTTACTGGAACGTCCATTTCTGGAACGTGTGATATGTTTAGGCACCGTGTTCAAAACATATCATTCAATAACACAACTGAACTCAATTCTACTATTCATTTTTGTCGAGCAAATAATAGTGATTTCAATTATAGTTCCAATCCTTCATATTTGAGTGAAAGCAAGATTCGTGTCAAGAATTCTCAATTGGACGCGCCGGTATCTTATATCACCACAGTTGGTCTTTACGGCGCAGACAATGAATTGTTGGCAGTCGCCAAACTTAGTGAGCCCCTTAAGAAAGATCCAACCAACGAAATGATTTTACGAGTTCGCCTGGATTATTAGTTACTAACTAATTACCTTTAGCCATGTCCTTGTATAAATTTGATCGGAACGATCTTTTCTACAATCGTATAAAGACTTATCCTGCACTAGATTTTCATATCTATAGTGGGACAGTAATATACAACAAAGACACTCAATACACAGGCCCACTCAGCAACGCTAACATAACTCATGTTTCGGCTGGCAATATTAGTCTCTATGAGATGAATGTAGATCGACCGACAGGTGAGTTGATTTATCCGTTCATTACAAAACAAGGCTCGCTCACTTCTTTTAGAACCATTTCTACTACAGCTTACAATAATGATTTTGCCTATGGCGACACAATAACTGGCAGTTATCCTCTATCTTCTAGTCTTTCTTTTGAGAGGTTTGATACTGGCGTAACAGGTTCGGCGTGTAAATATTATAGGGATGCGCTTGAGAATACTTTCAATAAATATGCGTGCCTTAGTCCGAGTTATCTTTATAGTTCTAGCCTCGGAGACAAAGCTACACAAGAAATAAAAATAATAAGCATTCCCTCTATCTTCTACGGGTCGTCTATCAAAAAAGGTTCTTGCTCTCTAAAATTTTATATCTCAGGAACCTTGGTCAATGAATTAAGAGATGACATATATAATGGAGAATTGCGTCAAGTAATCTCCGCATCCACGGCGGATTCAGCTTCGGTTGCGGGTGTTGTTTTATATAATGAGGGATTTATTGTTCTTACAGGCTCGTGGGCTCTTTCTACCCATACTGAAGACTATGGTGCTGGCGGGTCAACTAACCCGAGATGGCTGGACTTTGGTTATACAGGATCTACTGCTTTGTCATCGAGTTTTCAAATGGCTTTCAGCGGGACAAACTATGTACCAACCCTAACTATGCTGACACACATGCCAAAGGGTGAACTTAACTTTTCTAATAATCCTACATTTATAGAGTATGGTCAACAAGTAACAGGCACAGCGGCAAACTCTGGTTTTATCACAGGCTCTAGTTTATATTTGGAAAATAAAAATCTAGCCATTAAAAATATTGTAAAAACTAATTTTCCAGATCCGACTGGTTCTTTTTCTCCGGTCACTTATATAAACAAGGTCGGCATATTCGACAAAGACAAAAACTTAATTGCGGTAGCAAAACTGGCTAGTCCAATTAGAAAACGAAATATTGATGAGTTTACTCTTAAACTTAAGCTCGACTTCTAGTATAATAAAATTATGATTTTGGGACTTGATATATCCACGAGCATTACGGGATATACTGTTCTTTTGAATAACGGACAAATCGCAGAGATAGGCCACTGGGATACAAGAAATAAAAACCACTTCACCGATCTCTTTTCCAAAGCCCTTTACATCAAAGATAAAATAAATAAACTAAAAGACTCTTATCCATTTGAGAATATTTTTATTGAGCCCGCGCTTAATATGTTTATGATGGGAAAGTCATCTTCTCACACAATCGCAACTTTATCAAAGTTCAACGGTATTGTGTCTTGGCTATGTTATGAGGCATTTGATATAATCCCAGAATACATCCCTGCAATCTCCGCAAGAAAGAAATGTGGAATTACTATTAAAAGAGGAACCAAGGCAAAAGAGCAGGTTATGAATTTTCTTATTGACAACGAACCCCACTTTACTGTAGAGTATGGAAGAACAGGTAAGCCAAAGCCATATTGTTATGACCAGGCTGATTCCTTAATAATTGCGAGAGCAGGTTTTGAATGTCTGAAAGAAAAGTTAGAATAATTGAAGATTTCCTTGGATCTTATTCCAAATCAAAAGATGAGTTTCTTTTTTATTGCCCCAAGTGCAAACACCACAAACCAAAGTTTTCAGTAAATTTCGACAAGAATGTTTTTAAGTGTTGGGTCTGCGATTATAACGGTCGCAGGATTTCGCATCTTGTTTCATCTTATGGAAAACCAAAAAACCGTTCCGAGTGGAAAACACTTTGCGGAATTGTTGACATGTCCGATCTGGAAAAGCCGGAAGAAGAAAAGATCATCGTCACACTTCCAGAAGAATTTATTTCTTTAACCAAAAAGAAACCTACTCCGCTTTCTTTGCCAGCCAGAAATTATTTAAAGACCCGAGGCATTGACCGCGAAGATATTTTGTGGTGGAAGATTGGATATTGCCCAGACGGGCAGTATGCCAAAAGAGTGATCGTGCCTTCATTTGATCTTGACGGAAACATTAATTATTTTATTGCTAGAGGATATAGCGACGACTGGATGAAATATAAAAACCCACCAGCAGAACGCGACTTCATCTTTAACGAACTGTATCTTGATTGGGATAAAGACATCACAATTGTGGAAGGTGTGTTCGACGCAATAAAGGCAACCAACGCAATTCCTTTGCTTGGCTCTACACTACGAGAAAATAGCTATAGTTTTCAAAAGATTGTGGAGAACTGCGATAAGATATATATTGCCCTGGATGATGATGCCCGCGCAAAAGAGTTTAAAATAAGCAAACTATTTATGTCATATGGCGTGGATGTTTACCGGGTTGATACTTCGGGGTTTGGAGACATTGGAGAGATGGATAAGGAAACATTCCAAGCTCGCAAGAAAACTTCCACTTTTGTTTCTTTAGACAACTATTTATTGGAGAAACTTTCGTTTTAATCAGAGAAACAAATGAAGCTTTTAATGGAAAACTGGCGTGAGTATTTGAACGAGGAAGCTGTCACCGACACTACGAATTTGGGTATGCTTATTAACTCAAGTAGGGACGGTAAGTATTTGTTACTCTTTGACACAGAGGAGTTTATAAATTCGATAGGAAAAAATAAATTGAAACCCAAACCTAGTGATTTCGACGAGTGGGATGAGCAAGATCAGTTTATGTTCCATCGACAAAATCGGAAAAATGATCCACTTGAAAATAAGACAGTCCAAAAAAAGATTTCTCAAAGCATTAAGGGAATCATCGATGTGGAGATATGGGCTGAACGCGGTGTGCCGTGTTTTGCGGCTGGTAAGAAAATATTTACAATCAAGAGAAGCGCGGCAAGAAATGGGTATGGTCCACTTCTGTATGATACGGCACTTCTTTATACTAAGTCAGTAGCGGGGGGATTAATGGCGGATAGGTTTGCTCTTTCAAAACCCGCTCAAAATATCTACAAACAGTGGCTTGCAAGAGGAACCGGAGCGACGGGAATAAAAATTAAAGCTAGAAAATTTGACGATATAGACGATCCACAAACAAAACCGAAAGGAGATGATTGTTATATACATCCCGAAACGGGAAAAGGAAAAGCCGACCCCGCATCCAACTATGTTTATTCTACAAAGTCTTCAGCCACCCCAGTTCGTGTGCTACAAAAAAAAGCAAGAACTTCTATAAAAGAATTTATCAATCGCGCATATTCAGGTGGCTCCCCATATGCAACACCAGAAGAACTTGTAAACACTATAGAAGAAATGCTTTACGATGGTGGTAGTAACCTTTTTGATAAGTTATATAAAGGGTAGTGTTTTACTTCTCTAAACAACTATTTATTGGAGAAACTTTCGTTTTAATAGGAGAAACAAATGAAATTAACTAAATCAAAACTTTCTCTTGACTTAACCATATCTCCTGGTATAATGGTAAGTAATGAAGTTTGCTCACATCGCGGATACCCATATTCGCAATCTCAAATATCACACCGAATATAAGATTATATTTAATAAAATATATGAAACTCTCCGAAAAGAGAAGGTGGATTATATTGTTCATTGTGGCGACATATGCCACACCAAGACACAGATTTCTCCTGAATATGTGGAGATGACTTCTGACTTTCTTTATAATTTAGCGGAGATTGCCCCAACATATATCATCTTAGGCAATCACGACGGCAACTTAAGAAACACAAGCAGACAAGATGCAATCACTCCAATCGTAAAATCTCTTAATCATTCCAACCTACATTTACTAAAGAACTCTTGCGAAGTTGATATGGGTCACGAGTTTACCTTAAACGTGTTGAGCGTGTTTGATGAAGAAAATTGGAAAGAGCCATCCAATCCTGATCAAATAAATATTGCTCTTTATCATGGCTCCATTAGTGGTTGTCAAACAGACATAGGCTGGAAGATGGATATTGGCGAGCATGACATTTCGATCTTTGATAAATTTGATTATGCGATGTTGGGAGATATTCATCTCACAAATCAAATTATGGACAAAGCCGGCCGCGTTCGCTATGCTGGTAGCACTATCCAACAAAATCATGGCGAAGGAACTTGTAAAGGTTTCTTGATTTGGGATATTGAAAGTAAAGAAGATTTTACTGTTAGACCCGTTACTCTTACAAATCCAAAACCATTTATCTCACTACCTCTTACCACGGATGGTAAAGTTCCCGAAACTTCTGTTCCTGAAGGTGCTCGTTTGCGATTGGTGGTAGAGAATAGTATTTCTGCTATAGCACTAAAGAAGGCTGTGGATGTTGCAAAAAAACGGCACAAGCCAGAATCAATTACGGTCGTGAATAAATCTACGTTTACCAACGGTGTAGAGATAGGAGACTCCTTTCAAAAAGAAAACCTCAGAGATCTTGTAGTTCAAGAAAAACTAATTGGCGAATATCTAGAAGACTATAAAATTGATGAAGCTCTTGAAAAGAAGATCCGGGATCTAAATAAAAAATATAAACAGATTGTCGAGAACAATGACGAGACTTATCGTAATGTGGATTTTGAAATCTTGGAACTAGAGTGGAGCAACCTGTTTAATTATGGTGAAGACAATCGCATAGACTTTACCAATTATAGTGGAATTACTGGGATTTATGGTCGTAACTTTTCAGGCAAGTCCAGTATCGTTGATTCACTTTTGTATACGATCTACAACTCAATTTCAAAGAATTCACGCAAGAACCTCAACATAATCAATAACAACAAGACCGAAGGCTTTGGTCAGGTTAAGATTAGGCGAGGCAACAAAGTATATACAATCAGGAGAGAATCCAGCAAGTATCTCAAGCGGCTAAAAGGGGCAGAAACAGTTGAGGCTAAAACTGTTGTAGACTTTAAATCTTGGGACATAGCGACTGAAAAGGAAGAATCTTTAAATGGGCTTACTCGCTCAGACACCGACAAGAATATTATGAAATATTTTGGAAGTCTTGACGATTTCTTAATAACTTCTATGAGTTCTCAATTGGGTGCGCTAGCATTTATTAATGAAGGCTCTACAAGGCGTAAAGAAATATTGGCAAAGTTTTTAGATTTAGAAATCTTTGATAAAAAGTTTAAGACAGCCAAGGAAGATGCAGCCGATATCAAATCCGAGATTAAAGTTCTTGATGCGGTTGATTATGATGAAGACATAAGGATAGCCCATAAAGATCTTCTTGATAACGAAGCCGCGACGATGAAAAGAAAAAATAGTTGTGAGATATTAAAGAAGGAGGCTGTTGTTCTAAAGGATCAGATTTCAGATCTAGAAGATAAAATTCAATCAGCCCCCACAGAAATCATTGATATTCTTAATATTCGTAATTCCATATCTCAGTCAGAGAAGAGGTTGTTACTATACGAAAAAGACATAATACACAAGACTGATGAGAACATCAAAAATAAAAACAAAATTACTAAAGCTAACGATTTCATTAAATCGTTTGATGAGGATTTTCTATTTTCACAGAAGCGAAAATATCTAGAACTCGAAAAAGAACTAGTGAATATCACTTTAGATCTAAAAGCCAGTAAAACTGAATTATCTCAATTTGAGACGCGAGCGAAGTTATTGAAAGAGGTTCCTTGTGGATCTGAATTTTCACATTGTAAATTTATTCGTGATGCGTATGAAGCCAAAAATAAAATTCCATTAGTTCAAATTGGTCAACAAACTAAACAGGAGGAGTCCCAATCAATTCAAGTGGAAATGAATTCTTTAGAAATTGATAATGTAGAGAGCCATCTTGCCAAGTTTGAGGATCTACTGAAACTCAAAAAAGATTTAGAGAATCAGATACCTACTGATGAACTTTTGATAGAGAACCTATCCTCAAAGAAATTGATCATAGAACACGAAATAAGAGAACTCCAAGAGAAAGAAAAGTTTTATGATGATAATAAGGAGGTCATAGAAGATTTAGAAGGGATTGTTAAAGATAAGAACTTAAAGATTTCTGTGCTTAGGAAGTGCGGTATCAATCTAGAGGAATGCGAAAGTGAATTGTTAAGGCTTTATAAACTTCATGGGTTTAGCGAACATAGAATTCAAAATCTCGAAGTAGAAAAGACCAAGTGCGAAAACCTAAAGAATGATTATGAAGCACACGATCTGTATATGCGTTGTATGCACCCGAACGGTATTGCATATAACATAATCAAAAAGAGTTTGCCAACAATTAATAATGAGATTTCCAAGATACTTGCGAATGTAGTAGATTTCCAAGTGCTCTTTGAGACGGACGACAATCGTCTAGATATTTATATCCAACAACCAGATCGTGATCCTAGTCCATTAGAAATGGCTAGTGGTGCGGAAAAAACTGTGGCTGCGATGGCAATACGTTTGGCGTTCACAAATATTTCTTCATTACCCAAATCACAATTGTTTATTTTAGACGAGCCCGGTACTGCTTTAGATGCTGAAAGAATGGAAGGCTTTGTGCGTATTCTCGATATTACAACTTCTATTTTCAAAACTGTTATTTTAATTTCTCATCTTGATAACTTAAAAGATGCTGCGGACTCAATCATCACTATAGAAAAGAAAGATGGATATGCGAATGTTACTGCGTAGCTAACTATTTATATTTGCGTAGGAGGTACGTGAATATGAAAGATATTTTAAAAACAGTTAATGAAGGTGTTAGTGGACTTACAGGTTTGGTAATGAATTTGCTTGCTTTGGCAATTCTTGTTGAAGTAATTTATGGAGCAGGTATTTTTGGAATGGGCGTTGTAGGCAACGTTGTTAAATTAATTGAATCAATGGGATCAAGTGGTTTTGTTGGTTTGTTATCGCTCATTGTTTTACTGAGTTTATTTAACAAAGGAAAAGAGTGAACTCATCATTTGTTGATAAAGCTTTAGAGAAAGTGGTATCGAGAAAATTTACGGTTTTCTCTTTAGCCACTCTCTTTTTATATCTAGGTCCGATCAGTGGCGATCAATGGGTTGCTATTGCGTTGGGCTACATAGGAATACAGGGCATCGCAGATATTGCGACTAACTGGAAACACGGAAACTAAAATGAAAATTACAAGATCACAACTTAAGAGAATTATTATAGAGGAATCCTCAGAGTCTCGTATGGCGGATATTTCGGCAGCAGCAGCCCGAAGCGCAGCCTTGGTAACACTAAAATTGTTTTACACAGAGAAGGATGCAAAGAAGTTCATTAAGAAGCACCCGCAACGAGATAAGTTAGTTGTGGAGTATAAACCTCAAAGCGACTTTTGGGCTGTGCGGATCGCTAGGGATGATTATATCAAGGAATAAAAAATGAAACTCACAAGGTCACAACTTAAGAGAATTATTCAAGAAGAACTCCAAGAGGATTCAGGCTTTATGGACCCAGGTTCTCCTAGCGGACACACCCCAATCCCTCCGCAAAAAAAGTCAGTCCCAGGCACGAGTATGGATTCTGCGATCACTAAAATAATTCGTTTGAAGTTTAAGATGTTGGACACTAGGGATGCCAAAGAACTAAGAGAGAAAATCACGACAGCCATTAATGATGTTGTTGATAGTTTTCAACCAACCCCTCTCCAAGAAGTAGCCCCACCCGGAATGGAAGACAAAGTAAAGGCGTTGAAGGATCAAGAATGCGGCGGTAAAGATGATTGCCCCGCAGCATTTCGAATAGCGTGGGCGGAAAAAAACAAAAAGAAGAACAAATGAAAATCTTAATGGAAAATTGGCGTTCTTATTTAGAAGCCGACAAGCTTGCCGAAGCGCCCAGTCGTACAGCGAGAGCACTAGATAAGGTCAAAAATCTTCGGGATTTATTTGGCAAAGGGTGGGATAAAGCCGATGATAAACTAAAGGATGATTATTGTACGAAGACAGTTCCATCTACCCTACAATCCAGTGGGGATGTTAAAACATTTGGTGAATTACATGCTCTGTTAAAGTGTACCTTAGAATATAAAAATAGAAAAAAAGTTTTAGGAATTTTGACAAATTTTGTTCCCGGTGTTGCAGCCGCAAAAGAAATATTTTCTAATTCCGATGAGGTTTCTGAATTTGTTCTGGGAATGTATCAGGTGCCCGATGGCCAACGACCCCAAGGGAATTTAGGAAAATTAGATATGGACGATTCAGTATCGGAGATCATATCTGATAAGATCGAAAAAGCGTTTGTTAGGTGGCTTGTCTCTACAATGCAGGACGAAGGTAACTTTGAGAGGGATATTCCTGATGATTGGGATGTTACAGATCAGTTGCGGGATTTTCTTAAAAATCAAAATGATGGTCGAACTGTGACTGGTTATGAGGGCGAAGACTGAATTGGTATTGAAATAAAAAATGATCGCACTTAAAAAAATCTGGTCTTTCCTAAAGTCGTATTGGTATATACCTGTTCTCATAATAGTCGCTTTAGTTTTTCGTTCTAAAGAAAGCAAGATTGAGGAGATTATCAAAGCCGCTGATGACTCTCACAAGAAACAACTAGACGCAATCGAAGCGGCTGAGATAAATAAAAAGAAAGAGAAAGAGTGGATCGATAAAGAATATGATAATGCCATTAAAAAAATTGAAGAAAAGTATTCTAAAGAAAATAAGATACTAGACAAGAAAGAAAAGAAATTTGTAAAGTCTGTCATAAAAGAGTGGACTGATGATCCCGATCAAATGGCGGAAAGAATTACACTAGAGTTTGGATTTGAATATGAACCTAAAAAAAACAATAGCAATACTGATTAGTATTATTTTTATTTCCTCGTCGGTCATAGCCAACGCCCAAACAACCACGAGCACAAGTGCGAAATTTACTTTTCTAAACGAAGGTGATGTCGCACCATTTACAGGAACACTATTCTCAATAGAAGCAACTGCAAAACTATTAGCAGAAAAAGCGCGAGCAGAACAAGAGTGCAAACTAAAAGTAAAATATGAAACGGACATACTACAAGCAAAGTGTACGAGAGACAATGATTTACTTTCTAGCGAACTCAAGATAGAGAAAAAGAAATACAAAATCATTGTCTCGGCTCAAGATGAGGAAATCTTGCGCTTACAAAAAATTGCAACTGATGTTGGAGATTATGATATACTGTGGTTTGGCGGTGGAATAACAGTGGGAATGATTACATCAATCGCAATCTTTTTCGCCGCTAGCGAAATAGTAAAGAGATGAAAGATCCCGATCATCTTATAAAAGTTGAGAAAGCCATACAAGAGAAGTATGGTGATGAAGCAATACAGAATCCTAAAAATAATTGGGATCAAAAAAAAGAAAAAGATTACCTATCTCAAATCAAAGAGGCATCCCGAAACGAAAAGACCAAAGAGAAGGTGGAGGTTGATGGTGTTTTGTTGCCCAAGAAACTATTTATAAAAGAATCAGAGCGCACTTGCCCAGTATGTAATATTTATTCCTTTCACGGAAGGGATGATTTATATATGGCAAAGTTTAAATGTTGCTTTAAATGTTATATTCAACACGTTGAAGGAAGAGAAGAAAAATGGCTGAAAAATCAAATGTCCTAGAAATTATCCAAGGTATCCAGCAAGCGGCATCAAACGCTTTTGACGGTGCGCTTGATGAAAATGGAGAACCACTCAAGGTTGGTCTTCAAAGAGAGGAGGGTCATCCAATTCTCGATAAGAGAGTCATGGATGGATTTGGTGTAACCTTTCACGGCAATATGCTCACCATCAAGTATCAGGGTGAAGTCACCTTGCGTGAAGTCTACAAGGGTGATTATGAAGGAGAGATCGAACAACGACTCCAAGATATTGCCAACTTTCTAAAGAAGGAATATAAAAAGATTACAGGTAATGGACTTACTCTCACCAAGCCAAAAGACAGTGAGCCCCATATGATTGTTCAAACTACGAGCAAGGTAAGGTCTTGGGTACAAGCCCAACAAGAATATAAGATTGGTGGAATCCCAGATGAACCCGAGCTAGGGCACACGGTAGAAGAACGCCTAGATACGAGCATCAAGAATTGGCTTGGTCTTGGAAAAGATAAGTTCCCAAAAACCAAGAAGCCAGAAAATGTGTCTGGAAAGCGAGACGAAGAACCTAAAAAAAAAATCAATGAAGCGGAAGAACTAGAACTGGGAAAGGAAAAGGTTTCGAGTTCATCAGCAACGACATCGCAACGCGCAGACCTTTCCGCAGCATCCGAGCTAAACAAAGGTATTTCAGATCAGGAGCGAGGTTTGATTCAAAATGTTGTCAAGATTCTAAGAAAATATGCCCAACAGGGAAATCTGGCATCGGGAAGCGAACTTACTTTATTAAAAAAAGTTATCGTTCCTTTACAAAAGAAGCTAAAACAAGTCTCAAATAAAAACTAATTATTGTGTATGTCTCAGTATCTTTCCAAAAAAGAACTTGTCCGAGAACTTGTTAAGTGCGGCAAAGATCCAGTTTATTTTATAGACAATTATTGTAAGATTGCCCACCCTCAACGTGGTCAAATTGCATTTAAGACCTGGGACTTCCAAAAAGATCTTTTACAGAAGTTTAATGACTACCGTAACAACGTTATTTTAAAATCCCGTCAAATGGGTATTTCAACAATTACAGCCGCATATGTTTCGTGGATGCTTCTTTTTCATCGTGATAAAAATGTTCTTGTTATTGCAACGAAATTTAGCACAGCAGCCAACCTTGTAAAAAAAGTAAAAGCGATGATCAAATTATTACCTCCTTGGTTTGATCAGATCGCCAAAATTGCCATTGATAATCGTTCATCATTTGTTTTGAGTAACGGTTCTGAAATTAAAGCAACGTCCACTTCGGCTGATGCTGGTCGCTCTGAAGCACTCTCATTGTTAGTAATTGACGAAGCCGCCCATATCGATGGCTTCAGTGAATTATGGACAGCACTTCAACCTACAATGGCAGCGGGCGGCCGTTGTATTGCCTTGTCTTCTCCTAATGGGGTGGGCAACTGGTTTCATAAAACTTATGTTTCTGCCCAAGCTGGCGAAAATGATTTTCACCCCACGATCCTTCATTGGACATTACACCCGGAAAGAGATCAAGCCTGGTTCGATGAAACAACTAGAAACCTTTCGCGCCGTAAAGTTGCACAAGAGTATGAGTGCAACTTTAATGCTTCAGGCGAAACAGTTATTCACCCGGATAATTTAAATAAGATGGCACTAGCTTGTCGCAGTCCAGAACACCAAACAGGTTTTGATAGAAACTTTTGGATCTGGGAACAATATGATCCAGATAACAAGTATCTATTAGTTGGTGATGTTTCACGAGGCGACGGCGCTGATTATTCAGTGTTTCACATTTTTAATACAAACACGATGGTTCAGGTTGCCGAATATCGAGGCAAACCTACGACTGATTTGTTTGCGAGGATTTTATTTGATGCTGGAAAAGAATATGGAAATGCGATGCTGGTTGTTGAAAACAACAATATCGGTTTCTCGGTATTGGAAAAACTCATTGATGCCGGTTATCCAAATTTATATTATTCTACTAAAGGAACTCATCAATATATTGAACAATATGAAGCCGAGCAAATTTCTAACTCTGTTCCAGGCTTCACCACTTCACAAAAGACACGACCGCTCATCGTCGCCAAGTTAGAAGAATTCGTTCGCAACGAACTAATTACTATAAATTCGGAGAGGACTTATCAAGAACTAAAAACATTTGTATGGAGAAACGGAAGACCAGAAGCACAGCGAAGCTATAATGACGACCTAGTTATGGCTCTGGCTATAACTTGTTGGATTAGAGATACGGTCTTACAGGAGAATACCCGCGACTTACAATTTAAGAGGGCAACACTGAACGCGATGATTGTATCAAACACAAAACTAAATACTACAATACCCGGCATGACCGGCTACAAAAGTGTGGAAAGTAGTGATAGAATACAAGAAGCTAAAAAACTTTATGAAGACTTCGGCTGGATTATAAAAGGATAGAAATGGAAAATAAAAGAAACCCCAACAATGATCAGAACCCATTGTACCGCGCACTAACTAGACTCTTATCTGGTCCTATTACTGATCGGCGAAAGCAAAACCCACGTCAGCTTAAGCGTCGTCAGTTGAATAAATATAGTTTTACATCTCCTGGTGGCTTGAGCTTTAAAAAGCAAACTCATAATCCTTTTGATAATTTTAGAACAGCCGCATATCAAAACGTCAACCGAGCGGAGCGATATATTGATTTTGATCAAATGGAATACATGCCCGAGATTGCTTCAGGGTTAGACATCTATGCAGATGAAATGACCACATCGTCAGCAATTCAAAAACTACTTCTAATCAATTGTCCCAACGAAGAAATCAAAGAGATATTATCACAACTGTTTTATGATGTTTTGAATATTGAGTTTAATATTTTTGGATGGTGTCGATCAATGTGCAAATTTGGGGATATGTTTCTATATCTTGATATTAACGAAGAATTGGGAATCACCAACGTCATTGGACTTCCGTCTATGGAAGTAGAAAGAATGGAGGGTGAAGATAAAACAAACCCCAACTATGTTCAATTCCAATGGAACAGTGGTGGCCTTACTTTTGAGAATTGGCAAATAGGACATTTCCGAATTTTAGGAAACGATAAATATGCTCCTTATGGAACTTCTGTTTTGGAGCCTTGCCGACGCATTTGGAGACAACTACAACTATTAGAAGATGCGATGATGGCTTATCGTGTTGTGCGCTCACCCGAGCGACGTGTTTTTTATGTGGATGTTGGTGGAATTCCTGAAAAGGAAATTGAACAGCATATGCAACGCATTGTAACACAGATGAAAAGAAATCAAGTTATTGATTCTCAAACTGGTCGTGTTGATTTGCGCTACAACCCCATGAGCACCGATGAAGATTATTTTATCCCTGTTCGCGGAGGAGCTTCTAATACGAGAGTTGAAAGTCTTCCAGGCGGAACTTACACGGGTGATGTGGACGATGTAAAATATTTGCGTGATAAACTATTTTCTGCGTTGAAAGTCCCACCATCATACCTTACGCAATCAGATGAAGGTGGTGACGAAAAAACTACCCTTGCACAAAAGGATGTGCGTTTTGCCAGAACAATACAAAGGCTTCAAAGAAGTGTGGTATCAGAACTGGAAAAGATTGCGGTTGTTCATTTGTATACACTAGGCTTCAAAGGAAAGGATTTATTATCTTTTAAATTACATCTCAATAGCCCTTCTAAAATTGCTGAACTTCAGGAATTAGAGCATTGGAGAACAAAATTCGAAATTGCTGGTGCTGCGACTGAAGGATACTTTAGTAAACAATGGGTAGCAAAAAATCTTCTCAATCTATCCGATGAAGAAATTGTTCGCAACCAGCGCGAAATGTTTTATGACAAGAGATTTGAAGCCATGCTTGAGGGCACCGCTGAAGAAGGCGGAGACGCAGAAGGCGGCGACGACTTTGGTGATGACCTTGGTGGTGATGACCTCGGTGATGACCTCGGTGATGACCTCGGGGATGATGAAGACAGCGGCGAAGACGAAACGTTATTGGCTGAACCGGGGAAGCGCAATGATATGAAGTGGAGAACTCAAAACCCAAAGCCCCACCATACACCAAAGGATAAAGGAAAAGCATACATCCCAGAAAAACATGATGATCGAGAAGAAGCCGGAAGAAGAAAAAACATGATGGGGAAAGTGGCTTCCGAGATGGGAAAGAATACACAAAGAAATGTTTTCCCAGGTCTTGATGGATTTAAGCAACAATACAAAGGGATAAAGGAAAATACCGAAACTAATTATACTGAGGACTCCAAGGTAGAAAACGAAGTTTTAAGTAATAGTAGAGAAATCCAACAAATTATTGAGAATTTGGAGAAAAGAGAAGAAGCAAAAAATGGTAAAATTTAAACACAACAAGAAAAAGAATAGTGCCTTTTTATATGAGGCTCTGGTTATAGAATTAACAAAAGCAATCTTGAAAAAAGATGAGAGTTCCAAAACACAAATAGCCTCTCTGATAAAAGAATCTTTTAGGTTTGATACTTCTCTCCATCAAGAATTGAAACTATATCATTCGCTGACAAAAACTCAAAATGCTCACCCTCGCACGGCAGAGAGAATATTATCGGAAGTGCTTAAGCAGAGAGAGGTTATTGATAAGAAACGACTATTATCGGAACAAAATAAACTAGTTCGCAAAATCAAGAAAATGCTTCCAGAAGACACTTTCAATAATTTTGTTCCTAACTATAAATCTCTTGCTACTATTTATCAAATCTTTAATCAACGCAGTACCATAAAAACAAAAGTTCTATTAGAGAATCAGATCATAAAAGGAATGATCTTATCTGAAGCTAAAGACAAAGATCAAATGGTTCCTATTGACAACTTGGTATATAAGACTTTTACTAAAAAGTTTAATGCTGAATACTCTGGTGAACTCCTGAAAGAACAGAAGGAACTATTATCTAAATTTGTTTCTTCCTTTGTGGACAACGGTCTTCGTCTAAAGTTATATTTGAACGAGGAGATATCTAGACTGAAAAAGGATTTGAAAAAATCTTTAATGATGGAAGAAATTATAAGTGATGCGGCTATGACAAAAAAGGTTCAAGCCATAATAGAATCCTTAGAAGAATTTAAAAATGAAGAACCAAAAAAGGAAATGATACAAAAAGTGATCAAGGTACAAGGCTTGATACATGAGATAAAATCCGATGGCGTCAATTAAAATAAATGTTACTCCTGATGCCTTGAGCGCAGAAGAAATCAAAGAAGAAAGTGAAACACACCCACAGATTTCTTTGATTGCTCGTAAGACCGTTGATGGAAAAATTATGGTTTTGGATCATAAGGACTTGGATATTGTTATTGACCACGCAAACAAGAAGATTATTACATTTCCAAAAAATGAAATGAGTGATGAAATCTACCAGATTCAAAATAATTATTTCAATTTCCTGTCACAAAAAGGCGTCGTCGAAAGATCATCAGTCCATGCGGGTGATGTATATGCGAGCATTCAGGGGAGCTATCCTGAAGCCATTGACGAGGGTGTAGATGCTACACAAGTCGTGCTTCTTTCTACTTATCAATTCATAGAACAAGAAAGACCAAAGTTTGAAGCAGAAGAAAGATACGAAGAAGAAATTGATGATTGGTATACGGAGCCCGACGCAGAGGATTCGACTGTATTAGGGGAAGTTCCTGAGTCACCAGACAAGGGCTCAATCAACCCAAATAATCCTTGGACATATTATTCCGGCTATTATTCATGAGCCTAGTATATTTTGTTTTAGCCGCTTATGGCTTAACGCAACTCTTAGTGTATGCTAAAATATTTGACAAAATCAGACCATCATATCATTTGTTTCATTGTCCCATGTGTATAGGGTTTCATGTCGGATGGTTTTTGTGGGCGATAAACGGACAAACAGAACTATTTACTTATGAATATTCCATAACCACGGCACTTATTTTGGGGTGCGTGAGTTCTGGAACTTCATATATTGGAAACATGATCTTTGGAGATCAAGGAATAAACTTTAAAATGTGGGGTGAAAAATAATGTTAGAAAATCTATGGACAAGCAAATCTCGTATGCTTCGACCAGTGCGTCGATGCAAATCAGGATGCATAGTCACGCGGGTTGCGCCCGCTTTTTATAATGAATGGAGATAAGAAATGATCGACGACGAGCAAGAACCAGATGTAGACGAAGAAATTACTGCTGGTGAAATTGAAGAAACAAAACCGGAAGAAGAAGTAAAAGAGGAATTAATCACAGAAGCAGATGCTTTTAGTTTACCAAATGATGAGCCAGTGACTAGCACCTCTTTTGAAACTTTTGATGCCGAAGACTTTGGGTTTATTGAGCACTATGGTGAGGAAATCACAATTCAGCATGATGAGCAACTTCCCGAGAATGAAGCGGTGTCTGCTTTAAACTGTGCCTTTATTGGTGTTGGTGGTGCTGGTGGAAAACTAGCCAAAGCTTTTTTAGATTTAGGATTTAATAAAACACTACTTCTCAATACTACTGAAAAGGATCAGCCGGAAGGTGTAGACGCGGACCACTTAATTCTTATTCCTGACGCTGATGGCGTAGCCAAAAATGTCGCTTATGGAAAGAAAGTGTTTAGTGAAAACAGTGCGGTTGTTGAAGACGCTATTCGTACCAAACTTGGAAAAGTGGATTGGATTTTTGTTTTAGCTGGCGGAGGCGGAGGAACCGGAAGTTCCTGCGTAGAACTTCATGAAGTGTTCGAGCGGTATCTTAGTTCGGTGCAGGGTGAAGGTAAAGTGGTTTATATTATATCTTGGCCCACGGCGCAAGAATCTCTTAACCACACTATCTCTAAAAATGCGCTCTCCCTAGCTAATGATGTAGCACCACATCCTCATATTCTTATTGATAACGAGAGACAGACACAATTGCTTCGCGGAAAGGTTGGTATCCTAAATATGTATCCCGTAGCGAATTCTACATTTGCTAAGTTGTTTCATCAAGTTTTAAAACTAGCTTCGGAAAAGTCTTATGTTCAAACCTTTGATTCAAAAGATCTTGGGCGTTGCTTGGCTACCGAGGGAAGAATGTTTTTGGGCTCGACTATGATAGCAAATCCAGCAGATCCTAAACTTGGCGCAGCTATTTATCAAAATTGTATTAAGCGTTCTCCATGTCCCATGCCTAAAGGCAAGTCCGTTACAGGAACGATGCTACTAATTATTACACCGGAAATGGCAACAGATCCAGAGATTAGCAAACACTTAGACGCAGCCGTGTCTTATGTCGGTGGAAGGTGCGAAACCTTGTTTTCTGGGGTATATATCAAAGAGAACTTACCAGGGCTTGTTGCGGTCTTGTCGGTGAATGGATTAGACGGGAGATAATAAAATGAGCAAGTACCTTCTTAGAGAATATTATGAATTGTGCGCGGGCGGAGTCTGTGAAGATTTATTAACAGAGGCGGAAAAGATACAAGTTAAGAATGGCGCAACTTTCTTATCAGGAATTATGCAGAGAGTAGATGAGCAAAACGGTAATGGTCGTGTCTATCCTAAACTAGTTCTGGAAAGAGAAGTCAAAAACTATATGAAGACAGTCAAGGAGAACCGGGCTTGTGGAGAATTAGACCATCCAGAAGATTCAGTTGTCAATCTTAAAAATGCTTCTCACATGGTTACTGATTTGTGGTGGGAAGGTAAAGACTTGAAGGGAAAAATTAAAGTATTATCTACACCAGCAGGAAAAATTTTAGAATCTCTAGTAAACGACGGGGTTACTTTAGGGATTTCGTCTCGGGCTTTGGGGTCTGTTCACGAAAGCCAAGGGAAAACGATTGTAGAAGAAGATCTTCAGTTGATATGTTTTGATATAGTTTCTGAACCCTCAACGCAAGGTGCATTTATGAGCCTTACCGAATCAAGAATAAAACAACCATATTCAAAGGCTGATCGAATCAATAGAATACTGAACGATATTATAGGAGACTAAAGAGATGAAACTATCACGAGAAGATTTAGAACGAATGATCAAAGAAGAAACGGAAGATCTATTAGGAGAAAAAGCAAACCCCGACGAGTTTGATCCAGCACGCTTCCCGATGAAATTATCTGATGTAGATCCCGCTGCGGCTGAAGTTGCCGTAACTCATGGTCATTCAAAGTTTGATCAAGATCCTGCCGATGACGAAATTAATGTGGATTACAAACCAAGCGGAGTGGCAGCAGTTCAAGATTTAAGTCCTTCTCAATCTAGCATGAATATTGGTAAAGCCATGACATTTGTTTTACATATGATCGATCCTACAAGTAAAATGGAACCGGGCGGCGATCTTGGCGCTTTCATTAGTAGTGATAAATATATCATGGATGGACATCATAGATGGATTGCTACAGCGATGGTTGATCCATCTCAATCGGTTGGTGGTTATGATGTTGACTTTCCAGGTGAACAACTTGTTGCGGTTTTAAATGCGATGACAAAGGGTCAGTTTCAAGTGATGAAAGGGAAACCAGCTTCGGGCGGTTTTGAACAATTTAAGGAAAAACCTATTAGAGATATGTTAACATCAATGGCAAAGGGAGGAATCAGTCAAGACACAGTACCAGACACCTTCAAGGGATGGCAAGGACGAACCCCGGAACAAGTAATGAAGCTCTTACAAGATTGGACAGGCAAACAAGGTGAAGATGCAGTTGAGTCTGCGGTTACAAAAATGGTTAATAATCTTGGCGGCATTAATATGTCAACTCCAAGTTGGGCACCAGCAAGACCTGATATGCCAGTAATCGATGAACCTGATATTCCAGCCGCAGTAAATGCTCTTGAGAAGGGACATGTTGATGTTAGTCCTCCCTGGGGAAAACCTGAAGAAGATCCCGTTGGTCAACCTCCCGTCGCAGAATCACGCAACCTTATGTCAATTTCTAAAGAAAGACTACAAGAAATCATCAAAGAAGAGATTGATAATCGAAAGAAGATGATGTGAAAAAAATAAATATTAAATGATATTATTGGAGAAAAATAATGGCTGAAAAGCGTATAAAACGATTACAAAATTTAATCGATGAAATTGATGCCGAAGAGCTTGTTATCTTGGATGCCCAATTTGCCACAGATGAAGCATCCAGACGATTATTAAAGTGGGGCAATCGGAATGTTGAAGATGAAATTGAACAACTTAAATCTGAAATTGATTCCTTAAGCGATGCTATGTTAAAAATACAAGGGAAAGATTACCTGATCGGAAAAACTAATGAACTCAGAGAATTAAAAAATGAAAAAAAACTTCGGGATGAAATATGAAAAAATCAGAGTTGAAGGAAATCTTAAAGCCCCTCATTAAAGAATGTATCCGTGAGTCTATTTTTGAAGAAGGTGTTCTTGCGGGCCTTATAACTGAAGTAGTTCAGGGATTAGGAAATGTTAATGCAGCCCCACAGATGCAACACATCGCCCAACCCATAACCCCGAAAAAACAACAACAAAGCCAAAGCCTCATTGAAGCAAAGAATCAACTCAAGGAAGTGAAAGACTCGCTACAAAAAGCAACTGGGCTACATGGAATCTTTGAAGGAACCAAACCGATGCCGTCAAGCGGTGGTGGTCAATCCAATAAATATGGTGCGTTGCGGGATAAAGACCCGAGTGATGCTGGTGTAAATATTGACGGTCTAGTAAAAATGACTGGGGGCTGGTCCCATTTAGCGGAATAAGAAGAAACAAATGGAAATAAAAATTAGAAGAAATGAAACCTCTGAAAACTTAATTAAGAGGTTTACTCGCAAGATGAAAAAAGACAACATAATTGAAGAATATCTCGAAAGGCGTTATTATAAAAAGCCATCCGAGAAAAGGCGTGAAAAGCATCAACGTCGCCTAATTGAAATTGAGCGGCAAAAACGAAAAGAACAAGAATCAAATGATTATTAAGACTATTTAAGAAAAGAGGAATATAAAAACATGGCTTATCAATATAAATCTGGAATAGGAGCAGTTGGATCATATCAAGTATCCGGCAATCCCTGGATAACGGGCTCCGGGGCAGAAGGTTTAGCTAACGGAGCCGAACATCAAATCACTTTTCCGACCGTGGCAAGATCGGTTACAGTAATGTTATCCGATACCTCACCGGGCACCGACGATATTCGGGTTCATTTTAATTCTACTGGTTCGGGAAATGTTATTGCGGGAAATCATTTTTTCCCCCTAACTACTAACCGCGATGCTATTACATTTGATACAAAGTGCAAGGAAATTTTTATATCTAATGACAGTGGTGCATCGTCCGGGTATATTGTGTTGGCGGATTTAACAGATATTGGAGCCCAAAACATGATGACGCTAACCGGCTCTGGCTTGACCGATTAAGGAGAACTCCCAATGGCTAAATGGACCCCATCACCAAACTTTTTACCCGGCGACACCGAGATGGGTTCGGGCTTGGCGGACTCTCATCAATTTACAGGAAGTGTTACTATTACTGGTAGTTTGGCTGTCAATGGTGTGAACATTACTGGCGGCGGCGGCGGATCTGGTGATGTCACTGGTCCTGGTGCTGCAACTGATAATGCGATTGCAAGATATGATCTAACTACTGGCAAAATAATACAAAACTCGGGAGTCACAATTGATGACTCAAATAATATAACAGGTATTGTTGATCTTGCTTCTACTGGTAACACAACTCTTGGAAATACTTCGACTGATTATCACCAAGTTTCAGGAACATTGGATGTTTCTGGCTCAACAATTTTGGGTAGAAATAAATTTGGTGATATTCATCAAGTCACAGGCGCATTAGATATTCGAGTTGATGGCTCTAGTTTTCTAACACCTGGGGCGATGAGATTGATTTCAGATGATGTGTATTCGTTTTTCCGTATTCTCAATAGCACGGATCAATCAGATAACGGAGGACTCACAATTGGTCTGAATGGCGCAAACGCATTTATCCAAACCGAAAGCGGTCAAAACGGCACCCTACAAATTGGAACCAATAATGGAACCCAATTGACAATGACTAATGCTGGTATTGCGACTTATTCTAATAATTTTACAATTCAAGGAAACACAACATTAGGAGACAATTCTACCGATTATCACCAAGTCTCAGGCACACTACATGTTTCTGGCGGGATAATCCAGCAGCAATATTTCTCAGCATCAATTTCAACTCCCGTAAATGCAACGTGTAGTTTATATAATGTATTTAATTATCATTTAACTGCTAATTCAGAAGTAACTGCAAGCAGTCCTGTGGCTGGAACGTCTTATTTGTTCTTCTTTAGACAAGATGGAACTGGTACGCGAACAGTTAGTTTTTCAGGATTTAAATGGCCAGGAGGAACGGCTCCAACGCTTTCAACCGCAGCGGGCGCAGTTGATATTGTCAGCGGTATAAGTGATGGAACATATATTTATGCCGATACTACGAAAGCATTTAGTTAAGGAGGCAACATAATGCCTTTTCCTTTTCCATTCACAATGTTCGGCGCAAACCGTTCAAGTAATTCTGGCGGTGGTGGCGCATCTTGCGACTTCACATACTGCTATGGCGGCGATTGGGTTCAAGGCAAAGTCGGCAATTATGGGATGAGTTTTAATGGAACCAATGAATACATCTTATCCGATACCTTAAACGCTCAATATACAGATAAAATAACAATTGCTGGTTGGGTAAAAGCTGATAACTTCGACGCCAATGCGATTATAGCATCCGAATATAGGTATACTTCTGCCAATGAACGGGGTTGGGCTATTGGAATTGGCGGGACACCAAGTCCGAATGGGTATATCCGTGTGTTTGCTACATCAGCAGGAGACTGGACATCACCTTACATAAGTTTAACTGGAACTGGAACAGCATTAGTGGCTGGAACTTGGACGCACGTGGCAGTTGTTATTGACGCTTCCACACCAACTGCAAAAATTTATATTAATGGCTCACTAGATGAATCTGGCGGCGGTGTTGGTGGATCTTTTGATATCTATGACAGTCCGGTAGGCTATACTCTTGGTGGGTATTGGAGTGGTGGAACTCAAGTTGAGCCTTTTGCTGGTAGTTTGGACGAAATGGCTGTGTGGAATACTGAACTTACAAGCACTGAAATTTCTGAACTTTATAATTCTGGCGCTGGCGCAAGAGCCGACAGCATTACGCCGCCAAATGCAAGTGATGGTGCTTGGGTTGCGGGAGTTTCAGGAAGTTATGCGCTTGATTTTAACGGCACTACTGATTATGTGTCGATAGGTGCTGCGAACAGCGCAGCTTCCAATGCGCTCCAACCATCATCGGGTACATACGCATGTTGGGTGAATATGTCTGTTCTTGGTCATTACACAATCATGGGAGCAAGTTTTGCGAATACTGGTGGTGCTAATAATAAGCTCCTCACTCTCCAAGCTTGGAACCAAGGTGGACAGCAGACGTTCTATGCAAATGCTGGCGACGGCACCAACCTAAAACTTGTTTATAACGTTGCTTGGTCCTCCGTTGGCGTTGGCTGGGCGCTCGACACCTGGCATCATTTAGCCATGACTTGGGAAAGTTCAATTGATGATCCGGACAAATTAAGAATGTATGTGAATGGAAACTTTATTTCACCCGGAGTAGGATCTTTTGATGGTGGTAGCACTTTTGATCCTGTGGGCGACAGGGTATCCCGTGAGTTTAATTTGGGTGTTAGTAGTCGGGCTGTTGGATTTTATGACTGGGGTGGAAAATTGGACGATGTAGCCGTATGGGATGTTGTTTTGGACCCAGCCGCAATCGCATCACTAATGGGAACACCACCAAGTTCTGTTAGTTCTTCAAATCTTGTGAGTTATTGGAACATGGAAGACGGTCCTCCCTCAACCACTCTCGCAGATCAAACTGCAAACGGTTATGATGGTACATTGACTGGGTTTTCTGATCTCGGCACAACCGGCTCACTCTTAGTATATTATGACTGGGAAATTGGCGACTCAAACCCAGTTTCAGGAAACTTTCCGACATCCAGAACAGTTTATGATGTTACGACAGCATCTTTTCATCCATCAACCGCACACAATGGAACCATGAACGTCAATATGGATGTTGCGGATTTTGGTGCATGGGGTCAAGGAAAACTTGGGAAGTATTCATTCTTGTGTGATGGTGTAGATACTTCCATTAATATAGCATCATCTTCATATTTGCCTCTTGGAGATGGAAACGAAAGCTTTTCTATTTCTTTTTGGGCAAATAACCCTGCTGGTTTAGACTCTTATGAAACTATAATTGGTCGTCATAGCAGCAACACGGCAGCGCAAGCTTGGACGGATGGCTATAATATACAATATAATCATGGACAATCTCAGACAATGAGATTTTCAGTGGGTTCGTATTATAATGCCACCGACCAAGCCTATAAAGTCTGGGGCAGCGGCCCCAACACAACTTTTAGACATGTGGTTGCAACTTACAATACAGATACGGATGTTTCTCAATTATGGGTAGACGGCGTTAAAGGGACTGATGGAGCAAAAAGTACAGCCACCCCGTTGCCTGGAACGGGCGACACCCGTATTGGTGTTTTGTCAACCACGGGCCTATTGCCAGCGCCGGGGTACACCTGGCCTGGAAACATCGATGAAGTTTCATTTTGGGATGGTGTTTTAGATACTGGCAGTATTGCTAATCTTGCTGCGGGCGCAAAAGCAAATGCTATAACTACGGCGACTGGGTCGTCAGATCCGGGTAACTGGGTTGCGGGAGTTTCAGGAAGTTATGCGCTTGCCTTTGATGGAATAGATGACTATATTCAATGTGGTACAGTCGGCTCGGCGCAAAGTAATGCTTTGCAACCATCTTCAGGAACAATTGCTGGTTGGTTTTGGATTGGCGCTGGTGATGAAACCAGAGGTATAATCGGCGCAGGTCGCCCAGCAGGTGGTGGAAATGCAAATCTTGGACCAACGATTATACAATGGCGTAGAGGAGCAAATTTAACATATTATGCGAATGTTGGTGATGGCAGTTACTATGCCTATTCAGCTTCTCCTGCTGACTCTTCTTTTAATGGGGATGTGAATTCCTGGGTTCATTTAGCAATGACTTGGAAAAACCCAATGACGGCTCGAACTGATGTCGCAATGTATCGTAATGGTGTGCAAATTGATGATAATGGAGGCTTTACCGGTACATCGTGGGATTCTTCAGATGATAAAGCAAATCGCGAATGGCTAATGGGACTTCATAGTCGCGATTTGGGAAGTTATTGGTCAGGCTCAATGGATGCAGTAGGTGTCTGGGATGTTGTTTTGGATAATGCTTCTTTAGCGTCCCTTCCAGGTACGGCACCAAACGCCATCAGTTCTTCCAATCTTCTTGCTTATTGGAATATGGAAGATGGACCCGGAAGTTCAACACTAACAGATCAAACTGGTAACGGCTATAACGGCACCTTAACAAACATGAACGACGGAGCCGCCGCACCCGCAGCCGCAACCCTTTCTTCTTATTTGGATATGGAATGCGATGGACCAGGCTCTACTAACGTACTAGATCTGTCTGGAAACAGTGTGTCGGGAACTTTAGTTAATTCAGATGCAGGAACTTGTGGAGAAGGATAAAATGAGCAACAATAACCTAACATATACAACAATAAGCATTTCTGATATTACACCATCTATTGTGAATGATTGTCTGGAAAGCAGCATAAATACATTAGCCAAATCAATAGACGGATCTCAAGCAATTTTAAAATGGAAAGGTGAACCACCAGCTTGGGTTGCAACGCTTGGACTTTCGACTTATACGCATACAGAAATTCGAGCCTTGTGCAAAACAGCACCGTGGATGCCTCCTGGTCCGACAGGGTGATGATTTATAGTATTTTACTAATCCTACTTACTATTTATTGAAGACCACTGTAATTTTTTAGGAGAAATAAATGTCATCAACTATGTTAGATCAAGCCGTCATTGACGCCGAAGCACTTCGAGAAGCGGCGATGAAAAACGCAGAACAAGAAGTTCTCGAAAAGTATTCAGGAGAAATCAAAGAAGCCGTCACATCCCTTTTAGAACAAGAGGAAGATATGTTTGGTATGGAAGACGAGGAAGGTCTTGATGCGGAACCAGGCATCGCCGATCAAATGCCGATTGCTGCGACCGATGGCGAGAACATGTGTCCGTGCCCCGAAGAAGAAGAGCCAATGGTTCTTGATCTAGATCAAATAGTCGCGGCAGCACAAGCAGCCGAGAGCGAAGAAGAAATGGATCTTGGTGGTGAAGTTGCTGCCGACGAAGAAGAACTCTTTGAAGTGAGCGAGGACAATCTTCTTGAGGCAATTGCCCAAGCACTGAATGAGGAAGATGCCTACGAGGATTATGATGGTGATGGCGAAGTTGAATCTAAAGAAGCTGAATGGAAAGGATCGCGAGATAAAGCCATTAAACAATCTAAAGAAGAAGAAAAGAAAGACAAACCCAAAAACGAGGGTGCTGAAAAAATCGCCCCTGAAATTTTTGAGGATTCGAGAGAACAAGAAATTGATGAGAACGAAGAACTTGACGAAGAACTACTTGATGAAATCGTCGAGGCATTAGTAGTCGATATGAAGAATGTTCCTTCCGGGGATATCTTTCATACACACCCAACTATGGGACAAAACGAACGAGGTCTTGATATTGCTTTAGCGCAAGAACAAGACACAGAATTTGCAGAGGAGCAAGAACAATTGCGCCAAGCATTAAAGAAGTTGCAAGAGCAAAATAAATCTCAGAAGCTTAAATTGAATAAGCAGAAAAAAGATTTTGATAATCTTAAGAGTATTGCACTAAAGGCAACAAAGAAGTTAGAAGAAGTTAATTTTTCTAACGCAAAATTAATCTACACGAATCGCATCCTGAAAAGCGACTCCTTGAATGAGCGACAAAAAGAAAAACTTGTCGAAGCAATTTCAAAAGTTGGTTCAGTAGAAGAAGCCAAGATTGTTTATGATACATTGAATGAAAATCTTTCGTCCAAGAGCAAGACTGCTCCGAAGACATTGAATGAAGCAGTGAATAAAAACAATCCGCTTATATTGAAATCAAATAAAGAAAAACAACCCGCTGGTCAAAATCAAGTCGATAGACTGAGGCGACTTGCGGGCATTATTTAAGGAGAAAAAAAAATAATGAGTATTATTGAAAAACTAACCGAAGGAATCATTAATCGTGATCTTTCGCGTGAAGCCAATGCTCTCTTATCAAAATGGGAGAACACTGGACTTTTAGAAGGAATTGAAGGCGACCATAACAAAAACAGTATGGCATGTCTTCTAGAAAACCAAGCCAAGGAACTTCTTCGTGAAGCTTCCACCATGGCTAGTGGTGATGTTGAAGGATTTGCAGCAGTTGCATTTCCAATCGTTCGTCGTGTATTCGGCGGACTGGTAGCGAATGAGCTTGTCTCGGTTCAGCCTATGAGCTTGCCGAGTGGTCTTATCTTCTTCCTCGACTTTACTACAGCGAATGATAAACTTGGAGATGACGCATGTGAATCTATCTATGGTGGTGGTGTTACTGGGTCTGGTATTGCCAATGGCGTAACGCTTGGAGCAGGTCCACCCTTAACAAATGCGGACGAACAAGGATTTTATAATCTGTCCAATGGATATGCCGCAACGACTGGTTCAAACTCGATCACTGTGCCGACCCTAATCGCAACACGCGACGGCGGCGTGCTCGGTGGATGGAACAATGTTGTCGGAACGCGAGCCACCGACGAGGGAGATCGTCTTATTCGATTTGATCCTGATCTTGGTGCCGTCAACGAGGCTGGCGCTGCCGCTTTGGTTGTTGGTCAAATTGCCGTAGCTCAGCTTACGCAGTTCAATGTTCAAGATGATGTTTCAATCTGCTTGCTCAGTGGTGCGGTAGGGCTTCCGGCTCTCGCAACTGGTGCTCGTATTAATGGCATCAATAAAACGGGTGAATTGCAAATCCGTCGTTTGACGCAACCTGACTATACAGATCCAAAAGGCGTGGCTCCAGCCAACCTCTTGGTAGTTGTTTCAGGTTCGGATGTGGCTCAAGCTACAGCCGCGCTTAATGCTTGTGTTTCAGCTAGTTTTGTTATTGCTGATAATTTCGCTAACGCTGGCCCACCCGGAGCTATTGTTGGTGCGCCTGTTTGGGATCTGGAAGCTCTTGGCACCGTTGCTGGTGGTGGAGATTCTTGCGGAACGGCAAATTCTGGTTCTGCGATTGCTGAAATTGACATCAAAGTTGATAGTGTTTCTATCACCGCGATGACCAAAAAGCTTCGTGCTAAATGGACACCAGAACTACAGCAGGACATCAATGCTTATCACAATTTGGATGCTGAAGTTGAGCTTACCTCGATTTTGTCTGAAGCGATTGCTCTTGAAATTGATCAAGAAATCCTTGAAGACCTTATCAAAGGTGCGACTGCTTCTACTTTCCACTGGTCCAGACGACCAGGAGTTTTTGTGGATAGGATTACTGGCGCTGCGCTTGCTGCGCCACCCACCTTCACGGGTACTGTTTCAGAATGGTATGAGACTTTGCTTGAGACTGTCAATGACGTTTCAGCACAGATTCATCGTAAGACGCTTCGCGGTGGAGCTAACTTTATTGTTACTTCTCCTGAAGTTGCGAACATTCTTGAATTTACAAACGGCTTCCGTGCTGACACAACCGCAGATGAAAATCGCGGAACTGCTGGTGCTGTGAAGACGGGCTCGATTAGTAAGAAGTGGGATGTGTATGTTGACCCATACTTCCCACGAAATCTCTTACTTGTTGGTCGCAAAGGAAGCGGATTCCTTGAGAGTGGATATGTATATGCACCTTATGTGCCTCTACAGACCACCCCAACCATTTTCGATCCAGAGAACTTTACGCCACGAAAGGGTGTAATGACTCGTTACGGAAAGCATATGGTTCGACCTGATATGTACGGTCTTGTCGTCGTGGAAAATCTCTTTGGCTAATATTTGATTAGTTAGGAGATAATCTTAAACTTTGAAATGCTCCCCCTTTCTTTTTGAGAGGTGGGAGCATTTCTTTTTGTTTTCTATTAACAAATTACTATTTAGATACAGGAGATATATAGTTTATGGCGCTTCCAATACTAACACCTAAAGTCAAATGAGCAAGGTTATCTTGCCGGTTACTGGTAATGCGGCGAATGTGACAAGCGCGAATTTACCTTATGGAGTATATTTAGATAATGATGATTTTATTTCGGGGGCTGTTGATCAGGTTGCATTTACATATAAAATGTTAGGCGGCGATGTTCTTGATATTGAACTTATGGAGGGGAACGTATATACTTCATACGAATTGGGAGTCTTAGAATATTCTTCAATCATCAATTCCCATCAAGCTGAGAATGTTTTATCTGATTTTCTCGGTGCGACAACGGGAACCTTTGATCAAGACGGAGAAATGAAAGCAGGCCCACTCTCATCCAGCCTTAGTGGTTCGTCTGTCGCTTTAAAATTTCCTACATTTGACTTTGCCTATTCGGAACGTATCGGAAGTGGTTTAGCCCAATCTGCGGGTTTTGGCGATAATGTTCGTATGTATTCAGCATCATTTGCGCTGACGGGTGGAGTTCAGGATTACAACCTTCAGTCAATCGTTTCAGCATCACAGTCGGGGAGTGTGTGGGAAGACTTGGTTCAAAACAAGAAAGTAAGAATTGAACGAGTTTATTATAAATCCCCCGCCGCTATGTGGCGATTCTTTGGATACATGAATGTTGGTGGTGGTGTTTATGGAAACCTAAGTTCTTATGGAATGTATGCCGACGACTCCACTTTTGAAATCGTTCCTGCGTGGCAGAACAAATTACAAGCACAACAATTTGAAACAAATCTTTATACACGCGGAAGTCACTATTCTTATGAAATACGAGATAATTATTTAAAAATATATCCACCTCCTTGCGTAAGCTATCCGCGACGAATGTGGTTTAACTTTAGTATCCCGCAAGATACTTGGACGCAAGACCCCGCAGCTCAAGTTGGTGTGGACGGCATCAATAACATGAACACACTTCCGTTTGCCAACTTGCCTTACAATAATATCAATAGTATAGGTAAACAATGGATTAGAAAATATGCCCTTGCTATATCTAAAGAAATGCTCGGCCAGATAAGAGGTAAATTTGCAACCATTCCAATTCCAGGCAACGATATAACCCTAAATGCCTCTGATCTTTTATCTCAGGCAAAAGAGGAACAAGAAAAACTCAAAGAAGAACTAAAAGCTCAACTAGAAAAATTGACTTATGGTGCCTTGATCAAAGGCGATGCTGAAATGGCAGCGGACGCAGAAGCAGTAATGACGCATGTCCCAATGGGGATTTATACAGGATAGATAAATGGCTGATGAAAACAACAAATGGTCACGCCCCGATGCGCCACCACCACCACTGTTTCTTGGACGACCTGAAAGAGATTTAGTTAAGCAAGTCAACGATGAACTCATTGAACGGGTCATTGGTCAAACTATAATCTATTATCCTATCAGCATGGAGCATACAAACTTTCACCCCTTATACGAGGAAGCAATTAAAAAGACTTTCCTTCCTCCCATTAGAGTTATGGCATTGATTGACTGGGAGGGCTCTGAAACAACCACTCTCAAAGATGGTATCGACAGAACCTCTAGCATAACTATTCATTTCCATAAACGAAGATTGACGGAGGATCAAGATGTAAATGTTCAAGAGGGCGACTTTGTGCTTTACGGACAAATTCTTTATGAGATTGTTAACATCGCTCAACCAAGAGCCATCTTCGGCCAAATACCATATAAGATGGAAGTAGCAGCCAAGTGTATTCAAGCACGATCAGGAGTTTTTAATACTGAATAATGACTATAGAAACTCTAAACCCGTTGCTGCCCTACAAGGCTTCAACTTTTGAAACTATAGATTTTGCCCTTTACGACTGGCTTAATGAAACTATGGATCTATTTTGCTCCACCAACGAAGGCTGGCAAAAGGTTTCGTGTATCTGGGTTGCGGGGGAACGATCAGGACAGCGGTCCAATCAAATACGAACCCGATCTGGTATTGTTAATTACCCCGTTATTACGATTGAACGAACAGCGGTAAATAAAGATTTGAATAAAAAAGGTTCTTATTATGGTAACATACCACCAGTCAAGGATTATAAGGGTGGCTCCATTACAATCGCCCGCACCATTCAGCCCAATAAAACGGCTAATTTTCTTAACGCCGATAGCGCACGACAATATGGTGTGGGTGGCGTAGTAAAGCCCAGCGGGGGACAAATAAATTTCCCCAGTAAAAATAAAAATAAAAAAATAGTTTATGAACAGATATCGGTGCCAATGCCTGTGTATGTAGATATTACTTATGCCATCACTATTCAGACAGAGTATCAACAACAGATGAATGAATTGTTACAACCATTTGTTACAAAGACTTACGGAGTGAATCAGTTTTTTGCCCATCGTGGTGAACATCGGTATGAGTGTTTTATTCAGCAAGACTTCGGTCAGCAAAATAATGTGAGTGATATGGGCGATGACCGTCGCAACTTTGCCACCACCATTCAGATTCAAGCTCTTGGTTATCTAATAGGGCAGGGCAAAAATGATCCGCAACCTTCTAAAGTTATTCGTCAGAATGCGGTTGAGTTGCGAACGCCACGCGAAAGAACGATCTTTGGGGATAAACCTCACTATCGTCCGATAGAAGGACAACCAGGAAAATATCGTCCATAGTAATTCCTTTTGCATTTGGTGTCCCTGCATACTATTTATTAGAGACTTGTAATAAGATTGAGCTTTCTTAAGGAGAAATATATAAATGCCAGTAAATAAATTTAAATTTGTAAGCCCCGGAGTACAAATGGCGGAGATAGATAATTCGCAACTTCCTGAACTACCCGGACCAATTGGACCTGTTGTCATTGGTCGAGCACAAAGAGGACCAGGGCTTCGTCCGGTTCAAGTAGATTCATTTTCTGAATTTGTAGAAATTTTTGGAAACCCAAGGCCGGGTGGCGATGGTACTGACGTTTGGCGAAACGGTGGTTCTGGCTTGGCTCCCACATATGGAGCTTACGCGACTCAAGCATTTTTACGCAATAGTTCTCCTGTTACGTTTGTGCGTCTTTTAGGCAAAGAGCATCCTGACGCAACGGCAACTGGATTTGCCGGATGGAAAGCCGGAGAAATTAGTAACGGCCGTACTGGTGGTGCTTGGGGTCTTTTTTTGGTGGCTGACCCAGATGGTGCCGGTGCTACTGGCTCGCTTATACAGGATCATTGGGTGCGATCTTCTACGCAGAAACGGGCTCCTTGAGACTCAAAGGAACGAGTCCTGCCGATGCTGCTATCCAGATTTCGGGAACCTGCGGTTTTGTCCAAGGGGCGAACGGTGGATGGCAAATGGAAGTGGCAAATGCTGCGGGAACAACGACCGAGACATTATCTTTCAACTTTTCCACCACTTCTAAAAATTATATTAGAAAGGTTTTCAATACCAATCCTACGCTGACCAACGGAGATATAAACGAAACCACCAAGACTTACTGGCTTGGAGAGACTTACGAGAGGACTGTAAGAGAGGAGAGCATAGGAGATAATCCAATTGGCGTGTTGTTGCCTTTGGTTTCAGGCTCATCTTATGGTGATCAGCAAAACGATCAAAGACGAGAAGCTACTAAAGCAAACTCACCTTGGGTTTTCTCACAAGACCTCGGTGGTCTTTCGGGAAGCTTCAACGTTCAAAACCTTTTTCAATTTAGAACATTGGACGCTGGCGAATGGGAACAAAAGAACTTTAAGATTTCAATTACCGATGTGAAATCTTCATCAGACCCCTTGGTCCCTTATGGAACTTTTACGGTTCAAATTAGAATGGCAGCGGATAGTGATAATGCCAAGCAGGTTGTGGAATCATATGCCAACTGCGATCTAAATCCGGCTTCTCCAAACTATGTCGCTAAACAAATTGGTGATATGTATGTTGATTGGAGTTATACTGACCGACGATATCGAGAATACGGAAATTATCCCAATATGTCTAAATACATCTATATGGTGATGAATAGCGATGTTGAAAATGCGGCAACTAATGAAGCCTACCTTCCATTTGGTTTTGAAGGTCCGGTGAGATGGAAAGGATTTACAATCGTTTCAGGCACAATCGGCGCTTTTACCGGAGGAACCATTTGCAACACAGGTTCAGACACCTTCAACACAAATGTATTTGTAGACGGCAGCAGCATTCTCGGCGGCGAGTCTCTTGCCTCCGCCACCGAACAAGTCAATACATTTGGGATTCCTTCAGCCAGTTTTGAATTTCCTAAATTTCCTATGCGAGCCAGTTCGGTTGAAGGAAACCTATCAAGCCCGAAGGATGCATTTTTTGGAATTGATACCACACTGGGAACAAGCACACGATTTGAGCCATCTTACAAGGATTTAGTCCTTGGCATTGGACCATATCAACTTGATTCTACTGGCGACCCGGCTTCCAACGAGGCTCAAGAATATGCCTTCCACTTTACGCTGGAAGATTTGACGCGATATACTGGTTCGGCTGCGGCAAGTTCAACACTGACACCAGCCGCAGGAATGACATCATCGACTGATGTCTATTATTATAGCGGCTCTCGTGGGGTCGGTAACTCTTTAGCAATTACTGGAACTAATACATGGAATTCAGTTCTTCAAGCAGGTTTTGATTCCTTTACACTTCCCCTAATCGGCGGAAACGATGGACTAGACATTACTGAAGCTGACCCTTTCCGAAACACTATTTGGGGAGCGAATGGATCTTCCGGTGCCAACGCTACTGAAGTCGGAAGCTACACTTTCAATTCAATGAAGATTGCGATTGACACATGTGCGGACCCTGAAGTTGTAGAGTGCAACCTAATGTCCGCACCCGGCTTAATCAATATTGGCTTAACTGACCACTTGATTAAAACTTGTGAAGACCGTGCGGATACATTGGGTGTCATTGACATTCCTTTTGGATATACTCCAACAGCGGAAGACGACGCAACGGCACAGGATCGCGGCGGTAATATAAGTAGCGCAATTACTTCGCTGGAAGAACGAGGATTGAATTCGAGTTACGGTTGTACTTATTATCCCTGGGTTCAAGCCAGAGATACCGAGAATGGTCAAACTTTTTGGTGCCCACCCTCTGTGGCAGCATTAGGAACCTTTTCAAGCGCACAACGAAAGTCTGAAGTTTGGTTTGCGCCAGCAGGATTTACAAGGGGCGGCTTAACTGAGGGCTCTGCGGGAATCCCGGTTGTAAATGTAAAACAAAAGCTTACGTCTAAAGATCGAGACAACCTTTATGAAGTAAATATTAATCCTATTGCTTCGTTCCCCTCTGAAGGGATTGTGGTGTTTGGTCAAAAGACCCTACAGACCACACAATCTGCTTTGGATCGGGTGAATGTGCGTAGGTTGATGCTACACATCAAGAAGAACGTTTCACGAATCGCTTCACGGCTATTGTTTGACCAAAACACTCAAACAACTTGGGATCGATTTACGGGTCAAGTGGTGCCATTTCTCAATGGCATTGTTGCGGGACAGGGCTTGACAGATTATCGTGTGGTTCTAGATGAATCAACGACAACACCAGACCTGATTGATAGAAACATCATGTATGCGAAGATTTTTCTCAAGCCCGCACGAGCCATTGAATTCATCGCAATTGATTTTGTAATTACAAGCACAGGAGCATCTTTTGAAGACTAATCCCAGATTAGATACTAATTAGGATAGGAGAAAATAATAAATGGCATTTTGGCAAAACCCAGAACTGGAACCTAAAAGATCGTATAGGTTCCTTTTAACAGTGGCAGGACAGGACAATGTAATTCCTACCTTCTTGATCTCAAAAGTGAATAAACCTTCATTTTCAATTACAGAGAGCGAACACAAGTATTTGAATCATACGTTTTATTATCCCGGTCGAGTACAATGGAACGAGGTTTCCTTTACGGTGGTGGATGTTATTTCTGCTACGGCGAATGGAGCACAAGCAGTGATGAAAATGCTTCAAGCATCTGGATATGAAATGCCGGTAAACGATGGTGTACTTGCTACAGTCTCTAAGGCTAAATCAGTCAATGCCCTTGGTACAATTACAATTCATCAACTAAATTCCGATGGAACGGTTGTTGAAGATTGGGTTCTCAACAATGCTTGGATTAAGGATGTCAAGTTCGGCGACCTCGACTATGGTAGCGAGGAAATGCAAAATGTTGACATTACCGTCAAATACGACAATGCTTATATCAATGTCTATGAGGGCGCTGGTAAGCTCCCATCTAACGCGCAAGGCGCAAATTAATTTATAACATAACAAAGAGGTGTATATGCCAAGAAACGAGGATCGACTCGGGGCTAAAGATCAAACCGGCGCAGAAGCGCCACCCATAACAGAAAAAAGTTCAATTTTAGATTTTGTATTACCAACGGAATTTGTTGATTTACCAACAAAGGGTCGGTTTTACGCTGAAGATCATCCCTTGCACGGTAAGGAGTCCCTTGAGATTCGTTATATGACTGCCAAGGATACAGATATTCTTACATCAAAATCACTATTAAAGAAAGGAGTTGCCGTTGATCGGATGCTTCAGAATATTATAGTTGATAAAGATGTAAAAGTTGATGACTTATATTCAGGTGACAAAAACGCAATACTTATTGCGGCTAGAATAAATGGTTTTGGACCCGACTATAAAACAAAGGTAACATGCCCAGCATGTGGTAACGCCTCTGATCATTCATTCAACTTAGAAGAAGTAGAGTGTGGAGATTTTGAAAACGAAGCTAGTATTTCTATTGGTGGAACTTTTAAGATTGAATTGCCTGTAACTAATGTTACGGTTGAGTGTCGTCTCCTGACAGGCGGCGACGAAAAGAAAATGTTCAATCAATCTGAGAAAAGAAAAAAACATAATCTTCCAGAAACAAATCTGACAGATCAGTATAAGTTATTTATTGTCTCCATCAATGGGGAAACGGATAGGGGGTTGGTAGAAAAGTTCGTTGATCTTATGCCTGCCCGCGATGCAACTCATCTTAAATCAATCTATGAAAAGGCTTCGCCCAACGTTGATTTGAGCCACGATTATTCGTGTGAGAGTTGTGACGCGGACACACAGATAAACATACCCTTTTCTGCCAACTTTTTTTGGCCTAACGCCTGAATACGTTGAGTATACCTATGAACAGTTTTTCATCTTAAAGTATCACGGTGGTTGGAGTTTTATCGAAGCATACAGCCTCCCAATTCAATTACGCGAATGGTTTGTAAATCGCTTGGCGAAGCAACTAAAAGACGAGAAAGAACATATGGACTCCGAAATGAGAAAATCCAAATCCCGGAGCTAGCAATTATAGCCCCGCGCACCCGGCTTTTTATTTCATAGGACTACTATTTATATATGAGGTAGTATGTCCATGGAAGACTTGAAAGAAGAAGAAATTTCTCCTATTATAATTGACCTAACCAACGGAGACAAGCTTGACGAGAGTTGGTTGAGGATGTTGGGTTTTGGAGTTGAATCTATACTGGGTGCTATGTTTGGTGGCAGTTCTGTGCCAGTTCAACTCAAGGGGAAGCCCAGCGATATTCGTTCGTTTACCACCGCAATTGGACGCGAAAAGAGATATATAGATTCGCTTCGCACTTATGGTTTAGACAACCCTCGCACCTATAGAGACAAGTCAAAACTTAAACAAGCCACTACCGCATTTACTAGAAAGACTGGCTTGAAATGGCCTTTTAAATAAGATAATTAAATAGACTAAAAGCCATGGCTAAACTCACTCCAGCAGAGCAAGAAAGACTCAATAAACTCCAAAAAGAACAATTGGAGATGGAGAAAAAAGGCCTACAAAATTCCAAAGAACACCTCGCAAATCTGCGAGAACAAAAACAATTTTTAGATTTTATACTTGAATCTTCAGATAAGAGACTTGAGATTGCATATAAAGAACTGGAAATCACTCAAGCAATTGAGAAAGTAACGGGCGAATCATCTGAACGCTTAAAAGCCCAAGAGGAATTACTTGCTAGTACATTAAGATTACAGCAAGAGAAATTGGCAACCATGATTGCCGATGGAGATGTAGCGGAGGAAAAACTTAAAGAACAGATTCTTTTAATAGAGACACTAAAAAATTGGCAAGAAGAAGTAACTGAGGAATCTAGAAAACACAACGCGCAACTTGAATCAGCATCAGGACTCGCAATCAACCTTGGTAGATCCATAGGTCTTGCTTCAAAATATCAAGAAACCTTTATGGGTAAAATGTCAGAAACATTGGACGGACTGGCTAATAATGTTGAGGCACAGAAAAAGTTTAAGAAACAAATAAAAGAAACTTTTGCGCCGATGAACTTGTTGGCAGGAACAGCAGCTAAAGTTTTTCAATCAACCATGGCAGCCGCCCTTTCTTATGATCAAGCCGCCACTTCTTTTAATGCGGCGACCGGCGCGGCTGGTGATTATAATGAAGCTATTTCAGATGCGAGTCGCGGTATGACTCATTTGGGAGTGGGTGCTGGTGAAGCTGGCGCAGCGATGGGAGCACTCCACGCAAATATGTCCAGCTTTAGTAACTTAAGCAAAGCATCAGCCACAACGATTGCACAAGGAACAGCCGCACTAACAAAACTCGGCATTGGTGGAGAAACGACAGCACAGAACCTAGAGCTTCTTACAAAACATATGGGCTTTTCTGCTGAAGGTGCGATGAAGCAACAAACACAATTGGCTGAGTTCGCTGGTGGGATCGGTGTTGGACCCGCAAAGATGGCATCGGATTTTGCTGCTGCGGCTCCCAAGCTAATTGCCTATGGAGCAGCCGGTGAGAGGATATTTAAGAATCTTGCTATCACAGCAAAGTCTACAGGAATTGAAATGCAAGCCCTTCTGGGAATTACAGAGCAATTTGATACTTTTGAGGGTGCTGCTCAAGCAGCCGGAAAACTTAATGCGCTTCTTGGTGGTCCGTTATTGAATAGTGTGGAACTGCTCACAGCCAGCGATGATGAACGAATTAAGATGATGCAAGATGCCGTCACCCAATCAGGTAAAAGTTGGGAAAGCTTGAATAAATTTGAAAAGAAAGCTATAGCTGCCGCCGCAGGTATTTCCGATCTAGATACAGCCGGAAAAATGTTTGGAAATAATTCACAAGAAGTGATGGAGAAACAAAAAAACCTTAATGAGATGATTGAGAAGTCTCAAGCTGTAACTGAAAAACTCAAAAACATAATGATGGCTTTTGCTATATCGGTGGGTCCGGTGGTGGACGTATTATCATCAGTCCTTAGTTGGATAAGCGAATTTGTGAGTGAGAATGAAACAGTGTTTCACGTTTTAGGAATTGTGATTTCGGTGATGGCAGCTCTTGTTGTGGGAATAAAAGCATTTGTCGCAATTGGGGCATTATTCATAAGTACAGCAACAATGATGCGCCACCCCATTGACGCTATGAAAAAACCTATAGCCGAGGTTGGCAAAAGCATGGCTAAGAATTTAGCCCAAGGCATCAGGCGCGTTGCTGCCGCAGCAAAAAGTGGTGGAAACTCTCTGATGAAATTGGGTTTCGCTATATTAATGGTTGGCGCAGGTATTGGCTTGGCTGCTCTTGGGGTCGCGCAACTTGTGGCTGCGTTTGCGGGGTTGAATGGATTCCAAATCCTGGGGGCTGTAGCAGCTATTGTAGTCTTCATGGGGGTGATGCTACTGATGGCTAAGTTGATGGTGACTGCCGGATTAGTTGTTATTCCTGGTTTGTTGGGTATGGGAGCCGCATTTCTTATGATTGGGGCAGGAATTGCAATTGCCGCTTTTGGTCTAGCTAGTCTTATTGCCCCAATAGTCGCGCTTTTTTCCCTTCTCATACCAAACGTTTTAGTCCTCCCGGCGATTGCTGCTGGATTTGTTTCAATAGCTGCGGGTGTAGGTTCATTAGCAACTGCTCTTGCTATGATAAAAACCGAAGACCTTCAAGCTCTAGCAAGCTTGGGTAGTTCATTGAGTGACATAAGTGTTAAAAAATCAGTGGCGTTTACTGCGTCTATGGAGGGCTTGGAATCAGCGATTGATGCGGCGGACAAAGCCGGCCTTGAGGTAGTTGTGGCAACTTCTGGATTAGCATCTACCTTCGCCCCGAGTAGCACCCCACTTCCAGCAGGAGCCGCGCAAGCCGCCGCACAAAATATCAAACAAGGCGTTCAAGCAGGTTCGCGTCAAGCAAGCCAAACACAGGCTGGTCCCACAACCGTGCAACTTATATTAAATGATAGAGAATTTGCCCGCGCAGTAATTAATGTAATGGATAAGAAATTAAATTTGAGGACGGGATAAGAGATGGCAGCACCCAATAAACCATTTGAAGGAGAAGCTGATCAAACGGATAATCTCGCAAATCAAGGCAACCAAATAATAGACTTTTTTCACGTTCCTACGGGAAATTCTGTAAAGTTTAAAGCTTTCCTTACACAATTTGATGATGTCTATTCTTCGGAATGGAATTCAGAAAATGCTTATGGCAGAATGGACCCTATACAATCTTTCCAACGAACCGGAAGAAAAATTAGTATTGGATTTGATGTAGTTGCCGGATCTTACGATGAAGCTATCGATAATCTTGAGCGTATTACTGGCTTGATCCAGATGCTCTATCCATCTTACGATGGAGGCGAAAGCGCAACCGCAATTCAGGCTGCTCCTTATTTTAAATTAAATTTTATGAACCTAGCATCAAATTCTATGGTCGATGGAACTTCAGGGGCAGAATTAGCTGGCTTACTGGGAACAGTGGATGGACTTACCTATAGTCCAAATGTTGATGTGGGATTTTTTCTTGGGGGTGGCAAGCTTTTTGCCAAAGTGGTAAACATTAGCTGCACTTTCACGGTATTACATCAAAACCAATTAGGTTGGATAAAGAAGCGCCCCCGAACAGGCTTCGCTAACTTTCCATATCAGGAATACCCCGACCAAAGTGACTCAGAGCCCTTTAGTAGTTTTTTTGAAATGCCAATTACTGATCGTCAAATGAATTTGGATTATGCCGGTGAGGATATTGCGATGGCAGCATCAGAGATCCTCACAGTTCCACAACAATCCGCTGCGGGACAGATCACACCGGACCAACAAGCTAATATCAATAACGCTTACCCTGGATTAAACAATCCAGCCGAAGCCGCCAAAAGAAAACAGGAGTTGAATAAAAAGATCGCAGCACGTAATTCTTTAGGTGGGGTGCAGATCCCTCTAAAAAAATAGGAACAAAATATAATGACTTCAAGATACGACGGCAGAGATATTCGAGTAAATGGCAGTAGCGAGTATAGACAGATATTCAAAAACAGAAACGTAAAGTTCATCAGTCAATATATGACGGGAGAATTAAAGTATCCATCTACCTCTGAGATAAATCAACTCACAAACTTTTCTCATATTTGGTCACTGGGAGATCGTTTTTATAAATTGGCAGATCAATATTATAAAGATCCTTCTTTATGGTGGGTGATTGCATGGTATAATAGACGCCCCACTGAGTCACACGCTCAGATTGGGAATGTGATTACTATTCCGTTGCCACTTGAAAAGGTGTTACAAATATTGGATGTGTAAAAAGATATGCCCGATCCTAAAGAAGATGCCAAGTTTGATGAACAAGCTTTTTTATTAGATTTCTTTCACAAGACTGTTGCAGCAAATGCGACCAAAGTTTATCCCAACTTTGTTCAGCTTGAAGGAGATCCCACAGGCTTAATGAATAAGTTATTGGCAAGTGGTGGTCAAGAGATTTTAGATCTTCGCACTGAACAGTTGCCGCTAATGGTCCCAAAGATTAGGCTTTATAAAGTTTTTCAATCCACAGGAGATGAGAAAACCAAAGTCCCACAGATGTTTGAGAGGGAATTTATATTTGATGACCGCACCACTATAGAATCAATTACACAGAGCGCCCGAAAACGCGGTAGCGATGTAGGGCTCAAGAGTTTTACGTGGGATGATATGGGAACGACACCGGCTGACACTGGCTTTTCCTTTGAAGCAACTCTAAAGCTGCATTTCCAAAGCTTTGAGGGGGTTTTCAAAACAAGAGGCAAAGGGCTCGATAAAGACCCGCTTTCTTTTGCTGATCTATTGGCTCCCCCAAGAGGAAGAGTACACATCGTCAATGGTCGTAGAGAATACAATGACTCAATGTTTCAAATAAAAGTGGTGGTGGGGTGGTCAGTTCCCGACGACCCGAAGCGGGTAGTGTTTAGAGATCCATCGGTCTTGAGGAATTCCCAAGTAACTTTTCTTTTGACACTGCAAACGCACGACATTGATATTGGCGAAGATGGCTCCGTCAATTTAACGATTAAATATATAGCAGCAATTGAGGGAAGGATGATGTCTCCTCGCGCAGATCTTTTATATGTCGAAAACCTCGATTATCTTCGGTCGATTGACAGGCTCAAAAGAGAAATTAGAATTACTCAAGACGAAACGCAATCGGCTGTGGATTCCGATGAGGCTAGTGGCGAAGAAAAAACAGGTTTCTTTGGCGGTGCAAACCTCGACAGTGCTGTGACGAGAAGGGAGCAGAAAGAGAAAAGACTAAACGATAAACTTGCCGCAACCCAAAGGGATACACGTTTAGAAAGTTATAGTCGTCTTTTGCGCTCGCTTGAAGATCCTCAAGACCGCCGCATTTTACACTTCAATATCACCAAGAAGCAGCGGGAGGATTATATGAAGATAAATGAGGAGCAATTTGAGAATCTAAAAGATGATTCAAAAAAAAGAAACAGCAAGCTTCAAGCACATCGCCAAGATCGAATTGGCAAAATTATCAGCGAGGGCGGCTTTGATTTATCTTCCGCAAATGAAAACGAATCACATAATACTTTATCTCGTTTGAATCGTCGTATTATATCGGCTGGCGGGGACGAGGGCAAAATAGAAGGAATCCTCAACGACGCCAAAGAAAAAGCCGCCAAAAAAGGTAACAATATAAAGCCCACCACTCGCATTAACTTTTTCTTTTTGGGAGATCTCATTAACTCGGCAATCAATATTATACAACAAGAAGAAAGCGGAGGCGGCGCTCCATTTGATAACCATAATCAGTTTCGTTTTATGTTGGGCACCATAGACATGATCAATCCCACAGATTCAACCGGAGCCTTGGAAGCAGTTCCATTGAGCGATATTCCGATCTCTCTTAATACTTTTAATATTTGGTTTCAAAAAAATATAATTTCAAAAGAACTTAGCAAAATGCCATTTCAAACATTTATACGACGAATATGTTCTGAGCTGGTTGTGGCATCTCTAAACCCCTCAAGCTACGGTTCCATCGGAAAAGCCACCCACACGCGACTGAGTATGGGTAATTTTTCCTTGGGTAAAAAAGCGGGACAAAATCTAGTAGGAAGAAAATTAATCAAAGACACCAGCGTTGCCATTCGTAATTCCGCACAGGCAAAGGGTGCAAAAGATCTCCAACAATATATGTTTTTATATATTGGTGGGGCTGTTGGAAGCTCTCTGCAAGGTGATGCGGCGAAAGATAAAACACAAGGTATTTTCCACCTCTATAGTGGCAGTGATAAAGGAATTATGAAAAAGCTTTCGTTTACACGAACGGATCTTCCATTTGCGCGGGAATCCCGAGTAGCTAATGCACAAAAAGCTGCCGAAGGAAATTTCTTGTTTAGTGATGTTTATAAATGCTCTATTACTATGATTGGTAATCCAGTATTTAAGCCAGGTATGTTAATCTTTGTTGATCCCGCATCTATGGGTCTTGGCAACGCAGCCAAAGAAGGTTCGTATTCTTTTAGAATTGGTATTGGTGGCTATTATTTGGTCACGAAGGTTGAGAGCGTGATCGAGGATGGGAGATTTGAAACAACTTTAACTGCGGAATCCACCGTTCCTATTCCCTCGTTGGAACAAATCAAAAGATCACAAAAAATCCCTGGCAATTCAACATCACCTCCAATTATTTGGAATGGAGTTACGGCTCCTGAACACTCGACTGCGGTTCTGGATCGTGCTGAGCAAGCCCCCGCAACTGAGTTCCCTGGACGACGCCCTGGGCGATTCTAGTAATCATAAAACGGAAACACTATAACGATGGCTAAAAAGAAGAACAACGAAATACCTCTAGTGGATGCTTATTTGACTTCCGAGGTTTTAGCTAACCAAAAACCAGCACCCGGCGAAGAAATTAAACCTGTAGCCACAAACTCAATGCCTTCTGAAGAACTCTTTATTGAGCGCAAAGAATATAAAGATCTCGCGTATCCCTATAACGACGATGAAGTGCCCACGCCCATTGATATTTGGTATAACCGTGGGCTTTATGGAAAAATAGATACAGACTATAATCCAGTCTTTGTAGACGAAAAATATCTAAAGAGACTCCCGAGCGAAACCGGCGACACCTTTGCATTAAATTTTGTTGTGGATGCCTTTACGGATTTACAAAATTACATGCGTATCGCGGCAAACGAAGGAAAAATATTTACTGAAGATACAAAGTTCCTAGCCATGGAACCCAAAAGAGGATGGACCTCAGTTCAAAATCGCTACTATGAACACATAACAGTTATGTATGAAGGCTTCGCCGCAACCTTTCTAGACCAAGGAAAAAATAAAAGAGAGCTTACTGATTTTAAAGATTTCATGAAACTGTTTCAGACTTATCTTAAAACTGTGCAGCCCGATTTCCCATTCACCCGAACTGGATATATCACTTCTAAATATTGCCCCATTACGACTACCGGAATTGTTATTGAATTGGAGTTAGCAAGTCATGGCGACGATCAAGTAAAATATGACGACTATATTGGTGATGTAAACTTTGTTTTCTTTACCCGTGCTGCTCGTCTATTTGGTTTTTGGGTAGATAAAAATGCACCTTGGCGGTTGGTCGCAGACTTGAAATCAGAGGTGATGCAAAAATATATGAGTCGTTACCCCGAAGCACCAGTCGAACCGCCCATGAGTGGATCACAACCACAACTACCACTTCCCTGTGCTCCCGAGTGGTTTGGTGATTTGAAAAATCAAAAGGTGGAATTCAAAAAACCCGGTCAAGAAGAAGGTGCGATTGGATATATCGCGGAGTTATTAGATTGTAACGATCCACTTCGCTCTAGGTTCAAGATTCAAGAAGTTGTAGATGAGATTGAAATTGCGTTGATACAATCGACCGACCTGATATTACCTCAATCTTCATTCGTTGAGGGTCCAGAAGCGTCTCTGAACGCTGATAAAACTCAAGCTCAAATTATAAATATTGCTGCCCCCTCTGCCACGGGTACTGGTCAATTCAATGTTGGTGCTCCAAGTTCCCAAGGTGCCTATGGTCCCACCACGTTAGACGATTTCCGATGGCTTACTGCTCCGCTTCCCCAAACACGAAACGGGCAAGTATTACGGGAGACTGTTTATAAGTATTATGATGTGGGTGGATTCGGTAGTACATTTTCACGACGAACTGGATTGGGCGCATGGAAGCCACAACCAATTCGCATAAGTGCGGCTGGTAGTACCATAAACACGTTTTCTAGTGAAATCAAATCTTATACTTGGACAGTATTAGAAGACGAAGAACACGGTGTTGAAACACCCTTTTACCTTACTCCCAATTCACCGGATACAATTTCGCCCACAAACCTTACGGGAACTGATGTTTATTTTATTCCTGTGCGCTCGGGGAGACACACGATTCAACTCCAACTACAGGACAAAAGGGGGAACATGCGCGATGAAGTGTCTACACTTATTGTAAATGTTTGTACTTTGCCATGGGCTGCCACTGCGAATAAGTTCGCGATGACACCCGACGCGGCTGAAGCTTTTGGTCCTGCATGGATATACAGCAAACTCAAAGCGGAAATCGCTGAAGTTTGGCGCGAATGGAATGAGAATTCAACGCAAGAATATACTAACTGGCTTGGAGCAACCCGGAATGTTCACCTCATAGTTTCCGGTACAAATCTGCCTACGCTCGCAAGAACACAGGTGCCGAGAGACTTGGCTGATGAGACTATAAGCACTGGCTTCGGCCCTAACCAACTTTTTCCATTTCCTTTCAAGAAACAAAAGGATGGTCTTCATCCGGGAGGTGGCGGCTATCAGTCACCAGAATTAGATCCCACGATTGGACAACCATTCGGGCGTAATGCTAATCGACTATGTACCCCCGTTTTGAGAGGAGGCGATCAATTACCCCAGACTGGCGAGTTGGAATTTTTACGCACCCGGTTGGGGTGGGACATTGTTGGCAAGCATAAATTTCTTACGAGCTGGATAAAATATATCACCTCTAATGAAGATGGCTCAAAGTTTGATAGAGCCCCTAACCTAGTTAATCAGCCTGGGATTCTAGAGCGAGCCCCATCTTGGCAGGAATTAGTAATCCGAGCCGAAATAGGTCCAGACATTTTTGGACGATCTCCTCGCGGGGGCTTTGGATGGCAAGCTCTCCCATCCGGGCAGCAACCATGTCTTCATCAATTTGTTTATAATCAGTGGCAAGCCCGCACCGCAACTTTAGGAGCCGCAGCTTATGGCACCGAGGCGGGAAATAACAGATATATTTTTCACCCTCCTCCTGTGTTTGGTAGTTGTGAAACAAAGATTGAACGATATCAAATAGCAACACCAGATAACAGTGGTTATCCAGTTAAAAATTATCCTTTTCGTAATGGGAATGAATATCAGACATACCGTGTCCCGAGAGAACTTTCGGACGGAAGTGGGAACTTAAATTCTTTAAACTCTTACGAAAAAGGCTTGCCTGACGATCAAATGGGAGATCTCTTTGGCGGCGCATTGGCTGATCTGTTTGAGATTATTCTAATTTTGAGTTCTCAACTTCTGGGTGGTGTTCCCATAAAACAACTTACAGGAAACGAGATCCCGCCCCTATCAGTTGGAACATCGTGGATCAGCAACGCCCCTGGATACTTCGTGGCTTATTCTCGCGAACCATTTAGTGGCATGGGCGTTGTCCCATTTCACTGGTTTCAGTGGCAGCGAAATAGTTCAGGAACCGGAGCTAGCGATGCGGGTACTGCGGGGGTAGATGACTCAACCAATTTGTCCACGGTGGCAAGTAATTATCGGAGCGATTTTGTTATTAAGAAGGTTGATTTTAGCGGCGCATATGCTCGCATATTGAACGGCCGTCAGTGGAATGATGGAAACATGATTGATGGTCAATTTACTCCTTATGAAAGATGGCGTCGTGAAGTATATCGACGTGCCGGGGAAACGTTTCCTCAACAGCCAACCAGATATTTATTTGTAGATGACCCTCGATTTAGAGAGGCTATCATTCCCTGGGAAAGTGCCAGTAATGGCGCGAACACTTCATCTCCGTCCATCACTCCCCGAGAAATGGATGAGATCGTGAGATATTTAATTTCACTTGACCCCACTGATACTAACAGATATGCAGATATGCTCTTGTTTGTGTTGAGTGTTGCATCTGACGGAGGGTGCGCCCCAATTGAAGTTCCATCTACGACTACGCCATACAACGAAGCCGAGAGCCAGCCTTCGCTTGACACATTCGAAACACTTCCTTTTGATTATGGAAGTCACACTGCGTATCCCGACGAGCCCCCTCGCGAAAAAGATTGGGTTTTGGCTTTTGGGGATGTCGAGGAATATTCTACTAAGCGCGAACAATATACTCAAGCCATCAATGACCACCCACGGCTGCTACGTGAATGGGAGTTGCGAAAATCAGCCTATGATAAGTGGGTGGTGGATTACGCTGATTGGTTGACGTTACCACGTTTAAGTTTTGATAATTTATATTTGCACAACCCTCCCGTTCTTCGATCTCCTGGTGAATATATCCGATCTTTTGAAACCGACATCGACTTGCTACAAATCTATACCTTGAACTTTTATAACTCTTATGTGGCGAAGCACCCCTTCATTGTCACTAGCCAGTTTAATAAATGTGGAGACGGAACATTTCAGAAGATAGAAACTCGCGAACTATTGAGTGATGTAGAATTTATGCGAACATATGATGATTTGTTTTGGCTTAAGTTTTATTTTGCTATACGCATTTCTGAATCAGATCGAATCTTATCCTTTAGTGAGGAGGATGCGATGATAAAACAGATAGAAAATCTCTATTCCAATTCATTGGCATCAAGTGATTCCAATAAATTTACGAAATCATTACAGCGCATCGCGCATGAGACTAACGGGGTCTTCGAGGACAAATCAGGATTGACGGTTCAAAACAAGGATGATAAAATAATAAATAAATTCAAAAATATAACTGAACAAAAAGCCTTGACCTTGCGTGATGTCTATGATATTGTTCTACCTGATGGATCTTTCCAACCATAAACCAGATACCTCTTTGTTCGAAATCGTAGATCAAAAACAACACTGTAAGAGCATTTATTGCGACAATCACATTGTAGAAGATCCAGATTATGGGCGTCTCTCCAAGACGTGGGCATATCATTCAACCTTAAAGGGCTATGGTATCAAGTATGCGTCCTTGTATGCCAAGACGAGAACCCTTGACGAGTGTTGCCCCGATGAATTAAAAAAAGAATGGTCCACCATTAAGAAAAAATACTCGGCTTATATTAAATCTTTCCAGACTGGATTCTGCGAACTGGACGAGGAGTGTTTTTATGATTTAGTTCCACACAGTTTTGTAATTGAATATTTTAACCTCAAGAGTCAAATAACAAAACATGTATTATCTACTATCCCAGAACCAGAAGACTATAGTTTTTTAGTTGAGTTGTCGGGATTATTAACTGATATCCGAGATCATAAATTATTAATTGAGCCGAAGGAAATTGTTGATAAACTTCACGAAACTAAAACTCGAAGTTTTTATTCCAAGCTAAATGCGGTAAGACCATTTATTGACTACAATATGTTTGGGACGATTACTGGTCGCTTGACCACCCATAAAAATTCTTTTCCACTGCTTACAATGAGCAAGGATTACCGGAGAGTGGTTAAACCAACGAATACTTGGTTTATCGAATTGGATTTCAATGCAGCGGAGTTGCGCTGTCTTCTTGCGCTGAACGATCAAGAGCAACCACAACAGGACATACATGATTGGCATGGATCAATTTTTAATAGGCTATCAGATCACAAGTTGAATCGTGATGACATCAAGCGCAAAATCTTTGGATGGCTTTATGGCCCTTTGGGTGCATCACTTGGTATTCCCCAAGTAGAAAAACACTATGACAAAAGAAAAGTATTAAATAAATATTGGGACGGAAGCGTCGTCACCAATCCGTTTGGTCGAAAAATTATAGCCGACGAGTTCCATGCTCTCAATGCAGTTATACAAAGCACCACTTCCGATACATTCTTAAGGAGAGCAATCGCAGTAAATAAATTATTAGAAAATAAAAAGTCCTTTACAATGGGGCTCATTCACGATAGCATGGTAATTGACTTTCATCGGGAAGACAAAGATCTTATCGATGATATAATTAAAAAATTCGGTGATACGGATTTAGGAAAGTTTAAAGTGAACACCAGCCTTGGAACACACTTTGGAAACTTAAAGAGGTTTAGATGACAACAAAAAAATATAACAAACTTGTGAGAGATAAGATCCCAGAGATTATTAATGAGCAGGGAAAGAAGTGCAAAGTTTATGTAGCCGTCAATGACGACTATCAACAAAGACTCAAGGACAAACTCACAGAAGAAGTTCAAGAGTTTCTTGAGGAGCCATGCGTAGAAGAACTAGCGGACATTCAGGAAGTTCTTTTATCAATTGCTGAAATAAATAAATGGGATCTTGAAGGGGCACGGATTATCAAAAACCGCAAACGCGGAGGATTTTGGAGGCGTTATGTTTTACAAGAGGTTTCGGAATGAGCAAGAAATATAAATTAGTTTATATAGAAAACGGCGAAGAAGTTACATTAGTGAGCACTGATCCAGAAGCAATAATGATTGTGCTCAACGAGAAGGTTTCCAATCATGTTGGGCGATATCGCAATAGCCCCACGTTTGAACTGGTGTCATACGGCGAAACCAAAGAGAAGTAAATGGATACAGTAATCGGACTAGGCAAAGCAGGTTGCGCCATCGCAGATAACTTTGCTCAATATTCTCAATATAAGGCATATAAAATAGACATAGGCTTGTCGCCTAGTGCCAATACGTTTAGTCTAAAAGAGAGCCAAAACATTGAAGATTATGAAAAGAATTGCCCGGATATGACTAAGTTTTTTGAAGGGGTGAGTGGGGATATTCTATTTGTGGTAGGCGGCGGCGGAAAAGCCTCCGTCACATCACTTTCTCTTTTAGAATATTTACGACACTGTAACATTAGTGTGCTATACATAAAGCCAGAAGAAGATTTTTTAGGAGCACAAGGAAAATTAATTAATAACTTGGTCTTCAATGTCCTGCAAGAGTATGCTCGATCTGGTGTTTTTGATCGACTCTATCTTGTGGACAACGTTTTAGTAGAGAGGGCAATACCTCCTACGTCCTTGAAGAATCACTATGTTAGTCTTAATGAAGCCATCGTGTCTTCACTACATATGATTAATGTATTCAATCACATTCCCCCTGTGACTGACACCTTTTCTTCTTTACCTATTGGAACCCGCATTTCTACTATTGGATTTGTGGAGCCAAAAAAAAATGTAGATAAGATGTTTTTTTCTCTTGACAACGTGAGTGATCGGGTATACTATTATGCTTGTAACAAGATGAGACTGGAAACAGAAAACAATTTGTTCGGAGAGATAAAGAATTCTCTTAAGAGAAAAATGGAAGCCGATGTGCGGGTTTCATACGGAATCTTTGAAACTGATTATGATGAAGATTACATTTATTGTGTCGCGCATACTTCAGCCATTCAAGGGCAAACAAAAACAATTGGGGGGTCGGAAGATTTGCCGACCTCACCTTAAGGAGATAAAATACAATGGCATTAGATTTAGCAAAGATGCGAGCGAAACTACAGGAATCCGAATCGGGTGGAAAGAAAAGCGATAATGCTTTTTGGCGACCAACCGAGGGGGATCAAGAGATTCGACTTGTACCAACTGAGGATGGAGATCCGTTCAAGGTTTTCCACTTTCATTATAACTTAGGTGATAATGTTCGTGGTGGTGTGTTGTGTCCCAAGCGGCAGTTTGGTGACGGTTGTCCGGTTTGTGAATTCGCTTCACAACTATGGCAAGAGGGAACTGATGAGAGCAAAAAAATGGCAAAGAGCCTTTTTGTTCGTCAGAGATTTTTCTCACCCGTAATTGTGCGTGGTGAAGAAGAAGCGGGTGTTCGCATCTGGGGTTACGGAAAGACAATTTACGAAGCGTTGCTTGGTTATGTCTTGAATCCTGATTACGGTGACATCACCGAGGTACAGACAGGAGTTGATTTTACATTGACTTATACTTTGCCGAAAACTAAGGGTGCATTTCCGCAGACCAATTTGGTTCCAAAACGTAAGTCTTCTGCACTTGCCCCTAAAGGCGAGATCAAGGCTCTTTTGGATTCAATTCCTGATGTGGATGCTTTGTTTACCAAAAAAACCACCACCGAGGTTCAGGCGATTTTGGAATCGTATCTTGATCCTTCTGGCGGCACGATGGAAGCTGTTAGCGCCACCGCGCCTTCCGGTGTTGATGATGCCATTCGGGAATTATCAGCGTAGTTAAAAAAACCTAAGTGGTTTTGAAAGCCCCGTGACTTTTTTGTTTATTGGTTTGTTCATCGAGCCACGGGGCTTTCTTTTTTGTAGGAGAGGGCATGATTATGAGCAACGGAAACTTATCATCGAAAGATATTTTAAAACTAATAAATAAAAAAGCGGGAAGAACAATTGCGTTTACTGGCGATCAAGAGAATCCGGCTGATGTAAAGGATTGGATCTCCACAGGCTCACGATGGCTCGACTCCATTACCTGTCGTGGTCAACTCGCAGGTATCCCAGTTGGTCGCTGCACCGAGATCGCTGGCTTAGAAAGTTCAGGCAAGTCTTATATGGCTGGACAAGTAGCGAGGGAAGCACAGAAGAAGAATATTAAAGTTCTCTACTTTGATTCTGAATCTACAATGAGCAAAGAGTTTTTAGAGAAACTTGGTTGCACTGTAGATGGCGAGGATAGTGTTATCATAATCCAGCCTGATGATATTGAGCAGGTATTGGAATCAATGGAAACCGTTATGGCTGGTGATCCCGACACTCGTTTCTTATTTATTATTGACTCACTCGCGATGACTCCATGTCGTGCGGATCTGGAAAAGGATTTCAATCCCCAATCTTCTATGGCACAAATGCCTCGCGTTCTATCTTTGGGTATGAAGAAATTGGTGGTGTCCTTATCGAGAACACAATCAACCTTGTTGGTCCTGAACCAACTCAAGACAAATATTAATGTCTCTAACCCAATGATGATGCTTTCGCAACCCTGGTTTACTCCTGGTGGTAAGGCTATGATCTATGCCTATTCATTAAGAATATGGCTCACGGGTCTAAAAGGAAAGAAGACCTTTGTAGAAGATGAAGCAGGTTTTAGAATCGGCAGCGAAGTGAAAGCCAAGCTAGAGAAATCCAAGTTTGGAACACAGGGTCGCATCTGTAACTTTAAAATTCTATGGGGAGGCGAGGATGTTGGTATCCTCAATGATGAATCCTTGTTGACTGCGATCAAAACATCGGACAAGTTAAAGAATAGTGGAGCGTGGTTTACGCTTGATGGATACGATAAGAAATTCCAAGGCGCAACCTTCCCTAAGCTAATGCAGACCGACGAAAAGTTTGCCAAACTTGTTTATGATATTATGGATGAAGAAGTTATTCGTAAATTTGAAACCAAGACCGGCAAGTCAGAAGACTTTTATGGTGATGATGTTGAGGGGGTAAAGCAAAATGACCATTCCTAGTTGGGCAAAATTTGTTCTCGATGACAGAACCAAGCAACGACGGATAGAGAAAACGGATGCTCTCCTTGAACATAACACGCGCAGAGTAGAGCAAGAAGTTTGGCGTGAAATGAAGGAGAAGAAAGATCTACTAAATAAGGTGAAAGAATTGTGCCCCGGCCCATTTGCGCCAAATTTATGGGACAAGCATAGTATGATCAGGCTATATTTTATGGATGGCTCCTTCCTCACTCTCAACAAACAGATGGTTTTTTCTTATAATACAGAGAACTCTGCTCTTGACGTACAAGCAGTGAGTCGTAACACGGGTCAGATGCTTAGGTTTCTAAAGAAGCATTTCCCCGATAATTTCAACAAGGTCGAAGCGCGATGGCGAATAAAATCTTAATCATTGACGCGATGAATACATTCATTCGCAACTATGTTATGAACCCTAGCATTAGTGCGACGGGATCACCCATTGGTGGAACGAAAGGTTTCTTGATGTCCTTACAAAAGACAGCACGAGAGATAAATCCAGATAAGATAATTGTTGTTTGGGATGGTGGAGGTGGTAGTGCCAAGCGCAGAACCTTGGCGAAGCAATACAAAGAAGGGCGCAAGCCACTCAAACTAAACCGAGCCTATAGCGGTATGGATGCTCTAGAAGAAACACAAAATCGTTATGATCAAATGAAGCGCACAATTGAGTATCTTAACAAGATGCCCGTCGCACAATTGATGGTAGAAGACATTGAGGCTGACGATGTGATAGGATACATTTGTCATATGCCTTCACTCAAAGAAGACATAAAGATTATTGTGTCTATGGACAAAGATTTTTATCAACTGTGTGACGACAAGACGCTGGTGTATAAACCGATCAAGGACATCTTCTTAAACAAGAATCGAATCCTTGAGGAGTTTGATATTCATCCTAACAATTTCGCGCTTGCCCGAGCCATTGATGGTGACAAGTCTGATAACTTACCGGGCATAAAGGGCGCGGGCATGAAGACAATATCTAAAAAATTAAGTTTCTTGCGGGAAGAAAAATCTTATACTCCCGACGAGGTGTTTAAGTATTGCAGAAGTGATGAGACTGGGCTCAAATTATATAAAGATATTTTAAAGGAGAAGAAAAAGGTGGAACTAAATTATAAATTAATGCAACTTTATTCTCCCTCTATTTCTGTTAAAAATTCACTACATATAAAAGACACAGTAGAACAGTTTGCCCCTACCCTCAATAGAACCGAAGTGTTAAAAATGATGGCGACTGATGGCATACATGAATACAACTGGAATCCATTATTTCAGAAATTTAGATCGTTTCTTGCCGACCACCGAGACTATTTACTCCGTGGCACTTAATAAGACTTGACACTTTTGAACCACTCTTATACACTTACAGAATATTCAGGAATCGAGACTTACAATGACCTTAAAAACCGACCCCGCCTCATTTTCAAAATATGGTAAATCCTTTCAGGAAAAACTAGCCTTTCTTATATTAGATGATCGCGTCTTTGCTGATCGCATGGTAGAAGTATTGGATGTTGAGTTTTTAGAATTCAAGCATCTGCAAGTTTTTGTTCAAAAAATATTCAACTACAAAACAAAATACGGAACCCAACCATCAACTGAAATAATGAAGACGATTGTTCGTTCTCAAATAGAAGACGAAAATGAAACACTTCAGAAACAAATAAGAGAGTATTTTGCTCATGTCTTATCTGATATTACCATATTACAATCAGCCGAATTTGTAAAAGACACCGCTTTGGAATTCTGCCGTAAGCAGAAGTTACGAGAGGCGATGATAAAATCGTCTACACTCCTCCAAAAATGCTCTTTTGATGAGATTTCTGTACTCATAAATGATGCGTTGAAGGCTGGTGCAAATGCAGATTTTGGTTACGATTATATCAAAGATTTTGAAAAAAGATTTGAACTTAGTACCCGCGAAACAATCACGACGGGATGGGAAAAAGTAGATCAGATCACCGGGGGTGGTGGTGGTCGCAAAGAATTGGGTGTCGTAATCGCTCCTACTGGTGTGGGAAAGTCAATGGTCTTAGTTCATCTTGGCGCGACTGCCGTGAAAGCCGGAATGACCGTGGTGCATTACACGCTTGAGTTGGGTGATACTGTCATCGCTGGTCGTTATGATTCGTGTATCACAGGAATTCGCTTGAACGAAGTCAAGGATCGTAAAGTGGACATCAAGAAAACTTTAGATGGTTTAGATGGAAGCTTGATTATAAAAGAGTATCCCACGAAAACAGCTACCACCAATACAATTCGCGCTCATCTGGAAAAACTTAAACAACAAGGCACTATTCCAGACATGATTATTGTTGATTATGCGGATCTGTTACGCACATTGTCTGCGCGTAAAGAAAAGAGAGAAGAACTAGAAACGATCTATGAAGACCTCCGCGCACTTATGCAAGAAAATAATTGTGTTGGGTGGACAGCTTCTCAAACTAACCGAACAGGGCTCAACCAAGAAATTATCACCATGCAAGCAATATCTGAGGCTTTCAATAAATGCTTCATCGCGGACTTTATCTTTTCTGTTTCAAGAACATCAGAGGATAAGCAAACAAATGGTGGAAGAATTTATATTGCCAAGAATAGAAATGGTGCTGACGGCTTGGTGTTCTCTATCTTTATGGACCCCGCAAATGTCGATATTAAGGTGTTGGGTAAATATGAAAATGATGCGGCATCATCACCGGCACTTTCAAATGAAGAACAAGTTAAATTTATGCTAGACAAATACAAAAAACTAATAAAGGGGACGAATTAAAAATGGACATCTCAAGCAAGATCTTATCAGACATAACTGTCTTTATGAAATATGCGAAACATATGGAGGAAAAAAATCGTAGAGAAAACTGGAAGGAACTTGTTGGAAGAAATAAAGAAATGCATCGGAAAAAATATACGATGCTTAATGGAGAAATAGATGCGGCATACAAATATGTGGAAGACAGGAAGGTTCTTCCCTCTATGCGTTCAATGCAGTTCGCGGGGAAGTCAATTGAAATTAGCCCTAACCGTATTTATAACTGTGGCTATTTGCCTGTCGATGATTGGCGAGCTTTTAGTGAAATTCTTTTTTTGCTTTTAGGCGGAACTGGTGTTGGCTTTTCAGTACAAAAACATCATGTAGAAAAGCTACCAGAGATCCGCAAGCCCCGAGAAGATCGTAAGCGCCGTTTTTTAGTTGGTGACTCTATCGAGGGATGGGCTGATGCTGTTAAAGTATTGATGCGCTCTTATTTTGAGGGAACCTCCACAATAGATTTTGACTTTAGCGATATTAGATCCAAGGGTGCAAAGCTTGTAACTTCTGGTGGCAAAGCTCCTGGTCCAGAACCACTCAAGACGTGTATCCGCCAGATTAAAGGAATTTTAAATGAGAAGCTCGACGGTGATCAGCTTGAGCCCATTGAAGTTCATGATATTGTTTGCCACATCGCAGACGCAGTTTTGGCAGGGGGAATAAGACGTGCTGCTCTTATTAGTTTGTTTTCAGCGGACGATAAAGAAATGATTTCCTGTAAGTCTGGTAGTTGGTGGGAGACAAATCCCCAACGGGCTAGAGCGAACAACAGTGCCTCTCTTGTAAGACATCGCATACGCAAGAAATTTTTTAAAGAACTCTGGCAACGCATACAACTTTCTAACTCAGGAGAACCAGGAATTTATTTTACTAATGATAAGGATTGGGGAACTAATCCTTGTTGCGAAATTGCCTTACGACCTTTTCAGTTCTGCAATCTTTGTGAAGTAAACGTTTCCGATGTAACGAGTCAAGAAGATTTAAATGAGCGAGTGCGAGCAGCATCTTTCCTGGGAACGCTTCAGGCTGGATATACACAGTTTCATTATTTGAGATCTGTTTGGCAACGCACCACAGAGCGTGAAGCATTAGTTGGAGTGAGTATGACCGGCGTTGGCTCTGGCAAAGTACAGGAATTTGATCTTGAAGAAGCTGCACAAATTGCAGTAGAGGAAAACAAAAAAGTTGCCGAGTTGATTGGTATTCGATCCGCCGCAAGAGTAACCACCATCAAGCCAGCCGGAACTTCTTCTATTGTGCTTGGCTGTTCTAGTGGGATACACGCATGGCATAGTGATTATTATATTCGTCGCTTGCGTGTCGGAAAGAACGAAGATATTTATCATTACCTGTCAGCCAATCATCCAGAGTTAGTAGAGGATGAATATTTCAGACCACACGACACAGCCGTGATTTCGGTCCCTCAAAAAGCCCCCGAAGGTGCAATCTTACGTGATGAAACGGCCCTACAACTCTTGCAACGAGTGAAAGGATTTTCAGAGAAATGGATTCGTCCGGGTCACAATTCAGGAAACAATACCCATAACATTAGTGCTACAGTTTCTATCAAAGATCATGAATGGGATGAGGTGGGCGAATGGATGTGGAAGAATCGTGAATTTTATAATGGACTATCTGTCCTTCCGTTTAGCGGCGGAAACTATGTCCAGGCACCATTTGAAGACTGTGATGAGGCTACATACAATAGTATGATCGATTCATTAAAGGAGATTGACTTAACCAAGATTATAGAAGTGGATGACAATACTAATTTGTCTGGTGAAGTAGCATGTGCCGGTGGCGCATGTGAAGTTAAATTTATCTAAACTAAAAAGGAAATAAAATGGCAACAATAACAATTACAGAAGAAAAGAAAAAGCGCGTGACGGATCTCATCAAATCTTATCGCGCCATCGATGGAGCAATCCAGCCCTTTCAAGATCAGCGTAAGGACTTGCGCACGGAATATATTGAAAACCAATGGCTTACTAATAATGAGATTTCATTAGTCAAAAAAGCCTATAACGCTGTGAAGACAAAGGTAGATTTAGACGACCTAGGCACTTTTATGGAAATCGTAAAGAAGGAAATGCCCGGTGTGTAAGTTCAAGCCATTTAATAAACACTTGCTTGTCCAAAAAATACCGCAGGTAAAAAAACCAGATTTGAGCCCTGTTCTGATTCCTGATGGCGCGAGCCTCGGCGAGCAGGAAAGATATGGTTTAGTTAAGTTTGTCTGCGCGGCGAAAGATTGCGATTTGTTCTTAAGAGATCTTAATCCCGATCAGCCCACTTGGGCAACACAAAGAGGAACGATGGACGACGTATTTACCACCTCTGCAAAGAATAGCGGAAATGCTTCACTCGTTGTAGACAAGTCCATGATCGAAGAAATAAAAATTGAGGATAACACGTTTAACATCATTCATCAAAATTATGTTGTCGGTGTGATTGATGAATAAGGAAAAAGTATGAAAAAAATAACTTTAACAGATTTAAAAAATATGGTTGTGGAGGCTACCGATGCGTTATCGGACCACGGCTCTCTAGTGCTAGAGAAGCCAACAAAACAGCACCTTAACGAAACTACTTTATCACGGGTAAAGGATAATATAGAAAATAAAAATATTCCCTTTGTTATGCTGACAGCCCATCGCGGAGTAGATAAGGATTTGCCACCAGCAGAGCAAGACAAACAACGAGAGATAAATAATAAGAACCAAGATAAACTCAAGATTCGTCTTAAGGCATCTGGATTTCCTTGGGTGGACATGTACCGAAGCGGATATAAACAAGGCGGCCCCAAAGGGGTTGTGGTGGAAGAATATTCTGTGTTAGCTTATGAGCAACCTAGGGGCGATGTACCCCCAAGTGGTAAAAGTCTTTTTGACACAGCGCGGAATCTGGCGGCAGATTACAAGCAAGATTCATTTCTTTATGGAGGTCCAGATCGAGACAATCCAGAAGAATATTCTATTCGCCTCTACACTAATACCGGAGAACCCATCAAAGACGTTTGGGCTGGTGGTGACAAGGGATATACAGAACTCGGTGTCGTTGAAGATGCCGAAGCCGAATATTGGTCTATGATTGATAACAAGAAAACTCAATTTAAAGAAATGTATGACAAGTGGAGTGCCTTCCGCCCTAAATCAAAAACAGAGGCGATGAAAAAACAATACTATCTTAAATTAGCCGAAAGCAAGATTCGAGGTTAGTGTGGAAAATAAAGATACCCTTACAAAAGCGATTGAAAAACAGTCGCGTCTTTTAGCTGATCTGGAAGTTATTGATGCCTGTGATATTATGATGAGAGATGATGGCTTTAGTGCTGTTCCTGATGAGATTGTAGGTAAACGTAGATTGGACATTGGAATGAAAAATCGTCCTCGTCGCTGGTATGGTTTATTATCCAAACTCAACCAAGAGGAAAAACAAAAAAGAGGCTCTCAAGAAGTCCGACCATGGGGCAAGTATGAAATTTTATTAAATGATTCGACTTGCAAAGTTAAGAAAATTACTGTAACCCCAAAAGGGAGGCTGAGTTACCAGTCCCATGAGAAAAGAGCAGAAGTGTGGGTAGTCATCTCAGGGCACGGTAAGCTAACTTGCGACGGGGAGACTGACGAGATCGCCCCTGCTGCCATAGTGATGATCCCATATGGAATGAAGCATCGTATTGAAAATACGCACGAAGCAGAAGATTTAGTCTTCATTGAAACCCAAATTGGAACATACTTTGGCGAAGATGATATCACACGATATGAGGATGATTATGGACGAGAATAACGAAGAACAAGAAATGATGGAAATGTTTGAAAGTGGCTTCGTGCAGGTAACTACAGATTATTTAGATGCAAGTGCAAAGTTGGCTGAAGCCACTGCGTTGTGCGGAGATGATCCGATAAAGCAAGAAATGATTTCTTTTGTCCACGATGATTTTGTAAAAATGTGTGCTCGCTCAGAAGGTATTCGTATAATGACTGAAGGCGCTTATGATGAAAACCGAGAATTTATTATTGCGGAAATGAAAGAAGTCACAATTCTTAATTTAAAGATGGCTGAACAGATCCAAAAAAAATTGGGCTCTTTGTCGATTTAACTTGAAATCCAAAATTAGATATGATATTATAGTGACAATACAAGGTCAGTTCTCTTTATGAAACGGGCAGTGTGTAATTTAATAAAGGAGGTTTCTATTATGAAAATAGAAACATATAACATATATCGAGATCAAGACAAAGGTTTCGATTCAAAATATAGTCAATTTGTCAATCCTGACATTTTCGATTTAGACGACAAACCAAGCCAAGTAAGGGATACGGATGTTTTAAACGCAAACGTGCCATCAATGATGGAGTCAATGCGGAATCGTGCTGACGATTCGGGTTGGAGAAAGTATGGACAACTATCACCTTGCACAGTGAGTGAAGACACTCGTGGTAATCTGATATTGCGCGACGGCTTTACACGTACTAAAGCTATGCAACGTCGTCTCAAAGAAGGGGAGAATGTTGAATTGTTGGTTAATTCTGGTAAGTTCAAGATAGATAACCCATCAGAAGATGAGTGGTATGATTTTGGTTGTGATCAAAACGATCATTTGCCGTCTTCCCCAAACACTTCTTGTGACGTAAAGGTTCAAATTGCTAACCGAGTTAACAATGGCTATTTTGATCGCAAGGCTGGTTGCTGTCGCGAACAAAATCCTGAACTTTGGATGGAGACAGCTCTAGAGCTAATGACAAGCATTTATAGCAATTCCTCCATCAAAGGAGCAACTATTGAAAAATGGATTGCTACAAAGGTGGCAAAGAAGGAAGCAGCATCACAAGTCCGGGGAAAGATAAAAACATATCTGCGCCCCGAGGATGTTGACTTTGTTGTGAATCACTGTAATCAGTTACCGTTTAAATGGGATGGATCAAAAGCGGGCGACAACCGTAACAACAATGTTGTTTATTTTGCAACTCGTCGTGGCAAACTGCGTAAGGACATTGTTTCGTTTGCATTTGATAAGACGAATTCCCAATCTTCTCCAAATATTTATTTGTTTGTGCATTTAGAGGATGTTGTAATTGTTAACAAGTCAGTAGAGGCAATACAGGCGGAAAGACAATGGTTTCGAGATGAAGTAAAGAGAATTAATTCACATCCCTCTTTGCGGAAGCCGTTAATCAATGGAGTGTGGTTCTTACCCCAAGTGCGTAAAGTAGATCCGTCCATGTATAAATTCATTAAATAACAAAGAAGAAACTCATATAAGGAAGTCCATGTGTTATTGTTATGATGGCATATGGACATTTTACTTTTATGCATTCTAAAATAAGAAACATCAGTTTTACCTATGATAAATTTGTAATTGGTTCTTCGCTCAGTGCGCTTCTTTATTGTTTTCTCAACAATATACCCTTTGCCTATGTAAAGCTTGAGCACCCCCACCGCTTTGATCATTTTAGTCCCGAGCAAGATTTATCTTTCTTTGGCTTAGAAAATAATTCACACACTCTGGTGAGCCCAACTTCAACTAAAATTATTGGGAGCAACAAAGATATATTATGGGAAAAACTATATTTTTATCTAACTCTATCTGGACTAAATCCTGTAGCGGATAAGGCTTCTTCAATCAAGGTAGGGGATAAAGAACTTAAAGTCTTTACTCACAAAGCTCGAATGGCAAAAATAAACTTTGAGGAGTTAATTATCTTTACCGATGAAGGAGTTTCTGGTTTACCAACACCCACACAGCCTCCACAAAAGAAATATAAAGTTTATGATTGGTTTGATGTACGAAGCGGAATGAAACATGAATACGATTATATACAAGATAACACAGAATTCGTTAGTGAAATACTTTTCTATCCCACCGATAGAGTTGACGGCAACCAAGTGTATAAAGATGCTGTATCTATTTCTTGTCTTACAGAGAAGCAACTCAACTCTTTTGATTATTCTGATATCAATGCTCGCTTCAAAACACTCAAGATGATGAAGGGTGCTGGCATTCGCGGGGCAAGGAATGGTCGCGACATGCTAAACAAAAGTCGTTATAAATATTATGCGGTAAGGATAGAGAATTCTATTCGTGAGATCCAGTCCCTCGGTAAAACACTTTACGATTCAACAGATACATTAAAATTTAATGTTGATTCGTTTGATGATATAATAAATAAAAATCCATTAGTAGAATCTTATGTCGCAAGAATATTCCAGTGAAGAAAACATCGTTAACATTAATTCGTTTCATCTTGCTGGCATTGTTCCTGTGTCCGGGCAGCGTTTGGATTATAATTTACCTTGGCACGACTGTCTTCAGCCCATAGCCCAAAACTTTTTAGCAGTCGAGCGAGCTGTGTTGGAATGCGCCACCGCAGGGTGCGAAACTATTTGGATTGTATGCGATTCTAAAATGCAACCACTAATAAAACACAGACTAGGAGAGATGGTTGAAGATCCTGCTTGGATTGGAAGAAAGTTTGACACCTTCCCAAGTGAAAGTAAAAAAGCAATTCCTATTTATTATGTTGAGATACACCCCAAAGATCAGAGGAAAAAAGAATCATTGGTGTGGAGCATTATCTACGGCGCAAAAGTGGCTCACAAAACTTGTTACCAACTATCCAAATGGGTAACACCAGATAAATATTATGTAGCCTTTTCTTATGGAGTGTTCCCATCACAACACATACGCAAATGGAGAGAAACAATATCCCGACCAGGAAACTTTTTACTAACTACGCCCGAAGGTAATTCAGTGATTGATAACGAATACATTGGTTTTGCATTTGATGCAAGTGAGGTGACAAGATTTTCACAATTGTTCTGGAAAAAAGCCACAGGAGAGTTCGATCCAAACTCTCCACTGAGAGATGGAAAATACCCCATCAACAAACTACCGTTTGCCGAAAGACACTCAGGAAGATATTTTGATCTCAAGGATATTTTTGAAGCCATTGATACTCAAAAACCAACCACTTGGATTGAGATGGAATGGTATTATGACATAAGCACATGGGAAGGTTATTGTAAATATATTGGCTCAGAACATCAAAAGTTAATGAATCGGCCCAAGTCCGATATGTTAAGATATAGAACATGGAAAAAAATTGGGGTAGACGATGAAGAAAATACTTGACAACCCCCTCACACTCCTATAACATGTAGGGTATGAAATCAAAGATTCCGTTTGTAGGATTACATGCCCATTCCACTGCTGGTTCGCCTTTCGACGCCATCGGTTATCCACAGCAGCACATGGACTTTGCCTATGAAAATGGTATGGATGCGCTTGCACTAACTGATCATGGCAACTGTAATGGACTAGCCTATCAGGTTCTTCACGCCAAGTCAATGGAAAAGGAGGGTAAGAACTTTAAACCCATTTATGGATGCGAGGCATATTTCATTCCCTCTATTAAAGAGTGGGCAATACTTAACGAAGAAGCAAAAGCGGACAAGAAAAGAAAAAAAGAAAAAGCCAATACTGGGTTTGCTGTAGAAAACGAAGTGTCTTCAAAGAAAGTTAAAGACGGCATCAATCGTCGCTCTCACTTGGTTCTTCTAGCTCAAAACCAAACTGGATTAAATAATATATTCAAGTTGGTGTCTCAATCTTATAAGCCAGGAAACTTTTATCGGTTCCCAAGAATTGATTTAGAAATGCTCCGCGAACATGGCGAGGGCGTCATCGCATCTAGTGCGTGTTTAGGTGGAGTTTATGCTACAGATTATTGGAAAAATAAAGATGACGGTGATGAAAAGATACTAGAGGCTATGCGAACAACAACCGAGAATATGTTAGGTATTTTTGGAGATAGATGGTATGGTGAACTTCAGTGGTGGAGCGATCAAGACCAACACAATCTTAATCATTTTGTTATTCAGGTTGCAAAAGAATATGGAGTGGAACTCATTTCCACTTGCGACAGCCACTTTTACAACCCCGAAGTGTGGAAAGATCGTGAATTATATAAGAGACTCCACCCAGGCCTGGCGGCATTTCATGGCGACATGCCAGAATCACTAGAGCAGGTTCCTCACGAACTATATCCTAAAAACGGAGATCAAATGTGGGAATCCTATAAAAAGTATTCTTCACAGTTGGGTGAGAAATATGATGACGATCTGATTATGGAATCTATTGAGCGAACTTATGATATAGCTCACAACAGAATTGAAAAGTTTTATCCAGACAATACAGTTAGGCTCCCATCTTTTGTTATACCCGATGGACTAGATGAAGATACCGCATTGAGTGTTGCTGCATCCAATGGCTTGCAATCGCAAACCAAACACAGTCAAGAATATCTTGATCGCCTCAAGCATGAACTAGAGGTTATCAAGGACCGCGGCTTTAGCAGATATTTTTTAACAATGAAAGCGATTGCCGACAAAGCTACATCAACACAGTTAACGGGGCCATCGCGAGGTTCAGCCGGTGGATCATTAGTTGCGTATGCTTTGGGCATTACACAAGTAGATCCTATTAAGTATGGGCTATTATTTTCTAGGTTCTTGAGAGCAGACGCAACAGATTATCCAGACATTGATTATGATGTGTCAGATCCGTTTGTGCTGAAGGAAATGTTAGTCAAGGAATGGGGTGAAGATAATGTAGTTCCGATTTCTAACTGGAACACGCTACAACTACGGTCACTCATAAAAGACATTTCTAAGCTTTATAAAGTACCCTTTCAGGAGGTTAATAAAGTTACAAGCAAAATGGTTGGCGAATCAATAGGACCAGCCAAAAGGGATCATGGTATAAAGACAGGTGTCTACGCTCCGACTTTTGATGAAGTAATGAAGTATAGCACAACGCTGCAACAATTCCTTAGAGATTATCCAGAAGTAGAAACACATGTCCGCACTCTAGTTGGACAGGTTAGATCTTGTTCGCGCCATGCCGGTGGTCTTGTAGTCGGAGAGAACTTAAATAAATATATGCCCTTGATCTATAGTGGTGGAGTAAGACAAACACCTTGGACCGAAGGACAAAACGTCAGGCATCTTGAACCAATGGGCTTTATCAAATTTGACATTCTTGGCTTGAGCACTCTTAGAATGATTGAAGATGCCATTGGCAAAGTTCTAGAGAGGCACAAAGGGATTACAGATCCCTTGTTTGTAGAGATTAAGAATTTCTATGATGAGCACTTGCATCCTGATAAACTAGACTTTGATAATCAGGATATTTATAAAAACATTTTCCATAAAGGTAAATGGGCTGGTGTCTTTCAATTCACAGAACCAGGAGCACAGGGCTTTTGTAAAAAAGCCAAGCCAACAAGTTTGGTCGATATCGCGGCGATCACTTCCATCTTTAGACCAGGACCGTTAGGCGCAAAGGTCGATAGAGATTATGTAGAGGCAAAAGAAAATCCACAATACATAAAATATCCTCACCCAATCATACAAGAAGTGACGGAAGAAACTTATGGGTTTTTGATTTTCCAAGAGCAGATTGCTTTGCTTGCCCACCGACTGGGAAAAGACATTTCCTTGGACGAGGGTAATCTTTTACGCAAACTATTAACAAAGAAAGGAACAGGAAAAGGTGCAGAGGAAAAGACTAGAATTCATACTAAGTTCGTGGCAGGATGTTCAGAAAAGGGAATTAGCAAAAAACAAGCAGAAGACCTTTGGAACACTTTTGAGTATTTTAGTGGTTATGGTTTTAATAAGTCCCATGCTGTCGGTTATAGTATACTATCTTACCAGTGCGCTTGGCTTCTAAATTACTATCCGGCTGAATGGTGTGCGGCGTTCTTGAATAAAGAACCCGAGGGCAGAAAAGAGCGAGCCATTAATGTAGTAAAGAATTTGGGCTATGACATCCAAGAAGTTGAAATAAATACTTCAGGAAGATCGTGGGATATATCCACAGATGGTCAGCTAGTTCAGCCTCTCACCTCCATCAAAGGTCTTGGCGAAAAAGCCATGGATCAAATTTTACAGAACCGACCCTTTAAACATGTAGAGGATTTTCTATTCAACGAGAACGTCAGCTATTCTAAATTAAATAAAAAGGCTTTGGATGTTCTGGTGAGGTCCGGTGCTTGTGATTCTATTGCAGATGATCGCTTTAAACATTGTAAGCACTTATGGCTTTCAACCGTAAGTGATCGACCAAAGAACAAAAAGAGGCTTGAGGATAATATAACCAAGTATTGTGGTGAGATAGATTTTACAGAAGAAGAACGAATTGAGAATGTTGTTTCTCTTACGGGAATCTTTCCGTTTGAGTTGGTTATGGACAAAAAGGTACGCGAACGAATAGAACACAACTGCGTTCCTCCCATCGCACAATTTGATAAAGACCTGGGGCTGTGTTGGCTTATTCCAAGAAGCGTAACCGTCAGGCAAACAAAGAATGGTCGGGACTTTTGGATTATAAATGTGATTGACGATACTTGTCAAAGCACGGACATTAAGTGCTGGAATGTGAGATCTGAAGACAAGGTTCATCTGAACCGACCATATATAACAAAACTAGATTATGATGACCAGTGGGGTTTTTCGACTCGCTCTGTTAAGCATAATTTTATATTAGTGGGGTAAAAAATGTTTACACAAGAAGAACACACGCTAGAGGTGTATAGATTAATTATTGGATCTGATGAGGCGGAAGCTGAAGCAGAAGGAAGTATCTCCGAATACTTGCTTGAGCGCGGAGTATTTCACGCTAATAAATTAGGTCGGGAGCACAAAAAGGTTAAAGAATTTGATATAGTAAAAGATCCAATGTCAGGAGGATGGATCTTAATTTTCATGTGCGAGAGGTGTTATTTTTAATGAAGAATGAATATGAGGTGCTGATTGAAGACCTAAATCCACCAGAAGGAAATACAATCAAGATGAGACATGTCTTGAAAAGAACAATCAGGCGCACCATTAATGAACGACTGAGAAGTAAATTGGCAGAAACTCGCAAGCCCAAGGGTCTGGAAATTGATGTCCCTTCAGAGTGGACAGATATTTTACATAAAGACTCCTCCATCTTGACCGACTACGAGGAGATAGGATGGAAAGTTATGTGGTATAACACACACTCGCAAGGTCCGGGCCGAGGAGACTTGGTTCGTTCTTGGTTGAGTTTTAGAAGTGAGGCAAGTGCCTCAAAGGAAAGATAAATGATTATTGAATATACAAGATTGAGAAAGGATGTTCACCCACCAGAAAGAGCAAACCCAAGTGATGCGGGTTTGGATTTATATTTTAACCCCGAGCCCCAAGGACTGTTGCCGAGCCCAAACCAAGACAGTGTAACGATTGAGCCTGGTAAGTGCGCAGTCTTGTCCACGGGATATCGCTTCGGCGTACCTCATGGGTATATGCTTGAGATCAAAAACCGTTCAGGAATTGCAGCAAAGCGTTCGTTGATCGTGGGAGCATGTGTTGTTGATTCGGGATACGATGGTGAAGTGTTTGTAAACCTCCACAATATTGGAACCGACACACAAATCATTGAACCTCAAACCAAAATTGCTCAAGCAGTAATGACTCCGGTGGTTCATTTCCGTGCGCTAGAGACTGCGAGTGGCGACCTTTACGATTGGTATCCGATTACCATTTCTGATCGCGGGGAGGGTGCGCTTGGATCGACAGATAAGAAAGAAGAAAAAAGTGTCTAGCCTAAAAAAGAAACTAAAACGGAAACAAGAGAAAGAAGCCAAGAAAGACCTCCAAGAAAAAGTGGGGCTCTTTAATAAGTTAGGCGAAGAATGTTTAGTTTGTCAAAAGGACTTCGATAAAAAGAATAAAGAAATGGTAATGAGTTGGAGTGTTGTTGTTAAAGAAGATACAGTTCGACTTTACTGTCCCGAATGTTGGGATCGTGCAAACGATTTGATAAAGGAAATAAAAGATGGATACACAAACACAAAAGACGATGTTTAGCTCAAAGACTAATGAGTGGGGAACCCCACCGGAGTTCTTCGCTAAACTCAATAAGAAGTTTAAGTTTACCCTTGACCCGTGTAGCACTCCTACCACTGCTAAGTGTGAGAAGTATTATACCAGGGAAGACGATGGCCTTTCGCAGAGTTGGGAAAACGAGGTTGTCTTTGTCAACCCTCCTTATGGAGACATAAGTAAGTGGGTAAAGAAATCTTATGAGGAATCAACTCAGAACAATGCGACTGTGGTTATGCTGATCCCTTCCCGTACCGACACTAAGTATTGGCACGATTATGTGATGGAAGCAAACGCTATTTACTTTATTAAGGGTCGGCTGAAGTTCACAAACGGAAACGATAAACAAAATTCAGCCCCATTCCCTTCAGCGTTGGTAGTGTTTGATTCGGGTCAATTTAGTTGGATCAGCGGTCCATCGGTTAAAACAATGGAAAGACAATGATTGAGAAGACCAAAAAGATAATCTTTACAATTCCAGCAAACGACAAAGCCAAGTTCAAGGTTCAACTTCAGTATGATAGTCTTACCCAAGCCAAATTTTTGCGTGGAATGATAGACGGATACATCAATAGGGATGAGGACTTTATGAACTTTATAGCGAAGATGAAAGGGGATACTAAAGTTCAAAGCAAGGCGCAATTAAAGAAGGTAGAAAAGAATTTAGTAGAGATGAAACAAACTAAAGGTGCCTTCGCATTAGAGGATGATGAAGTAGAAAACATTTTTGATATGTTGGAACAGGAGCACCCCGACTTATGATGTGTTTTACTAAATGCCGAAAGGAAAAAAAGTGTTGCGAAGTTCAAGAATGTCGCTTGTGGATGGACTACCCACAGGATCTTAACTGCGTAGAAATAACAGTTCAGAAAGAGGATCACTTGACCCTAAAGAAAATTGGAGAGAGATTAAAGCTGACACCATCCCGCATCAAACAGATTGAAAATAAAGCCTTGGCGAAAGTATCAAAAACGTTTGAAAGGCTAAAGATACTATAATATGGTTTTTTGTCTTATTACACACTATTTATTGTATAAACCGATTAAGTTTTAAGGAGACAATCGCAACATGGCAAAAAACAAGAAATCAAAATCTCTACTGAATGAGGCAACCGTCCGCAGGATGATGAGGCTCGCAGACATTCCCGAGTTAAGTGAAAGCTTTTTTTCAGAAACCGGCGCGGGTCGCAAAGGTTCAAGCTATGGTGATCTAGGAAAAGCTCCAGATGACCCAACAGCCCGCGATTATGAAGAAACTCGCAAAGGCGACGAAACCGAATCAGGGGCTAGTGCTTATGGGCCTTACCCAAGCAAGGGTGATGAGAAAGAGGATGGCGGTCGTGCTTATATGGGAGAAGCGGACGAAGAAGAAGATGCACTTGAAGATGAACTTGGTGCAGAAGATGAAATCGCGGACGAAGAAGGCGCAGAACTTGATGCGGAAGCATCAGGAGGCGATGCCGAAATTACTCCTGAAGCTGCACAAGCAATTGTCGATCTCGCAGCACAACTAGAAGCAAGTGGCGCACTCGAAGGTGGTGAAGAAGAAGTGGAAGCCGAAGTGGAAATGAGTGATGTTGATGGCGAAGAAGAAGTTGAAGTCGAAGGCGAAGAAGAAGAGTTCGAAGGACTGGAAGAAGCACTCGCAAAACACGGCATTGAAGTTATTGACGACAAGAAACTCAACGAAGCAGTTCGCAAACGAGTTATCGCACGACTTCGTAAAGAAAAACGAGCCAAAGCACAAGAAGCAAAGGTCAATCAAATTGCTGACCGTATTTTTGCCCGGTTGCAAAAGAAATAGAGTTAGCAATCTAAACCTGGCTTATGCCTGAAAAAATAGCCATCTTTTCTGCGGGCTTTCACATTGGGATACTTTTATCTCTCACAATAATTTTACTTTTACTGAGTGATTGTGTATAATAATAACTAATGGAAGATACAAACTTTACCTTATTGGTTGTTGGTTTTTTTATTGGTTATATTATCAAATCATTTTTGACTTTCCGTTCTGGATGGTCTGCTACCGCACACCTAGTTCGCAAGGTTGGTGATCAGTGCCTCAAACTTATGGGCACCATCGTCTATAAAGTTTCTTTTATGGATCAACTATATCAGCGATCAATTGCCTTGACATTAGATTCAGAACTTGCTAAACTTAAACGTAATGAGTTAGACAACGAGTTTGATGATTGGAAAAAAGAAACCATACAACTTTTTAAGGAACACTATCCCGAAGACTACAAGTGGCAACTTGAAGTTTTTGATTGGAAAAGCGCCATGAGAGTTTTGACTGATATTTATCAAGAAGACAGACACAAGGAAGCAAATAATGACGACCAATGAAGAAGCACCTGGCGAAGCCGAAGACACTGAAGACAAGGATGAACCCCAAGTATTAATGTTTCCCGATTTGGGCGGAGACTCTTACTTAAGATCGTTCGCCATCTATGGAGAGATTAACGAAGATCAAGGGAGAGAGGCAATTCAAGCCCTTCAAATTTTGCATGATAAAATCTGCGATGAGCAATCCAAAAAGGAAAATCCTGATGAACCTTGCGATCCTATTGAGCTTCTTGTTTCCACCGAGGGTGGCCACGTTCAGGACATGTTTGCTATCTATGATTGTATGCGATTGGTTAGAAGGGATTGCGACATAGAAACATTTGGCGTAGGAAAGATTATGTCTGCTGGTATTTTACTTTTAGCAGGGGGAACACCCGGCAAACGCAAGGTTGGAAAGAATTGTAGGCTGATGATGCACTCCGTTCAAGGTGGTCACTTTGGTTCTATCAAAGAACTAGAAACAGATATTCGCGAAGTACGATGGTATCAGCAACAACTAACAAGCGCACTCCTTGAAGAAACGAAACTAAGCCTCAAGGAACTTAAAGCAATATTCCGAAAAAAGACAGATACATATTTTAGTGCCGAGCAAGCCGTAAAGTGGGGCATCGCTGATGAAATTGTTTGACTTCTTATCTTCTTTGAAGTGCCGCGACCCGAACACAACTTTTCGTCGGGAAGAACTAATAAAAGAAGATCAGAACGTCAACGAAAGCCCTTCGGTTTTCACCACCCAGAAGAATATTATTGTGAATGGCGAAAGCCATTTTATTAATTGGGAAAAAGTTGTAACGTTCCAGGACGATCAAGGCTGGGAACTCCCAGAATATTGTTATCGCAAGTCTTCCATCGCACGAACACCTACCATGTTTATGGCTCATTGGGATGTTTGTTTATCTTCACACAGTTGTTACAAGGTTTTATTAAAAAGGAAGTTATCAGTTCATTTTCTTATTGACAATGATGGAACCATTTATCAAACCATGGACACCAATCACGTCGCTTATCATGCCGGAAGTCGCAAAGTCAATAATGCGAGTATTGGGGTTGAGATCTCTAATGCATATTATCCGAAATATCAAATTAATTATATCAAGAAAGGCTTCGGTCCTCGTCCGGTGCTGGAAGAATCACGGGTTCATGGTCGCACTCTCGAACCCCATTTAGGATTCTATCCCGAACAGATAAAAGCGTTCAAAGCGTTGGCTAAAAGTCTCAATGGAATCTATGATATTCCTCTTGTTGCCCCGATGGAGAATAATCAATTAGTAGAAACTATTTATAGTGACGCAAAGAACGCAAAGTTTAAAGGTGTGGTAAGCCATTATCACGTTACAAAACGAAAGATCGATTGCGCGGGACTGAAATTGGATGAGGTATTAAAGTGAAAGTAACTATCAAAGAACTAAATGAGATGATTATGCAAGAGATTGCAGAAGCCAACGAAAAGAGGTCTACCAAAAAAACAAGTGCCACGCTCACGCAGAAGGAGTTAGCTTGCGATTTTGTTCCCACAGAGAACAGATTTACACAGGACGAAACTGGTGAGGAAGTTGCTAAATTGGCATTGGAAATTCTTCAACAACAATACCAAAAATTTACAATGGCAGATCCTCCTTATGAACAATCACAAGATTCTAAAAAAGAATTTAAACGAGAATGGAAAATTTATGGTGCCCCGATGCAGCGAGGAACATTCACCGCAGAACTCGCGAAACAATTACGTGCTGCGGGCATTGAAGCTTATTCATCTGCCGATGCTGCCCTCTACCAACAATGTCATCCTAAGAAAAAATTGCCGGGTGGTGTTAGAGATAAGGGCAAAGGAATTATAGTTCTTTATGAAATGGAAGACGGCACCAAAGAGCGATGGTACTTTGCCTATAAGCCTTCCAAACAAGCCAAATCAGGATATGCCACCAAATATGAAGGCAACTTAATTTATGCAATTAATATTGCGGGCGGTCAATCTGAAGCAAAAGCTAATGAGTTAGCCGGAAGCCGTAATGAAGATGCAGCGGATCAAGTTTCTGCTGATGATGTTATTGGCGCAATCAAATGGGGAGGCAAGCCCACAAAAGCTCAACGGGCTTCAGGTGGTACGCTTGATAGTGTTAAGTTAACTGATCTTTATCTCAGACACAAAGTTAAAAGTACAGAACCCAAGACCGATATTTTTGTGTGGCTTGGGAAAGATCGAAAAAATGTTTCTGTGAAAGCTGCGACGGGTGCGCAATATGCTTCAGCACAAGGACCAGAAGCCGTTGCTATTTTTGAAGCGGCGTTTAAAGATGTTGAAGGAAAAGGTGCAGCATCCAAAAAGGATTATTATAAAACAGTAGAATCAATCTTAGAGAAGTTCGGCGGCAGAGCAACCGGAGAAGGAACGGCAACTTTTGAACCAATGCGCGAACAGTATGCTAAAGAAACAGGTCAAGCGGCTACTGCTTTGCAAGGTGATGTTTCTGATACAATCTTGGGTGATTGTACGGGAGAGGAATGCAAACAAAAACTAACTCAATTGACGGCGCTCGCTAAAAATCCTCAAGCGATTGCTAAAGTTGAGGCAAACCAAAAAAAGAAACTGGCAGAGATGAATGATGCCGCAAAAAAAGAAGCCCTTGTTAATATGCAAGGGGCGTTAAACGAAGCCGTCCCAAAAATTGCGCAAGCTACTCAAGACTGGATGAAATCACCAGAAGCACGTAAGCTTATTTTGCGCGAAGCAGTAACCGGAGAAAATAAATTTGTTACCAAAGAAGCAATTGCTGACGCAGTTCTTAAGTGGGATGATACAGATTTTTCCAAATCAAGTTGGGCGCTTTTAGATGACAAATGGTTTTCGGATCATGTTGGTGAAACTAAATATGATTTTCGGTCGCGTGGCGGAAGCGGCTTGGCGAATCGTGGTATTGCCTTTCGTCTAGATGCTTTGACAGAAAACAAAACCCCCTCAACTCTTTTATCTTCTACCGAAAATCAAGAGCTTGGTTTGTTATGGGAAGCCATGGTGTTAACCGAAGGACCATGGTCTGGTTTGCTTGCTAAAACCAAGCAGAAAGCACAACAATTTATTAGTACGACAACGGATAAACTCAAACAATTAGGAGCTGAAGGTCAAAAGATTTATAATGCTATTAAAGCAGTGGCGGCGAAGGCATGGAAAAACATTAAAGAGTACGCGATAAAGCTTTATGAAAGTGGAGTTCAGTTTGTTAAAGACAGTGTAAAGAAAGTTCAAGATAAAATAATGGCTGTGGTTCAAGATTTTGGGACAATGTTTCCCACTTTGTTTGATGTTAACTCTGCGGTTATTGAAGTGGGTGAAGGTAGTGCGGCCGCTGCCCCCGAAATGAATATAAAAGAACACTTGACAAGAGCCCACGGTTCATATAATATGCTCGTTGAGATGGTAGAAAATCTCATGAGCGAAGAATGAAGCAAGAAGTTTACGACAGATTTAAAGATTACAAAAAGAATCATTGTTGGCAATACGAGATCCGGCAACAAAACTTAATAAAAGATCTCCACGAAGCCGAACTTACCCAGGAAGAATATAATAATTTAAGAATTGAAGACTTCGAGTTTTCTTATGTTGATAAAACTAACAAAGAACAGTGCGACGAAATTAAACAATTTATTGAACGACACGAGTGGCTTGGCAAACTACCCATCTGGTTAACGCATCGCTTCACAGCGCGACTAAAAAAGAGTGACGCATTAGCCGGGGTCATTATTATGGCAACCCCCAATTCATTTTCTAACATTTTGGGCGAAGAAAATAAAAATAAAGAAAAACTAATAAGCCGAGGTGCCTGTATCTCGTGGGCTCCCAAAAATCTGGCTTCGTGGCTCATAACCAAGTCCATTAAGTATATGGTAAAAAACACTGAATTTAGAGCATTTTCAGCCTATTCCGATCCCGAGGCAAAGGAGTTAGGAACAATCTATCAAGCCTGTAATTTTATCTATTTAGGGCAGAAATTTGGTGCTGGAAGTCAATACCTTGACCCCGACAATCCCAAGCGTGGTTGGTTTGGTAGCAGTGGTTTTGCCGACCGAAGTCAGATCGTCCGCTATGCAAAAAAACTAGAGATCGAATGGCAACCCGAGTGGTATAAAATGGTGGGCACCAAGAAGAATTATAAAAAAGTAAATTGGAAAACAATCCCAGAAGACATTTCTAAACAATTAAAACAAGAACGTAAGGCACACCAGGAACGGTGCAGCAAACGGAAGTCGCCAACAAAACATAAATATATATATATTCTTGGGCGGACTAAGAAAGAAACAAAGAAATTGAAAAAACTATTTGACAAACACAATCCAGGGGTGCTACAGTTAGCTTATCCTAGAGAGAGGGGAGAATAAAACATGGATTTTCAAAAAGCACAACATTTTATCTCAGAACATAAGTTGATTCGTCAAGAATTTATCAAACTCAAGAATAAGAGTGAAGGATTTGAGAAAATTTATTCTGAATGTTATAAGGGCGATAGACCTGGGATGATTCGACTACTAACTTCTCAATCTTATGGTCCTTTGATGGAGAGGTTACATATTCGCCATTACAATAAGTTTCTTAGTAAAGTTCCCGCAACTAAGGATCTCGGAGATTATAAAAATACTTCCGGCCGTCATTGGGAATATAAGTTTTCCATAACTAATGAGAAAGGAAATATCAATTTTGTGCAACTAAGACCTTGGCAGCAAGTGGATTATGTTTTCGAAGTTCTTCAACTTGATGACACTTTGGAGCTTTATCTTGTGCCTAAAAAGGAAATGCAATCCTTACTCGATCAACATGGACATGGGGCGCATGGCACCAAGGAAGCTAATCTTGGAAACAAAAATGTGGAGTATGCGCTCAGGCCTGTTTGTACATCTACTAATAGATGTTGGCAAGCGTTGAAAGATTTCAAAATTTCACGAGCTGATTTGGAGAGGGCTTATGAAAAAAGAGGGGTATAAATTAATGTTTGGGGATTGTTTGAAAGTTATGTCAACTCTCCCTGATTCATCTGTGCAGTTGGTTGCCGCTGATTTACCTTATGGAACTACAAACAATAGATGGGATGCAATAATCAATTTAGAAAAAATGTGGGAGGCTTTTGAGCGTATAGTTGTCCCTAACGGGATGGTTGTGCTAACCGCAACTCAGCCTTTCGTGACAAGTTTGATCACGTCTAATAAGGACTTTTGTAAGACACTAAAATTCAGATATGACCTAATTTGGGAGAAAACAATATCTTCGGGTCAACTAAATGTCAAACGGCAACCTATGAGAAGTCATGAACATATTATAATATTCTCTAAACCCAAAGCAACCTACAATGAACAAAAAACTAAAGGCAAGCCTTACTCCATTCATAGAAAGTTAAAAAAATATAATGGGGATGATCAATTTTTTGAGGAAATTGATAAAAAAAAATATTGTATAACTAAGAATGGCAATTCAATATGGGTTCATTTGAAGACTGAGGAAGAAAAAACACTAATTGACGAAGCAGCATATGTGAAAATTGAAAACGAAAAGAAGAAAGAGGGGTATACTGCTGCTTCCCTAGAGGAATTGGAAAAGACGGGGTGGGTAAGAAAACCATGGAAAAACAAATCTTCTTGTTATGGAGTTCAATCCAACGACATTATTAAAGAGAACGCTGGCTTTCGCCATGCCCGAAGCGTGATAAAAATTTCAAATCCGAGGATTAGAAAATCCGAGACAGGTGGCCACCCAACACAAAAACCGGAAGAACTTATGTCTTACATTATTAAAACTTATTCTAATGAGGGCGATGTTGTGTTGGATTGTTGCATGGGGTCTGGTACAACCGGAGTTGTTGCTATCCAAGAAGGGCGACTCTTTATTGGTGTTGAAAACGATGAAAAGTATTTTGAAATGGCAACAAAAAGAATAAAAAATTCTACAAAAAATTCTAAAGGTATGATATAGTCGTAGAACAATTCAGAGTTTGTCTTTTAGTTTAAAGAGGCACTTTGAAAATTAAAATACAAAATCGCGTAGGTTATCGCGACGGAGGTCATAATGACGAACATTATTCAAACACTTGAGGGGCTCTCTCTCAAATACGATTCCCAAGAAATTACAATCCAACAAGCTCTTGCCATCTTTGCTCGAAGCTATGTGGACTTTGACAGACAAAGGTGGGGTGGTGTCACTTATCATTCCGAGACTGGCAACGCAGTTAGCCGTGGGGCGGGTTGGAATCTTAAAAAAGGCAAAGAATACATTCAGAACGTTTTTCTAAATCTGAACCTAAATCAAATTATCGCGGTTGATTTGCCAGCAGTAATAGCTTATTGCAATCGAAATAATAAAGCATCAGATGCCGAATATTTTATCAAGCTTTCACACAAGATTTTGCCCAATTCTGAAATGGGAGAAGATTCGCTCACTGCGAAATATTTGATCGAAGATGCTCATAATACTTTATCTTATCTTAATGCCTATGTTGAGGGCAGATTTACTGTTAAGGTTCCTGGTCAAAAAAAGGATAAAAAGTTTACTGCGCTTCCTGAAGACTTACAACAATATTTTATGTCTAAAAAAATTTCTATAAAAATAATCATCGGAGCCACCGTTGACCTTTTGCATAAAAATATAATTTCAGTTAATTCTTCATTGGTTTGGAGTAAACAAGATTGTCGAAATGCGTATAATGGCGGCAATATTGCTTCGTTTGTAAGAAAATGCGCGGATTTAGATGAAAAATTAGGAACCCGTGCGGCATTTACATGTGTAATGAGTAACAGTGAGGCTCAAAAACGCGAAACTGATAAGATCTTTGCACAACACTTGATGTATGAATATGCCAAATCGGGCGCGAGTGCGGGTGTAATGCCATGCAACGATGCCTCATTAGATTCTTTTTATTATCAGACTAAAAATATTAATGAAAAGTTGGAGAAAAGAACCAAAGATATTTTATCTACAATGGCAAATATGCTCAAAGACCAAAGCACAAAAAGTCTTCTCAAAGGACAGTGGAGCAATATGTGGCTCCTTGTAAGTAATTGCATTGAGAATGTTTATAAGATTAAAGACTATAAAGCGGTTCTTGATGCATATTTAGGCTTTTTGTGGAGGACTGAGGAAGATGAAGCCACCAGGGGGTGGACCGACTTTGAGAAGGAAACAGAATCCTTTGTAAATGCTTCTTATTATTTCTACTTCTCCCAGCGAACCGCGAAGGAAATAGATTCCGAGGGTGTGCCAACTGGAAACAAAAAAATAGTGATGACTTGGGAAATGAGAGAGAACAAAATCAAAGAGTGGTTTGCAACGGTGGAAACGGATTTCATCGAGAAAGGCGCAATTTCTAAAATCAGAAAATCCAAAGATGCCTATTCAAAGAGCCAAAAACGAGCCATGTTCGTCGAGGGTCACGTTGATCCCGATATTGCAGCTAGCGATGTTTTTTCTCAAACAAAACATATCGAAGCGGATCATATAGTTCCGGTGGCTCAAGGTGGAACAACAACTCCCGACAATGGACGCCTCATTCCAAGGAAGGCGAACCGCGCAAAGGGAGCCAAAGTAAATGAAGCATTATAGATCGGGAAGAAAACTAAACGAAGCCATAATGAACGGTGTGGACAAGTTAGCCGACGCAGTTGGCGCAACACTCGGTCCTCGTGGCAGGAATGTAATACTAAAGAACCACAATCAACGACCTCTTATAACAAAAGATGGTGTGACGGTTGCGAGGTTTGTTGAGTTCGAAGATCCCTTTGAAAATCTTGGGGCTCAAGTTATTAAGCAAGCCAGCGAAGTAACTAACTCCATGGCGGGTGACGGAACCACTACCGCAACAGTTTTGGCTAGGGCAATTCTTCAGAAAGCGCAGACACATTTGGTCACAGGTGCCTCTCCTATAGAATTGAAACGCGGAATTGATTTGGCTGTGGATGCGATTGTGACTGAACTAAAAGAGCACTCTCGTCCTGTTTCCACTAAAGAAGAAATTGAACAAGTAGCCACGATTTCTGCGAATGGTGATAAGGGGATTGGAAAACTGATTGCTAGTGCTGTTGATCAGGTTGGTAAGGGCGGAGCAATAACAATCAAAGAAGCCAAGTCCAATGAAACTTCTTTAGAGTTGACCGAGGGTTTTCAATTTGATTCGGGGTTACTTGCCAATGCATTCATCACTGATGAACGTCGCGGGGTAATGAAACATGAAGATTGTTTAATTTTGGTAACAGATAAAAATATCACCACCATTGATGATATCCTACCGTCATTAGAAATCGCGGCACGAGATGGTCGAGCATTTATTATTATTGCAGAAGATATCTCAGGCCAAGCTCTTGCTGCCATGATTATGAATTCTATGAAAGGATCTATGCGAGTAGCAGGGATCAAAGCACCGCGTTACGGAGAGGAAAGGAGAAATATATTAGCGGACTTAGCCATTTCAACGGGAGCAACTTTTATATCACGAGAAAGCGGACTTCATCTCAAAGATATCACACTACCACACTTTGGCACAGCCCAAAGTATTGAGTCGGACAAGAGAGCAACCATTATTGTTGGTGGCAACCAAGACGATGAAGAAGTGGAGAAGAGAATTGAGTTGCTAAAAGAGGAGATTGAAAAGGAGTCTAGTCTTAATATATGCGAAAAGATACAAGAAAGAATAACGCGCCTTGCGTCAGCTATTGCTGTTATTAAAGTAGGTGGTATCACTGAAATAGAAATGATGGAAAAGAAACACAGAGTTGAAGATGCCTTGGAAGCAGTCCATTCAGCGCAGCAAGAAGGCATCATGGCTGGTGGCTCTGCACCTTTGTTGCGAGTAGCAAAGAAGATCGAGGTGGAAACCGAAACACACGAACAACAAATTGGAGTGGACATTGTAAAGCAAGCAATCAAGGAGCCATTCAGAAAAATGGTTTCCAATGCCGGGTTGTCTCCCGACATTTATTTAGAGAAGGTAGAAACTCATACGAACCCTGAATCTGGCTTGGACATTTCTACAGGGGAAATAGTAAATATGTTTACTTATGGTATTATTGATCCATTCAAGGTTACTCGATGCGCTCTCCAAAACGCAGCTTCGGCGGCATCAACATTATTGACCACTGATGTGGGAATTGTGGAGCAAAAGCCGTAACTAACCACTATTTAGTGTATGCCTGATAAAAACCCATCTCAAAGTGAAGTCAAAGTTTATGAATTATGCGCTCGCATAACCTCACTTGAAGAAAAGCTTTTATCTGCTATTGAAATTATTAATAATAGCCAAACAACTATGAGTGCAGACGTGTCCAAAATCAAAGAAGCCGTTTATAATCCCGACAAAGGTCTTTATGCTCGCTTGCGTGTAGTTGAGGAAGAAAAGAAAAGAGGCGATAAAATTACATGGCTCATTCTTTCTGTGCTGGTTGGTTCCGTGGGTGCTTATATAATCAGTCTCCTTCAATAGTGGTTTATCCTACCACGAAAACCCTTATTAAATAAAGTTCTTGACTCATATATTTAACTATGGTAGTATTAAAACATAAGTTGGTAGGAGGCTTTATGACTGGAACAAATCAAATTTACGCTAGACAACGATTTTATGCAAACCCGCGAACTAATTCGGTTCACGATCATCATGCTCGCAAGGAAAAAAAGACCGATCCTAATTTGGGTGCTCGCCTAGATAAGATCCTAAAAGAGAACCTGAACACTTCAACCAAAAGTTTTGTAACCTCTCTTAAAGAGTGGCACGATAAAAACGATTTCTTGACTGCGGGCCAACTTTCGTCGTTTGAAAAGGTTGAGAGCCGATATTCTCCCGGCGAAAAAGAAAAACTCAAGGGATGGACCGAAGAATACAACGCAAAGCATCGCGAAGATGCAAAGTTGCTTGCTCGCTATTATCTTAACGCGGGCTATTGGACGGACATGGCTTCCCACATTATTAATGACGAAGAATATATTCCACCGCGTCATAAATATATGAAAATGTCCACCAACAAATACGCCCAAAATGTAATGAGCAACGCTCGCGATGTACCAAAGTTTGAAAAAGGGTGCATGGTACAATTGCGCTCTACCTTCGGTCGCAACTCGCCAATGTCTGACCGCAGCCGGAGATTCGCGAGTCGTTTATGCTTTGTGATAAGTACCTCCGCCGATACTTTGTCGGCTGTCAAAGGTGGGAAGGGATACACAATCTTGCCAATGGGTCACAGTAGCCCTATTAGCGTAGAAGAAAGACACTTAATGAAACCAAACAAAAAAGGAATCTCATCATAAATGAAAGTAACAATAGCATATCAGTGCGACTTCGAAGACATCCCAACAACGGTATATGAATTGTTGGGGAACATCAAAGAAAACGATCTTCCCCACTTAGAAATAAATTTGAGTGATGCGATTTCATATAGCAATCAAGGGAACATTACTGAAACACTAGCGGCGATGGATGAAGCCCGACTTAAATTATCGAAGATAGATCAAAAGCTATTAGATTTCGGATCAATTTTAGGCGGCTATGTGAAAGCCGACACCAACATTAAATTGGGAATAAAACCAGAAGAAGATTTTCACACTTCAGCCATTCCACAAGGGACGCAAGAAGTATCAGCCCAGGACATTTTAGCAGTAGAGGGAGAAGAAAACACAAATGATTAAACTAACTCAAGTTGTTCGCGCAAACCAAAACGATGAATTTTATTTGCGTGAAACATCCCTGAACCCCAATCACATTGTTTCGGTAAATCCAAGCGATCAATATATTATGCTGCTCCACCAAAACAAATTGCCCGAAGGCTTGAGCCCCGATCATCAATTTGTAGAAATTTCTTTGTCTCACGGGGGCTCGCTCATCGCGGTGGGTACTCCACAGATTATTAATGAAAAAATCAAATTCGCCAAAAAATTACTTTTAGGGTGATTTTTTAACTTGACGCTAACCAAACCGTGCTTTTATTATGCACAAGGAGGATGCAAGAATGACTGCATTGACATTTAGGGATAACAAGAACTATGGGCTAAACATTTTGGATGAAATGTTTAATGGATGGGGTGAGATTTATAAATCTCCGTTGGTAAAACAATCACGGGATCGACATGCCCCCACCGTGCGCGAGAATGAAGAAGATTATGAAATCTCTTTAGCAGCACCAGGATTGGAAAAGAAAGATTTTAACATCGCACTGGAAAATTCGGTATTAACTGTGAGTTACGATGTGGGTGACAAAAAAGATCACTACGCTTACGCAACTAAATATTCAAAAAGTTATGAACTTCCGAACGGTTGTGATGTTGAAAACATTTGCGCGTCTTATAAAAGCGGGGTTCTTGTGGTGACGCTCCCAAAGAGTGAAGCCACCAAGCCACGACAAATTAAGATTAAGTAATCTATATTTACTAGGTAGAGTAGAATCAGGGTGTCTTGCTTGCAAGATGCCCTTTTTTTATACCATTAAGGTTTGTTTTGATACTATTTATATAAGTGAGCGACGACAGCGACGAACATGTGCTTTATATAAAAGCGCAGTGTTCGTTGTGTCTTGGTGGAATAAGAAAAGGTATTTTTATGAATTGCCCCTATTGTGATGCGGATAGAAAAACTTTTATAGAAGCTCCGTTCACTAGCGTCAAGGAAGTCTTGAGCAAAACCTTGACTACCTCTCAAAAAAAAGAACTAACCCAATACCTCAAGAGTGATGGAAAATGATGACGGAGAACTTACCGATGAAGACTTGGAACAAGTAGTCGGAGGATCAAAAGATATGAAGATCTTAATTGAAAACTGGCGTAAATTCCTGAAGGAAGATGACAACACTCGTGAAGAATTTGCGAAAGCCTTGTGCAAAATGGGCGGATTTGATCGGATGCGGAACCCTGTGATGGACAGTGATTATCCTGAAGTTATCAAAACCGGACGCGGAATTAAAAAAACATATAACAAATACGCTGATCGTGCTTTCTTAAACAGTCTCATAACAATTCACTGGACAGATAGAATGGGAAGTGCTAGACTCTTAAAAGGTTCTAGCAAAGACGAGTTAAGTTGTGCCGCATACTTACCCGGAGAGGTAACACCTTCTACCTGGGGCGATTATGGGTTTGTGGTAGATGGTCATATCAGTTTGTTGGCTAATGACATGAACGATGTTATGAGTGGTGCAGGGGTGGATTATACTTTGGCTAATCCTGAAAGAACAAAGTCATCAGGAGCAAACAAGGGTGTAGGAATTTCTTATCGCTGTGTAGATTATGTGGACCAGATCTTTGTCTTTGATGAAGAAGATTGGAAGCCTCGTATTGTCAAGGACAGCAATTGGAATGAAGCGTTTGTAGATAATTGGAAAATAACTGCCGTCATCGCTCCTAAGATCTCTCACAATTACTTAACAAAGACTTTTCATAAGAAGATGAATATGCCGCACGTAAAAATTCTTTCACCAGAACAAGTGGGAGAACTATGAAACTATTATTTGAAAATTGGCGCGGGTATATTAATGAGAAATTAATGCTTAAGCCTGGTGAGAACGGATGGGATCTCTATCGTCAATTAGTTGGTCAGGCATATATAGATGCCCCGATGGAACAACCAGGAGCCAAGGCAAGTTATGAGGCATTAGGTGAGTGGGTTAATAAGTTCTTTGAAAGGGTGGTTGGTGTAGTTGATGTAGAGTTTGTTGATTATCATCCTTATAAATCTTCTAAACAAATGATCAAGCAAGTGCAGGAAGATGGCGTTCTTCTTGTGTCTACGGCTGACGCAGAACATCCAATTTTTGACGCCGAAACAAATGCTAAATTTAGAACTGTTCACGACTTTGGCGGACACGTCCAAAGGAAAGTTCCTTTTTCCTATGGTGGGGAAATAAAAGCATACAATGCTCATGTCAAAATGGTTCCTCCGGTGGCTGTCCCGGCATTGTTTAGCGAAATTGTAGGACAGATTTCTTGCTTCTATCTTAATAACAAAACGAATTGCCCACAGAAAATGGTTATCCTGGATCAGTTTGATTTTATCAACATAGGCGAAGTCCAAGGATACACGATTGTAAACAAGGAGTTGGTAAAAGATGAAACTATTGATTGAAAGTTGGCGCAACTATCTTAAAGAGATTGGCGATGCAAGCGCAGAACCTTTTGACTGGGAACTTGGCTCTAATGATGAATACGAAGTAGAATATAATTTTGTGTCGTCGGATGATCCAAACGGGGAAGACGGAAGTGACTATCAAGTGTTTTTCAAAAAAAGCACAACTTGGGAAGATGGTGAATATGTCAAACGAAAAGTCCCTATATGGACCTTGGACTTTGAAGCCGATGCGTCTATGAAACAGACAGGAGAGGGACACCCTTTACGAATTATGTCTACTGTTGTAGCGATTGTTAATGATTTTATTTCAAACCCTGAAGTGAATCGGGGAATTTTGCGTTTTGTATTTGAAGGGATTGATAAGGGCGGGGAAGTTGGCAGCAAAGGTCAAACCACACGTACTAAAATGTATTTGCGCTTCTTAAAAAAGAATCTTCCGGCTAATTTTGAGATTGGCATAGCGGGCGACAATATAATATTTTTTGGTCCCAAGAAAAAAACTGAGGAAGAAGAACTAGACGAAAATGATTACCCCATTACATCTCACAGAGCAAACAAAGAAATAAATCAAGTCATCACTCCCACCAAAAAGAAAAACGCACAAACAAAACTTCCAGGCTGGAAACAGCTCAAGTCTAACTATAAAGGTTCGGCACCCCCCGGTGCAGGGGGAAGTTAGTTTTGACCACAAAAAAGAAACACGCGGAGGCATTAGAAGAACTAAAGCCTAGCCCTCCTTCATCCTTGGCACCAAGAGGTATTCGAACTTTCACAGTTTATCGCGACGAGGATCAAACTGGCGTTTCCGGCGCGGGTGTTGTGATTGAGGGCGCTAAATTAGCAAGTGGACAAGCCATCATTCATTGGCTCTATCCACCACCACGCGGAGGAATTGCGATCTTTGATTCAATGGACGATTTTATTAAGGTTCATATTAATCCTCACCCTTCCAACAAAACAATTATAACTTATGAAGACGGAGAGCAGGAGACATTTTAATGAAACTCTTATTTGAAAACTGGCGGAAAGTGCTAAAAGAAGCCAAGTTTGAAGGCGAAGCAACAACGATGGTAAGAAATATCGTGAATAAGATTAAAGATCACCTGAGTGCCAACAAAGGGGAGCCCCGCATTAAACCCCGTTTTGGGTCCATAAAACATCCACTTGAGAGCGTTGCATATGATAACAAATACTTTGGTGGCCTTCCAAAATCTCTAGAGGAGGAGGGTATCAAGAAAATAACTTTTCAATTACGAGTTGAACCTTCCACTGCTTTTGGAGAAGGCAAAAAGTTTAGTGTCAGTGGGCAGACGATGACTTCTGATGATGATTCTGATGGTGAAATGGTGCGTGATCGTATCGTAGCCGTCAATGTGTCTCTTTCAGATGAGTTTAGAATAGGTGATATGTCCGAACTCATAGAAAAGATGAAAGATACCACGGTTCACGAACTTACGCACGGTGGACAATCTATCGACGTATTAAAAAAAGCCGGAAAACAACAAAAGAAAGCGTTTCAAGGTGGATTAGCCTCCATTGATGCTCTTGGTCTTTATTACCTTGACCCGTCTGAAATTGAAGCATATGCTCGTGGAACTTACAAACGAGCAAAAATGTCTAAAGTTCCTTTCTCAGCGAAGTTAGACGATTCTATTGGAGAATTTATTAATTTTTATGCCCATCCCAAAGAACTCGCCAAGGGTGAAGTTCGATATACAAAAGATGAAGTAACAGATTTCTTCAAAAACGATTACCGTCAATCTATTATTGGCTACGCTAAAAAGAACTTACCTGCTGCTGTAATCAAAGAGGTAGAGCAAGAGACATTTTAAGAAACTATTTAGTATATGGTAGATAAGTTTTCATTAGAACAACTTCTTAGTGCGGAGATTCAAAATGAAAAAGACCGAGGGAAAACGATGAAGTTATTATTTGAAGGTTGGCGAAAATATTTAGACGAAAAGGTGTTTGCTGATTATAGCGACGGCAAAAAGAATAAATGGGTTGAGCTTCCCACCGACGAGCTAACAAACGATCCAGACAATATTGATATTACCGATGAGATCTATGCTATGATTGACAAATCTTACGCAAAGATTGGTGGAAATGTGGATATTCGATCTGCTAGTGATATGCCATCGGATTATGATAAGTGGCTGGCAGTTGATGTGGATGCTGACCCCGAACCCGATGCAGTGAGAGGCGCAAAAACAAAACCAGCAGGAATTAAAATGACCGTTGGTGCCTCCGATGGTGGATCAGAAGGCATAAAAGCATACAAAGAAAAGACTGCTGAATTATTAAATACAGAAGGAAACTATGGTGAGTTGTCGGATGCGATTGCCCACGTAATGATTAAGTATCATAATGTTCCCTTCGTTGATAACGAAGAAGACGTGCGAAAAGTTTTAGGAAAAGATATAGAATGGATTGGACCACACCCAGAAGGAAAATACCCAAACCATCCTGGCTGGTATAAGCGCAAGCTTGGCGGAAGCATACATATGAAGATTTTATTAGGCCGACCCAAGGGAGTGAATGTGGTTCAACCATGAAGGTTCTCTTTGAAAACTGGCGCAAGCATCTACGAGAAGAAGATGAAATTGTCACCGCTTACCACGGAAGTTCTGTGCCCATTGGAGATTTTGATAAACAGTTTTCAGCTCAAGGAGTTTTTTGGTTTAACGAAGACAGGGATAAAATCTTGCGTGGCGAGAGTGGGGCCGTATCAACAAAGTGGTTGATGACTGCGGAACTAAAGCCGGGAAAAGTAGCAGGATGGGATGAATATGATAAATACTCTCTTGGTGAATTAGATGGGCTTGGTTTCGATAGTGTTAGACTTGACGACAACTGGATTATCTTGGAGCCCGAAAACATTAAGGTGATTAAAAAAGAGTTGATAAAAAAGAAATGAAACTCTTGATGGAAAACTGGCGCTCTTATCTTAAAGAGTTAGAAAATGTTTCGGATGTCTCTATGCCGAAGAAGTTTTATATCTCCATCTATTTTGATGACGATTACCGACCGGATATTATGAAAGATTTGGGAGATAATAAAGTCATCAAGACACCCGGAGCTTCTAGCTCAGACATCGTTGGCTTTGCTGATAATCCCTCCAATTTTATGCAAATGCACGGCAACATTAGAGACGCAACCATTGTAATGGACGGCAAAGATTTTGCCGAGATAAACGATTCTATTGTAAAAATAGAATATGATAATCCTGATTTCCTAGCGCAAGACGGACTAAAAGCATTTTATCGCTTGACGGAAAAGAATCAAGGCGACGAACAACACGCAGAGCGCGTAATCGGAAATATTTTTGATTCTGCTGACATCGGCGAGACGATGTGGAAAGTCACACGCGAGAAGGTGGATAACCAAGCCATGGTCACGATGCAAAACTTTCTTAGGGAGTGGGATGTAAAAACTCCTATCGCCCAAGAATTGTATGCCAACCTAGATCGCATAAATAGTCTGCAAGACCTGGTTGATTTGTTATTTCCGGCTCTCCAAGACCAACTTAAGAAAGCCGATTCGTGGAAGCAAGACGAGTTAGGTAAATATATCTCCAAAGGTTTTATGCGGCTCATCCTTTATACAGGGATAGTCAACGCAGCGAAAATGTTTAAGGCGGAAAACGAATGGGTCGTGGACACCAACGTTATGAACGTTCCACATTCGTCTGCTCTTTATATTGGTGGACCCGCCGTAAAGACCAAAAAGATATTTAACAAAATGAAGCACGGCGACCTCACACCAGCCGAAAAGCGCGAACTTAGATACGAAATCGGTAAGATGGATAAGATTATGGCAGCTATTGAAAAATATGATCTGGAAAACAAATATAAAAAAGTAATTATAACAGACATGGGAACTTTTAATGCTGCCAGAAACAAATGGCAAAAAAGAAAAAGGGAAATGAAAAACGCAGCGGTATAATTATGAAACTATTAATGGAACAATGGCGAGGTTATATTAACGAAGCCGAAGAAGAAGAAGCGTTTGATCGCTTTTTAGAAAAGACTTTTGGAAAGATCGCTGGACTTTTTGGCGATGATGTGGGTGATACTACGGAGGAGATCGCGCAAGAGATAGAATCCAGGCAACCACTTGATGAAGGTGTATTATTTGGTCTTGGCGTTACTCTTGCTGCCCCCGCGATTGTGAAACTTTTCACAGGTATTGCGAAAGTGTTTGGGAACGCCGTGAAAGGTTGGACAGGAAAAGATCTAGGCATTGAAAAAGTAGCAGAAAAGATTAATCATTATGCAGATAAATTTCATCACCTATTTCACAAGCCTATTAGGTTTTTTGTCGAGAAGGTTTTGAGAATTAAAGATGAAACCAAAGCAAAACAAGCTACTGATTTATTGTTTCACCTCTTGATCGCTTTTCTAATGATATATTCAGGAGTCGGTGCTGCATCAGCCGCAAAGTCAGGCAACACCGCTTTCGCGGGTTTTGAATCGCTCCTTGCAGCAGTGAAGGCTGGTGAAGTGAAAGCTTATTTAGCTGCCACATTTTGGCCAAGCCTAAAGGATATGCTCGCCGCACCAAAATAATTTATGAAACTCTTATTTGAAAACTGGCGCACCTATCTTAACGAAGGAATGAAGCAACCTTCCGATCTACCCGAGGGAATTCAAATTCGAATGATTGATGATGGCGAAGACATTGTGTTTAAGATTGTGAGTGAAGCAACGGGAGAAGAACCAACACAGCAAGAACAGCGTGACAAATTCGGTAGAATTTTTGGAAAAGTCTGGATTACTCAATGGGGCATCAATGGTGATTTGTGTAGTAGAGCCTTTGAGGTAAGAAAATCCGAAGCCGTCAGCGGTTGGGGTCCGCTTCTTTACGATTTAGCGATGGAATATGCCACCAAAAACGGCAGCGGTCTTATGTCTGATCGACAAGGCGTAAGCGAAGAAGCCTATATAGTATGGAAAAAATATATGGACCAGCGAGATGACATTGAGAAGATCCAACTTGATGATCTAAAAAACACCTTGACACCAGAAGAAGCCGACAATTGCACCCAACTGTCTGCACAAAGATGGGCAGAGAAGACTGGTGGCGAGTGGAATCATAAACCTATCTCCATGCTATATCGCAAAAACAATTCAGAAATGACTGATAAACTAAAACAACAAGGAAAACTATACCTATGAAAATTACAAAATCCAAACTAAAACAAATTATTAAAGAGGAGTTTGCTAAACTTTCAGAAGTGTTGCCACCCCACCTCCAAAGTAAGGTTGACACCTACGAAAAAAAGAAGCGAAAGTATTCGATCACTGATGTAACCCCAGCGGGCTATGGACCGGAAGAACCAGAGGAAGAAGAATTTACGCCCGGTACTGCCCGATGGGAACGCGCAGTCGCAGCGCAGAAAAGGGTGTCTGATGCCTTCGCCGTGGCGGGGGATGAAGAAGAACAACTTGAAGAATGAGTGGCTTTCGATACTAACCCCGTGCGGGTTAGAATAAAATCCAAAAAATAAAATTTATACCTTTTCTCTTTCTATGATATAAGTATAGTGTGGGGATTAAGTTTTCCTATTACAAAGTTTTTCTATTTTCCATCGCGGTAGCGACCATTCTTCAAGGGTGCTCGTCTTGCGATGACGGCAGTGGTATAGCCAAAGTTTGCCACTTAAATCGACCCTGCGGTATCACCAACAACGGCACAGTCATTTTAGCCGACAACCTCAAAGATCATGATATTTATAAAACAGGCGTTTGCCAATTTGGAACAATTGAGTGTGACGACGAAGGCGTTGAAACTTGCGCGGGCTTTGTTTCTCCCGCTGAAGAAATCTGCGACGATTTAGATAATGATTGTGATGGAGAGGTTGATGAAGGATTTGATTTTGACAACGATGGCTATACTTCCTGCGGTGGCGATTGTGACGATTTACGAAAATCAGTAAATCCAACAGCAACAGAAGTTTGCGATGGGCGCGACAATGATTGTAACGATGAGATCGACGAAGCCCTCGCGCCTTTAAGTTGTTGGCGAGGTCCGACGCTGGCTGTATTCGGTGGAGATTCAATATGCCAACAAGGGCAGCAATTTTGTATTGATGGTAGTTGGGGCCCGTGCAATAATCAAACACTTCCCACTGCGGAAACATGTAACGAAATTGACGATGACTGTAACGGGACAGTTGATGATATAAGGCGAACAACTTGCGGACCATCTCAAGCAGTAGGAATTTGTGCATTTGGAAGAGTGCTGTGTGATAGCGGAGAATCAAAATGTATTGATGCGATCTATCCCGAAGCCGAAACCTGCGATGGTGCGGACAACGACTGTGATGGCGCAGTGGATGAAGGGTTGATACGCAGATGCGCTAGTGCCTGTGGCTCCGGCGTTGAGGAATGTTCAAGCGGTGCGTGGGTAAATTGCGATGCAGTCCAGCCCACGGCAGAACTTTGTGATATGATTGATAATGATTGCGATGGTGTAGTTGACGAGGGGTGCAGTTGTGTGCTTGGTCAAGCTCGCATATGTAATCAAAATATACTTGATCCTGTTACAAATACGCCTGTTAATTGTGGTGTTGGAGTTGAGTTGTGCGATGAGTATGGTGCATGGGGTCCATGCTATTTCTATAACATAACACCAGAAACATGCAACAACTGGGATGATGATTGTGATGGTACTATAGACGGAATGGGAATGACCTGTGGAAATACTGCGACTGCTGGAATTGGCGAATGTCGCGTTGGAACTAGTTCTTGCACACTAGGCGTGTGGTCTGATTGTATTGGCGCTGTATCTCCACAACTCGAAATTTGTGATCATTTGGATAATGATTGCGATGGGGCAATCGACGAAGATTTAAATCCTCACGCCAAAGTTGATATGGTTTTTGTGATAGACATTTCTGGTTCAATGTGCCCGTTTATCGCAGCACTAACACAAGGAATAACACAATACATTTCACAGTTTCAAAACACTGAGCACAGATTTGCTCTTGTTTCATTTCCCGGCCAGTACCAAACCAATTCATCAGCACGTTATGAATTGCGCTCGCAACCTTCACTGGTGGATGTTGCATCCTTTCGAGCAGCACTATTGAATATGTCATGTAATGGTGGAGGTAATGAGCCAAGTTGGGATGTAATGGATTCTTTAACAGACCCTAGCGATCCTGTTGGAATTAGCTGGCGCACTGACGCCTATCCTTATATTATTATGATCACCGACGAACCCGCACAAACATGGGGGTCCACAACAGAAGCTCACGTTCAAGCCCAAGCATTAAATTGTAGTGTTGGTGAGTGTTCTCCTGGTGACATGTACGAAACCTATATAATAACAAATAATAATTATTTTCAAATGTGGAATGACATTGTTAATAATGAAGTTGATAGATTAATTAACATTTATCCGCCTGATCCAGTGCGA